TTAGTAATGGCTAAAACCATATGTAACATCAATCATGACTTTATAACGGCATACACGCATTTTTGCGTTATTGTAATCCACTGGGATCGCTACCACGTCAGCAGGATCCACCTTTACCTGAATGACTCTACCAACACCGCCCCCGTAGTGTGGAAGGTATGATTTAGCCGCAACGTGTAGGCCAGTAGAACAGGTGCGCGTTTTATCTTCGTCTACCATGTTTCGAGGCATGGAGACAGTCACACCAGGACTATTATCAAATTTGCCAGTAGCGAGATCTTTATAGTTATCGCGCACACGTTTCCAGGCAAGGAAACAACCATCATCGGTCAGTTCAATGTCATTATGTACAAGGAACCCATAAAGCTGGTATACAGCATCGCGTGAAGGGTTTCGCATCAACCGTTCAAAGAAGTTCACCAGATGTTCATACGGACGATCGTTATACATTTCGCGAATGATTCGTTGAGTGATATCAGAATCAAACACTACATCTTTATATAGAAGCTGATGACCAATGATTTTAATGTTGCCTTTGCTATAGGTTCGGATCGCTTCTTGAGTATCCAAACAAGTTACAGCACCTTTGACATCACCAGCTTTCAGCATTTCATGCGCTTTCTTAAAGTTCGGATGTGTTTCACCCGCCATGAAAACGCGCCCTTCGTATACAACCGTAATGAACGATTCAGATCCGATCATACGCGGTACAGTGTCTGATACTTTAGGCTTTTGTTTTACATCCCTTTTCTTAGGGAATTCCGCTAACTTGCGGTTGATAACGCGCCCAATGGTTCGGGCGCTTACGTTGAACTGTTGGGCCAGTGCTGTTTTACTTGCCCCCGTCAACCATCCATTATAGATAGCTTTCTGTTGTACTTCGTCGAGAATTTTGACCATTATTTCCACCGTATTAATTTCTTAAACTCACTGAGATTCTTTTCGTTGTTGTAAATCGGACGAATTGAATAAGAATCGCTATGTTCAACAAGTGAAGCCAGTAACGGGTTTAGTGATTTAAAGATTTCCCATGCCTGATCAACACGTTTTTTCATATTGCTGCGTTTAACGCGCATTGATGCTACGGATTCACGCAGAATCGGACAACGCACCCTGGAAAGATTTTTACCATCTTTCTCATACCCTTCCAGACACACTATACGTTCGAGGGTATCAACAATCTTATACAGTTTTTCATTATATCGGTTTTTCACAATCCGATCAAGCGATACACCGAAACGGCTATGCAATGCGTCTGTTTCTGTTGAGTGATCCTTCCCAATCCATCCAGGCAAGCAATTATCTTTCAATGCCTTTTCAGATTTAACATACTGCTTGCACAGCATATCATCAAAGCATACCAGATTTGAATCCGGGATCCACTTCCAGAGGCTGTTACGTATAGCAAACACAACAGGGATCCCAGTATGGCGCATGATACGCGATAAAGTAGATTCTTTCATTGCTGAATCCATAGACAACCCGGAATTTTCACCATCTAAGCGGCTATATTCATCAATACCATACAACCGAACACCTGGGGCTTTATCCAGTGATAAAAACTCTGATTTTGTCATAAACAGAGAAGTTTTTGCCAGATTGCCGTTACTATCCAACTCATAACGATATACGGTTGGGGTTTTTGGGCGCGGTTCTGAATTTTTCGGTGCATATAGCGCTTTTGATTTTTCGCGATCTGCATCATAGATCTCTTTTTCTTTTGTCATTTCACTGGTACGGAGATACACAATTTCCGATTCATCAAAATGACCTTTCCGAACGATATCATTAACAATCTCACGCTTTGAATCACTATCGTAATATGCAACAAAGCTAACACGGCTTAGGTTATGCATTTTAGCATACCCGACGATATACGGTTTAACCGTGTTGGTATCCACTTTTAACAGAATGAGTTTCTTCTGTTTCCACGGATAATAAATGCGTGTGATGTCCTGGCGTTTGGTTGTTTCTGGCTTATACTTGCTCCAGCGGCCTCCGCTACCAGTTACCTGATACCATGCATCTTTACCGTCGTATTCGTTCGCCCAATACCCAGCAACATAATCATCATTATATTTGTTTGGTTTGACTAGTTCGCTATGGATCCAGCCAATAGAATCACCATTGATGCGAAAATTAGCATCTTTACCAACAAAGTTTTGTACCATTGAAGGCAGAGAATGGAACCACGTCAGTTTATCACGCACGGTTTGTAACTTATCGAATTCTGATTTAACTCGATTGAAATATACCCGGCTGATTTGTTTCAGACGTTCTTTAACAATCCCTACTGTCATTTTATCCATACTCAACTCTTCGCGAGAAGGCATGAAATCAAGTTCACCGATCGGGAAGTCAATAATATACGTATACTGGCTTTCTGTATAGCAATAGAACATCGAGGTATCATACAAATCTTTATCCAGAGGATAAATGATGTTACCCATGCGAGCATATACACCGCTAGTGTATGCTGATTTATGACGGATCACCCCGCTATCGTTGGTTGCTTCTTTCGGCTGATAGTTGATTTTGAGAATAGAAGCACCAACAAAGTTAGGACGAATATCAGTAAATGATTCGTATACCCTTGCTGCTTCGTTTTCCCATTCTTTGATATCTTCAACCTTAACCGGAACGGTGATAGTAACCCCGTTAGGTTCATCGCTTTCAATCTCATACAGAGGATCGCAGAACGGTTCCCCATCATCCATATAGATTGTGTAACCGCATTTGATACCGTCTTTTACAGATTCCACCGTGAAAGCATCGGAATAGCAAAGAGGAGATTTGCAACCCAGACCCATAGAACCGATCAGGTCGTTTGAATCATTTTTAGTTGATTCGAAGTAAACGGTAAACGCATCACTAACGAAATCAGGAGACATACCGATCCCGTAGTCACGAATAACAAAACGAGGATCAACAGCAGTTGGCAACTGGACATCAAACGGGTTCTGATTTCCCGCTTCTTTGTGTCCATCAATCGCATTACAAGACAGTTCGCGAATGATTGCGCGGATCTTGTATTTGTATACTGTCGAAGAAAGGATCTTATACGCTTTCTTGTTTGCGCGTAGAGATAGTTTGTTTCGTCCCTTGCTGGTATCTGTACCAACACGGTAGATGGTTTGCGGTGTATCTTCGCGTAATTTCATTGTTTATTTCTCACTTAACATTAAAAATAACTTGGTCACAAGAGTACTTCGTTGGCTTTTTGTTCAGACCATATTCTACTACTTCACAATAGGTGTCAAGGAATTTTACCAATTTTTCTTCCTCGACCTGCTGTTTCTTCATATCAAGGATACCCCACACGATAGCCCCGATAATGACAGAAAAGAACGCACAAAATCCGAATATGGTCAGATATTTTCCCAACTTAGGCGCATTATAACGTGTCATACGTTACCCCTCTTTGCGAATGTATGCAAGTTCTTCATGGGTTACTGGACGGATATACAGACGGCCTTTTGTATATGCCTTGCGCCCGCTGATCCAAATGTTTTTCATATCCTTAACACCGTTCATCACATCGTTGTAAAACTTCTTATCAGCTTTAGCCTGATAGACTTCACGGCCTTGATAATCTTTCATGAACAAACAATAAAGGATCTCGTTCTTATCAACTAGATTAGCATCCTTTGTAGTTGTTTTACTTGGTGAAGGTTTAGCACCCAGGCGCAAGGCCATAGCTTGCCACACTTTACCATGTTCATAACCGCGCCCGACAAGAGCATGAGCGATTTCGTGTAAAAGAGTGTCTAAAATATCCTCGTAGATATCTTCCGCAACATGACGACCAGATAGTTCGATCAGTTTTTTGGTATAACTGCAACGGCCCAGAGTTTTTGTAATGCGTCCATTGATCCGGAATGTCCAACCATTACTGATCAAACCGTGTTTTTCCATCATGGTACGCGCCCAGTGGGTTACTTCCATTGCACTACGAGTTTTCAACATTTTAGAATCTCCTTTGCTTGGTACAAAACCAATATAGCAAAAAGCCCCCTGCATTGCAAGAGGCTTTGTAATTATTTCAACTTCTTAGAAAGTTCTTTTAAATCATTGAGATACTCAATTTTAGGGGTTGTTTCTTCCCAGTATTTCAATTGTTTGCGCAATTCTTCGGCTTCGTCTTCCAGCTTTTTTCTTTCGTCCGTGGTTAGATGGTAGATGTTCATAGCCACTAACATTTCGGCATGATTCTCGCAACCTATCCACGTAGACACAAATTTAACCGCTTCGCTGCGACTAAGGCCACGCAGAGAATCAGGAGATTCTACCATTTGAGCAATAAACGCAACCTTTGCCAGTGCTTTATCTAACGCTTCCTTAGTTTCCTGGATACGCTTATTGATACGCTGTTGATATACATTCATACGAATATCAACGAAATCCTTTAGAAGCGTTTCAGGGCGTTCGTATGAGTATAGTTTGCCCTCAAAGATAACGTTAATGTTTGGGTTTGAGTTTTCAATCAAGCCGAAATCTTTCAGGATCTTTTCACGGGTTAGCCCATTAGCATACTCTCGCTTGAGCGTTACTTCATACCGAAAATCTTCTTTCGATAGATCCTTGTAGCTAACGATAACGCCTTTTTCTTCCAGCTTGTCAAGGATTGCAATGTATTTCACACGGTCATATTTCACTGGGATCTCAGTGATCACCAATTTGGTTTTACCTTGCAGTTCATAGGTGCCGTAAATCGTACCGTCTGTGATTTCACCTTTAAAGTAAGGATATTTCAGATCCAGAGTGAAATCTTTATCATTCAGATATGCAATGCACCCGTTAACAACCGATTTAGGATCATGAGGCGGAATGTTTGTTGCATATGCTTTTGCAATCCCGCTAAACCCGTTAACCAGTACCATCGGAATGATCGGGAGATAGTACGCTGGCGGTACATGTTCCGGATCTTCATGAACTGGCGTTAAATCACCATCCATATAAATTGCTTTGAATATTGGCGATAGTTTACACTTGATGTAACGAGGTGCGCCAGGTTTCTTAACCAAACGGGAACCAAAGAACCCATCACGGTCGAATAACGGAATGTTATTGCACCAGTGCGCCGCCATAAGGGATAACGCTTCTTCTACAGAGGTTTCCCCGTGGTGATATCCATACATAGCAACACCGCCAGCGATAGAAGCTACTTTCTGAAATCCCGTTCCGCCCTGCATAGCAGAGTGAATAAAGAAACGGTGAACGGGTTTAAACCCGTCTACCAGGTGCGGGATCGCACGTGAATAAATCGTATAAAGGGCAAACGTTAGCCCTTCCACCTGTACAACATCTTTAATACTTCTTTCCATTAGTCAACCTTAGAAAATTTGTGTTTTCCATTAACCCAATCTTTACGCGGATCAGATTCGTCGCCGAAGCATAGTTCTAACACTTCTTTGTATTCGTCGTCAAGTACAATGACATCATACTTCAACTGATCACCCAGAACACGGTCGTAATCTTCTTTGCGTAAAGAACCCAGCCCCTTGATATATCGTACATCTTTTGCTTTATCGCGGAACGGTGCAAACTCATCAAGAGAATAGAACCATTTTTCCTCGCGCCCAACTTTAGCGATAACGATCGGGGTTCGAATATATCGGATCCGTTTTTCTGCAAACAGAGAAGGCCAACGGCTAAAGAATGCAAGCAACAGGGTTAAAATGTCACCACCGTCAACGTCAGCATCGACCATGATACCGATATTATCATAAGTCATTCCGGAAGTATCACCAGGATGAATATTGAGGATAGCCATTAGCTCAAACAGTTCTTTGTTTTTGATAATGTCTGTAAAACTCATACCCCATGTATTCAGAGGCTTACCACGTAGCGGGAAAGCGCCTTGTGTTTCTTCGTTACGGCATTCGATGAACTGACCAACAGCGGAATCACCTTCTGTCAGAAACAATGTTGTTTCTATCCCTGGAGTATCGATACCGGAAGCCGGAACGTGTTTAGCAATCTTTGCCTTTTTCGCTTTCTTTTTCGCTTTGGTGATTGCGGCGGCTTCTGCTGCTTGTTTACGAATCAGTGCGGATTCAATGATCGGAGTAATGATTTCTGGGGTATCCATAATCATTTTTGCGATCTTTTTGTAATTCAAATTCGCATGATTGTTAAACTCACCTGCTGTATTTGCCAATCGCTCTTTTGTTTGGCTATCGAATGCAGGTGCATTAAAGTTATGCAGGAATACCACAAGAGTTAAGCATTCTTTTACACGTGCTTTCGGGATCTCGATACTATGCTTTTTCTTGATCATCGGTTCAAGTTCAGAATAGATACCATCGATCATACACTCAACATGAACACCGCCATTTTTCGTATCCAGACCGTTAACAAAGGATTTCTGTTTAAACCCGTCCTCAGTGCTCGCCAGAATGAAGCTGAGGCGATTATTTGTCTGGACAATGGTTTTATCCCCATACATGGAAGCGTACAGCGGGAAGCGATTAGAGAGCGTTTCTCCGTTATACGTGAATTTCACAGACGGGAAGGCAACGGCAAGGGCCATTAAGCGATCCTTAATCACTTCTTTGGTTTCTTCATCGATACCAGTTACACCAAACATAGAGAAGTCTGGAGTAAACTTAACAGTAGTACCCTGTTCTTTACTGGGGCTGGTTCGGTAATCGATGTTCTGTGCGCCGTCAGTACAGTTAATGGTTACTTTGCGTTTCCCGTTTGCAGTCTCACCAATAAAAATCGAGCTATAACAGTTTGTCAGGAAAGAACCAACACCATTCATACCCATCGTTACGCGGTTTTTATCATCGAAGTTAGAACCTGATTTTGCCATAGTCCATGCAGCAACTGGTTTAGGAACTATTTTCCCGTCTGGGGTTTTTACATCATCCTGGGGAATACCGCGCCCATTATCAGAGATTTTAACCAGATTATGATCAATGGTTACATCAATCTTATTAGCATGTTTGAATTCAGTTCGGATCGCTTCATCAATCGAGTTATCAAGGATTTCGTTGATGATTTTAACCAACCCTTCCACGTACTCAACCTTGCGATATTGGCCCATTATGAAACGTTCATGCGCTTCTTTGTTAACCGATCCGACGTACATATTTGGACGCAACCGAATATGATCGCGATCGCTCATACAAAATGATTCGTCAACCTTTGCGCCTTTTTTGGCTGGTTGTGGTTTCTGTTCTGGTTCATCATCTGCCAGAAGAAAATCTAAACTCATATTCACCTCTTTGTTTAATCACTGACATTATATAGGGTTCTATGAAAAAGAAAACCCCTTTCGGGGTTTACTTGTTATAAGGGAAACCATCACGAACCATTTGAGGTTTATCAACCGTTCGTTTTGCTTCGCCTCCGCAATCACAATCTTTCGGTGCATCACGGGTAGCAATGCTTGCCATTTTTGGAAATTCTTTATTACACTTGGTGCATTTATAGGTATAGGTAGGCATTAATAAATCTCTTTTAAACTTAACATCTTAACTAAACGGGCTTTGTCTATGTCAAAAACACATTGACGTGCGCCCGGATACAACTTTTCAACTTCGTATACCATGCAGACGAAACCAACATTGTGCATGTACTCGCGTTCATATGCATTGAACCAACGAGAAAGGCGCTGTATTGACTGAAAACCAAAGTATAACCCAGCCGCTTGAAAGTCTATGTTATCTTTTTCAAGGTTGCGCATCAATCGATTATCGTCATCCGGCGCTGGATGTCGGTGATCATCCATATCAATATAGATATCAGGATTCATACAGAATTGATCAAGCCATTCAGCGGTATCCATCGACAAATAACGATTGACATATGGGCCACTTTTTGTTTGCCATTTTTCTGTACAATCATTCCAGAAAGAACAAGAAAATTCCACACGATATACGAACATGATATAATCCTCACAAGTAAACTCAAGGTTTACAAGTACGATACCACTTATCTAATTTTTCTGCAAGAGTATCGTTGATAATTTTTGCAATTTCGTACCGTCCGTGAGTAGTACCCAGTTCCAGGTAAATCACATCAAGTGCGCACACAATCGCATCAATACTTTCTTCAACGATATTACCGCCGCGTTGAGGCTGAATGAGACATTCGCTGATCTCGCCAACTTCCGCTGATAGGTGATGAACCACATCACTCTTCGTGCGTTTCTTCACTTTATGTGCAATTTCGAAAAACTTATCAAGTACGATCGTCGTTTCTTCTCGCGTTGCGGTATTCTCGGATGTTGAAGCCGTGTGTTGAACAACATATTTCGTAAAATAGCCTTCAAACACGTTGAAAGGGATCACATGAGGAACACCATTCAAAAACACCCCTTCTTTACAAACATAATGGATTTGGCGCGGAATAGACAAACCGCCGCTGCGTTCCAAATGCCGTTTAACGCTTGCTACAAAATCAAATTCTTTCCCGTATCCATCCAATCTACTGTTATAAGTGAGTAGACCAAAAGTAGGAACATATAGATCATTTTCTTTATACAGATTCATTTACAATACCTTTATGGTAGCCAAAAATATAACAATCAATCGAAGGACGTTCACCAGGGAAGTGAATGCATTGCATGATGCGTTCAGCCATTAGATCTTCTCCCATGTATACCGAAGTAGTTTCTTCGTTGTAATGGGTATCATACGACGTTTTAAGCGTCATGCCCGGAAGCCCTGCAATGTGCATGAATTTAGAATTGGTGCAAGGTTTTCCTACTTCACCGTTAACCATCAACACTGCATTAGTTTTACGTGCTTTTCTCATTTGAATTTCACCCCGATTTGAGATACGTTCCATTCTTTTACGTCATCAACAATATCATAATGGTTGATGTATGGTAAAGCAATTTTTAAATTACTCGCGTCTTGAATGTTGCGTAAGAAACGAGTAGGAGAAAGAAGACACAACCTCTCGGATCCGTTGTTTCCTTTAGCGGCAAATGATAGGGTTTCTCCCCCGTCAATTTTCATATCAACAGAAATCGTTTTGAATTCTGGTGCGTATGACGTGATTTTGCCGTTGTCTCTCGGTGTACTATAGAAACATACACTTTGTGGGACATTATAACGGTCTGTTTCAATGTACATGTAATCGCCGTCAGCCATTCCCCACACGGTGTAGAGGGATCCGGTATAGTCACCAAAGGAATTTTTAAAATCTTCCTTCGTGGTGTATCCCAGAGAGCGCAATTGCATAAGCTGGTTATGCTGTTCGATTGCATCGGCTTTTTGTTGTTCCTGTACTTGCGCATCAATCGTTTCTTGCCAGGAATTATACGCATAGTAACCCACAACAGCGATTACAGCCATAACCCCTACAGCTTTCCAGATTTTAGAGTCTTCGTTTTTGTTACTCATGCTATATTCCTTTTAAGAAAAAGGGCCGAAGCCCCTTTGTTAACGAAGATAAACCACATAACCGCTTTGGTCAATCGCGCGGTCTGTGTCATTGAAGATATTACCACGAATGCCTTTTGCTGGTGCTTTCCAGCTTGCAGGTTTCAGGATATTACCATCATTATCGATGAAAGCGGCAACAGAACGCTGATTGAACATTTCACCAGTTTCTTTGTTGCGAGTATCCTGAACAACGCGATGATATTTGCGGCCTTTCTCCAGAAAGAAAACAGTTTCGAAAGGAGAATCTTGGAAACGAGCGTTACGCGCTTTGTACATTGCTTCCATGAAAGGGGCTGCTTTTTCTGCGAGGATTTCGAAAGTGTTCATGGTATATCTCCTAAAGTGTGTTTCGTTTCGATGTAAGTACTATATCAAAGATGGTTATTCTATGCAAGGCTTTTTCGTTATCCATCAAATATTTTAAGTGTTCTTTTAATGCAGGGAGTTCGTTCAAATGGCGTTGCTTAACTTTCTCGTACTCTTTGCGTTCCCAGTTTTCAAGATTGCTTGCCAACGCTTCATCACAATAAGCGATCCCGCGTTCTGCATCCTGAACTTTCTGTTTCCATTGTGCAACTGCTTGTTGATAAAGAGAACCGTTAACCATCATAATAATTTCCTCCCTTGTTTCGATGGGGTAACTATACCAAAGCTACCCCAGAATGTTTTAACAAAAAGTGCTATTAGTAGGTATCCAGTTTATACATTTTGCACCAGTTCATGAATTCTTCGAAAGTCTGAGTATTAACACGTTTTTCCTTCTTCACTTTCTTAGTGATTACAGGACGGTTAGTAAAACGTTTTTGCATTTTCACAGTGATTGCTACTTTATCGCCCAGGTCTTCAACCTTTTCAACCAGCGCCCACTGAGAACCAATTTCAGCGCCGAAAGTCAAACCAACAATCTCACCTGCTTTAACGTGTGCTGCATATTTTACTTTAACCATTTTCGTATTCCTTTCTCTGTTTCGTTTCGATGAATACAAGATACCAAAAAGCCTCCCGCAATGCAAGAGGCTTCTTTAACAAAAATGCTATTTTATTTCTTTGAGTAATTTACGGATCCCGCCGCCCTGTGTCTTATCAAAGATTTTCTTTGCATCAATAACAGAAGTGATTATGTGGTAGTTGTTACCTTTTCCGTCAAACTCAAACTCGACCTTGTAGTCACTACGAAATTTCACAAAAACAAATTCACCTGCAAAGTGCTTACGGAACTGCTTTTCGTTAATGTCCAACCATTCCTGTGTATCATCTAACTGATACATGCGACAAAACAGGATCGAACCCATTACAGCAATCACGACAAGGATAGCTAACGCGAATTCTGACATCATTTACCCCTGTTTACTGATTGACGGTGCAATGATTTAGGCACAACCGGATTTCGGTATGGTTTGACTTTATGGATCGTGGGTTCTTCCTCAACCAAATTAGGAAATTGGTTGTTCCATTCCATCGAAAACGGATAAGGTTGTGACTTGAACTCTTCGATCACACAGTTTACTAAACGACCACCAATTACACCCAAAGCCGCCCCAATAATCGCTATACGCATAAATCACCCCTTAATTGTGTCAAGTACAGTAAACCAGTCATGAAGCCATATCGTTGTTCTTACCGCGATATACGTTAACAAACTAATCAATGATACCGCTCCGCAAATAGCCAGCGTAATCAACAGCCGGATTTCAAATTTAGTAAAATTCATATCAATCTCCTTTCTTAGAACCCAATATAACAAAAGCCCTCAACCGAAGTCAAGGGCTTTGTTTTATTAAATTTTTACCAGTTTTGGTAATCGAAGAACTATACCAGGATGGATCAGACGTGCATCCGGAATAGCATCACGGTTGATTTTGGCGATATCAGGCCAATGTTCACCAACACCATACAGTTTCTTTGCTATAGAATACAGGCTATCACCCGGTTGCACGACATAGCGATCCGATTCAATCTTAACCAGATCCTGGTTAATGATATCTTCAAAGGCTTTTGCTTTTGCTTCGTTAATCGTGTTCCCGTAGTAATGGCGATCCATAATAGTTAATGTGATCATCGTTTCTTTCCTATACTGTTTTCGTCTGTCTCTTCTAAGGATGGAGGTTCTTCCAGCCCCAGGGCATAACGTTTAGCATAGATTAGCATCAATGCATCTTTAGCGCAATCATGAATTGAATCATGCTGAATGAATCCATCTAACATGCCTTTACGTAGTGGACACGTGGTCACACCGCGAGTCAGTAAACGGTTTTCAATAGCTGTACGCACATCACGGCTATTCCAGAATACGGTCGGCATATCTTCGAACGTGTCAAGTTTCCCTGTCATAGTTCGTACAACGTCGGTTAGCATAGAACGATCGAATTCAGGGCCGCGCGTATAATCGTATGACTGCCAACGACTCACACCGTCAGCCGCTAAATCAGCAAAGAATTGTCGATGACCTTCGTACAAATCCATGTCAATATCAGAAGGGAACAAAACCCTTTGCGCTTCTTTAGATTGCTGTTTCCACCATTCGATCGTTTTTTCATCTTTGATGCGTTCTGGTTGTTTCCGGATGTCGAATTTATACTTTCTTCCTTTAGCAATCAGTTCCTGAAAGGTAGGCGGATCATAAGGATCATCAACAAAAGGAACATAGCTAAGTTCAGCTAGTTTTCCTTTTGGAAACGGGCCAATACTTTCATAATCAAATACGAAATCTACGGGTAAATGACTCATTCGCGACCCCGCTTATATGATTCCATGAAATAGGCCAATGATAGAGCAACTTCCGGAGTAACATCAACGGATTTGATCATGCCTGGAGTTACCGCCATCATCCCGAACTGACGAAGCCCACAACGAGCAATCGATTTTTCCAGTCGGATCATGTTTTCTACAGCCTCTGCGAAATTGTCCAGATGTTCCCAATCGTGGTAATCTTCCATTGTAGAACGATCACTTTTCAAAATCAGATCGGCAACCAATTCAGCATAAAGGCGCGGAAGGTGAATATTCATTTAAAACCCCTCAAGCATGTTTTTGTTTTCACGAATGTTACGACCCATTTTCAAGGTATCAATGATCACTGCATACTCTTCAAAAGTGAATTCGATATCTTGTGAAATGTTTCCCCATGTGTAGGTCGGCCCGTTAGGACAGTATAACCCAACTTCTTTGTTTGCGTTGACAACGCAGCGCAATTTTGCAAACAGCAAATTGATGTCGATAGAATTAAACCCTTCGAGATAATCAAGCCCCTCTCTACCAATACGGTCAACTTCTCGCAAAATCTTTTCTACATCTTTGACTTTAACAATAATTTTCATAAGAACCTCAAAGGGCCGAAGCCCTTAGACATAATCAACAGTGAATCGTGCGCGGGTAGTTCCTACATAAAGCAACTGCTTACACAATTCATAATCGGCGTATGCGTATGCATCGCGCGTATACATGTATGAATGATCATACGTGCTTCCCTGACCTTTGTGATACGTACAAACCGGAAGCGCCTTAACTGTCTGGAACTTGTTTTTGATTTGCCAGAACGAATACCAGGGGGCTTTGTATCCAGTTTCCTGTTTCATCTTCTTATACTGAAACGCGACGTAGTTCAAATAATCGCCTAAACGTTCCTGCATAACCGGATCCGCGATAACCTGAATATCCGCTTTCGTATCCTCGAACATCGATTCTGTTTTCATCAAGAAATAATCGATTTGTACCGGATCGCATCGGTCAGCTTTGATAGTATCAGAACGCGGTATGATTTCAAGGATTTTAATTTGCTCGTTGTTGTTATAGATAACTTCAACAAACGAAACCCCATTCACACGGCCTTCTGTCACTAACGGTTCTTGCATCACAACCACTTCACCAACAATGAACGGCTGATCAGTTTTGTACAAGTGTTTGCGGATCACTGCGTTTAACTTGTCTACGTTTGCGTTAGTGTAAGCAAACATACGGTTATTATTCAGGTCATCCGGAGTCTTAACACGGCTAAAATAACGTCTCAGGAAGTCACTAGCGTTTTCGTGCTTCATTACCCCTAGTTCACCATTCATGAGGGGCATTAACGGCTTACCGTCGCGTATAGCGCGTGATACCTGGATGATTGGGTTTCCTTCTGCCTGACGCATAATCTTATCCATGCGAATGACATCAAAAATTTCCTCATCAAAGAACGGTGAAAGCTCGGTGATCCCTTCGGTATTAACAGGACGGATCTGATCCTTATCACCCAATCCCAGGATCACCGCACAACTCGGAATAGTACGCTTGATAATACGGAATAGTTCTTTGTCAACCATCGATACTTCTTCAACAACAAACACACGACATTCAGACAGATCAGCGGCTTTTTTGCCTTTTTGCTGTTCAAATACTCGTAACTCTTCGTTGGTTACGGGGCTGATTTTCAGTGCTGAGTGAATGGTCGTTGCATCCATACCCACCGCCTCAGAGAGAACGTTTTTAGCCTGGTGTGTCGGCGCTGTCAACCAGATCCCACTAATACCCAGTTTTTTCAATGTTTCAAACACAAATTTTACCAGAGTAGTTTTACCAACACCCGGCCCACCTGTGATAGTAGTATGGATTTTGTTTCTGATATTTTTAATCACTCGATCATGTGCATTTTTCTGGTCTTCGCTCAGATCGTCAAAAGTTAATTCGCTCATACTTTAATCAATACCCCTTGAATACTTGCGTGTTCAATAAACCAACGCATATCTTTCTTTTTCTTTTCGGTTACGGTTTCAACTTCTTCCTTTCGAAAGAATCGGCTAAGACCACTTTGTTTAACTGGATTCATCTTATCATGATATTCTTTGATAATCGAATTTTTATACTCGTTAGCATCGTCCGGAGATAGAAACAACAAAGGTGTTAACTCTCCTTCCTTAATGAAGGGAATTTTAAACCCGTCTTTATCCTTACTAACGACGATATAATATTTTGTAATCATTCTCGCCCCTCATAACAAACGTAGAATATTCCAACAAACCAAAACACTGATAGTATAATCAGTAAAAGTTTTCTTTCAACGCCATTTACGTGAAACACACACCAACCGAAAAGATATGTGATCATCGCGCAAACACCATAAGAAAGAACCCCAACAGCTACTAGCGCGATGATCGGATCCATTAGTAGTTGTTAGCCCAACGGCGGAGGTTTTCGGCTTGTTTCAGTGCATACAGTTTGTAGATAGTTTCCGCATCCATACCCAGCGCCAGGAATTTGCACATAAAGAAATGCCATTGATCGATAAGTTCAAACAGAACTTCTAAACGATCCTCTTCACTCAGATCCGCAAATTTAGTATTGCGCAATTCCTGGTGATTTGCTTTCCACGGTTTCCAAACACCGGACGCAGGTTTAACACCGCGAGACATTCCACCCAGAGCGGTATACAATTCGCGGGTTTCATCGGCGATCGCGTCATCTTGCAGTTTCAGCCAATCAAGGATTTCTCCGCAAGTTTCCAGATTATCCGGACGCGGAACCCAATGCAGGGTATCAGACAGGCTTTGTTGTGCATGGTTTTGTAAATCCAGCATGGATTGTAAAGGATCGCCATTACGGGCCAGAACCTTTTGATATTCGGAATCTACAAATTCCAGATCTTCCGGGTTAACCAGGTGCGCACATGAATTAAATACAGGAGTTTTATCAGTAGTCATATCAATCTCATTTTTTCGGTGATTTGTCCCACGACTTAAATCGAAGTTTTGCCGTGAGTCCAGAAACAGTATTATCTTTCAAATACTGCATAATTTCAAGTTTAGTTGCGCCGTCCGTTTTTATCATTTCGTTGATATCTTTGGAAGGCCACGGGCATTTATCCCACATTACAACCTTTTCTCCAGCCTCAATCAATTTAAAGAGGCGGTGAGTAGTATCCGGATGACGTGCTTCATTGTCAAGAACCCAGACACGCATATTTTTGTACGGAACCTCAGAAAGTGCAAGCTGTCCACCAGTGATAGCGCCAGCATTATCAACAAATAGGCTATCTAATGGCCCCTCAAGAAGATAAACCGTTTTTAGCGGATCTATCGTATCCTGTCCGTAAATCTTGGTTGATTCCTCACAGGCTTTGATTGTGATATATTTCGACTTTGCACCGTCACGTAAAGCACGGCCCTGGAAAGATTCTATTTTACCTTTCTTATCGAAGATAGGGATCACTAATCTCGGTTCTGGTTTTGCGATCGGATAGGTATCCGGATTCACCGTATTAACCAGTTGTTGCCATTCGCGAGTAAACCACAACCGTTCCCACTTGTCACGGGGAATACAACGATTCTGCACATATTTTATGATCGGATGTTCATCCGGCAAGGTATCTAACCTTTCGCAGAATTGAAGAGTAGGAATAAATTTCTTCTCTTCCTTTGGTGGTTCTGTATGTGTTGGCTTTAACGAATTGCGATCCTTAAACGATTCCATGAGATAATCACGGTAATCGTCTGGATAATATTCTTTCAGGAATACGCTAAACGGTACACCATAACCACAGTTAAAACAACCACAATTCATATGATCACCCTTTTTAGAAGGGTAGATCCAAAATCGTTTTTTGTACTTGTCTTTCATTGAGTCGCCGCAAATAGGGCAACGCGCATTGATGCTTAATGCCCCCGATTTACGAACGATTTCGCTTTGAGGCAATGATCCCATTATTCGGGTTGCAAATTCTATATCAAGATACATTTCTTACCTCAGTTGACTATCTTTAGATCCTCGTCGATTATACCCCGCGCTGATCATTTCGTCATGTTCTTTTTGGCATTCAATACAATAACGGCAACCCTTCACGATAACCCTACGTTTTTCGGGTATCGGATCCCCACAATCAAAACAATGCGTTAATGATTCTCCGTTTCTGATTTGAGAACGTGCAAAATCTATCGCATTGTCTATTGTTGCCTGAATGGTATCTTGAACACCGTCAGCAGGGCCAAATCCAACCGCCATTGTAAATCCTCCTAATCAAATGATTTCAATATCATAGACTAAGAGGATTTTTCTGTCAAGAACTTACTTGCTTTTCTGTTCCGTCAAGCATTAACTTCCAACCACGAAATGCTTGTTTAAACGAATAATTTATTGCAATATCAATTTTATCAGAACCTTTTCGACGATTCTGATAAACGGTCGCGTTGTCACTCATATACATGATACAAATTGGAAACCATGTATAATCGTTAGCAGTAGCCCAGATAGTGATATTCAGCGGAGGAATTATCATTTCTTTTTCCTTTTCCCTGCACGGGTAACGCCTAATACTTTCGGCCCGATGTTGGTTACTGCTCCAGTAGTCACACCAGAAGCAATCTTTTCTGTATCGCCGCCAGAATCACCCGCGACCATATCCTCTAACATGCGCCCCTTATCATAATATTCTTTGAGGCGTGGAACGTTCAACATGATTTCTTCATGCTCTTGTTCTGTCAGATTGTAGCGATTGCGTAGGGTATCATATGAACTGGTTAAGTTCATAAACCCACTCATATACGGAACAGCATTCATTCTACGCTTGATATGGCGTACTGAACGATGAAAAGGAGAATACGCTTCTAACTCTTCTTTTGTTTTGGGGTTGCGAATTACTTCGCCTTGTCCATCAAGGATCCCCAGCTTGTAAGCAGTCCATTCAGTCCAGGGCTTTTTGAGTAGCCGGATCATCCGGACGCTATATGTTAAATCCATATTTTTAACTAATTGATCACTCATGATTATTACTCTATTGTGAAAGTGAATAAATCAGATTTGGTTTCAGGTTCAAACTCCATACAAACAACCTCGCATAGTGGTTTAACCCCTTTCCAATCCTCCAGGTAATACCCAGTATCTATACCGCATCCAGGATTCATAACGAGGCCAGTTTCATCAAGAAACTTTTTGCATTTACTTGATGTGGTGCTGTCATCTTGTCGGAAACAGTGTGTTTTCGAATACCGGAAATTTGCAGACATTTGAGGGATTATGAAAGTTCCCTGACGCGCGATCTGTGATGCACGTTCGATTACTTTATACTCAAATTCCGCCCCTGTATACTTACCCTTAAAATCAGATGTTTTGATTTTACCAAAAGGCGGATTACTGATCGCCATATCAAACACCTGATTAAATTCAGTTGTTAAGGCGTCTCCATGCACCCAGGAGGCTTCTGGTACGATACGCTTACCTAACTCATAGTATGTGTGATTTAACTCAACACAGACGATTTCGCGCGGCGTATTGTACATCATGTAATGAACCATAGCGAAAGATAACCCACCGATACCAGCACACAGGTCAATAACACTTCCACCTGTGCAAGCATCGATTGTGAAATCGCGAGCAAGTCCAATAGGGGTAAAGAACGCCCCTAATTCAGAATTGTTTGTAAACGCGCCTTCATGAAAGTTTTCAATAATGAACAACTTCTCTTCGTAAGTTAGCGCTTTGTCAGAGTGAACCAGATCCATTATCTGATTGTGTTTCTTGGTTTCCGCTTTCGTTAACTTTGCCATTGTCCCAGCTATACAATAATGTTGATTTATTTGGATAGAATTCCCATCCGTCTACATATCCGGTTTCCCAATCAGTAGTTTGTTCAAAACCACAGATCCATTCATATACACCCGGAGGCATTTCGACAGAATCAGGAAGCCCGATATCTTCCGCACTGCGTCCACATTCAAAGAATGCATCATGAATGAATGGTCGAGATAATACCGTAACATAACCTTCATCGTCAACAGCTACGATCCAGCGCGAACTATGAGGACTATCGAACTTCGGTTCTTCTTCGTCCATATCCGCTTTTATTTCAGCCTTACAAAAATCAATATTCATTTCAAACCCTCTTTAACACCCTCTTTCATAGCTTTCCAGGTAGAACCCGCTTCACCATTCAGGGCGGCGAATACAAATAGTAAGATAGCAAGGACAAGATTCACGCCAGCAATCACCATGATTTTGCTATACACGAAAATGTAAGGCATTGCCACCACCCACCAACTAAAAGAATTACCAGTTACGATGTTGAGTGCTGCAAGTAAGAAAGTGATAACGAATGCGATTTTCATAATGTCCTCCTTTGTTATGATTAAGGTATCATCTTTTGCGAAAGAATGCAATACCTACAGATACAAAAAAGCCCCTTTCGGGGCTTAATTTTTATGCGTTATTGATGAGATACCGAAGAACGTTTTTTGCTTGTTCCTCATTACAACCAACTTTGAAACCAGGTTCGATAGGGAGGAAGTTCCAGAGGAAATCAACACTTCCTTCAACGTCATCTTTGCCTTTTTCCAGCATCGCTAACAGTAAACCTTTGTTTTTGATGCTGTTTACGATTGCGTCAAAATAACCATCGCTGAAATCAACATTCGGGTTCAGCATTTCGTTGTAAGGGTTGTTGAATACGTTCATTTTGAATCTCCTTTGTTTAACTCAGTATCTTGTCTACGTGAGTTATATTACCACAATGGAGATTCAGGTCAATACCTTTTTACGATTTTTTGAAAAGTTTTTCGTATTTGGCTTTTACCCAGCGATACATATCTTCGGCCTTGTCACTGGCAATCAGTGAGAACAGCAGATAGATCGCAACACCCACCAACACAACGCCTACTACAATGTAGACGGGTAATAGAACTGGGAAGAGAACCCAGAACCATGACATATGCGAGAAGCCAAATACTTTAGCCGCTGCAAAAATCAGTGTCAGTCCAGTCAGAAGTTTGATAGCCGGAATCGGAATCGTTATAGTCTTAGTCATTTCATTACCTTACATTCTTTATGGGGCTATTCGCCCCAGTCAATTAAAATTGAATGTCAGATTTTGCAATCTGCGCCATTTTATCACGTCGGGTGGATTCAGCCTGTTTAATCATCGGGCCTTGTGTCTGTTCTACTGTTTTAGGCATAGTGTTGCCGTGGTAGTCAGATTTAAACCCGTATTCGCTGTTGTCGGTATCCATCCAGCGCTGATTACCCTTGCGAACTTCCAACTTGAACTTGTTGAAAGTGTTCTTATCGCCATAACGGGATTTGATTTGCTTGAACAGTTGCATACCCTGATCAGCTAACTCTTCCGTCTCAATCACAGCTAACATAAAATCAGCCGTAGCAGGTAAACCAGCGGATTCCGCAACATCACCCATACTCACATCCGAACTATCCCATGCAGAACGCCCAACCTGTGCGCCTGTCCACATTACGGTATTAGTTTCAACAGCAAGGCCGCGTAGTTCTTCGGCAATTGCTTTAACCAGAATATAGGTATTCTCAGCACCTTTAACACGGGTTGAAGTACAGATCCCCAGGTAATCGACAATGATCACATCCGGAACAAACTGTTTCTTCAATTTAAGCTCTTTCACAAGCGCTCTAAAGTGGTTTGCACCTGCACCCGATGTAGGGTACTGCTTGACCACCAAACGCCCAACCTTACCTGCTTTAAGGCGCTCCATTTTGTTCTTATAGTCTGCGTATGTAATGTTCCCTTCGTCGATGTCATCCATAGTCACATCAAGAAGGTTAGCATCGATACGCTTAGAGCAAACATGCTCTGCCATTTCCATAGAAATGTAAAGAACGTTTTTACCCTGTTGCAGATAATCAGCCGCAAGAGAACATAAGCCCAGTGATTTACCAACGTTAACACCAGCCATGATGATATTCAGTGTACCACGTTCCGCGCCGCCTTTGGTGATTGCGTTCAGGATCGGGATACCAAACGGAATTTTCATCGCCTTCGATTGGTAAAGCATCCACCGTTTTTCATAATCTTCGAAATAGTCATGACCTACCGAACTATCGAATGAAATTGCTAATGCTTCCTCCATGATTTCAGGGATAGCCCCAACACCAGGAAGTTTCTTGTTCTGTTCTGCCAGTGGTTTTTCTGCGTTCGCCTGGATTTCGATTGCACGAGAAAGAGCACGATACATTGCTTTATCTTTGCAATATGTTTCCGTTTCCTTCATTAGCCAATCTAAATCTTCTGGCGCATTTTTCAGCGACTGAATCGCCTTTTTCGTGTCTTCGTAGACTACATCACTTAGATTTCGTTTGTCAAGCGCAACCTCTAAAGCAGTTTTTGACGGAATGCCGTTGAATTCCTGTACATGTTTATCAATGAGGTCAAACAAAACTTGCGCATTGCCTTCGAAATATTCCTTTTTCAGATGGGGCCATGCTTGGACAAAATATGTCCCGTTATAAATCAGGTTAGAAAATATTGTATCAACGATCATTGTATTGCCTTATACCAGGTTGCTGAACATCATGAAAAAGTTGTAAACCTTTTGTTTGAATACATCCCATAATGTCAGTTTAGGCTTTGGGACAACTGAACCCTTTTCAAGCTCTTTAATCTGTGCATAAATTGCATCATGCACCAGCGGGATCAACGCTTCTTTGTCTTCGTCTGGGGTACTGAATTCTACTTTCAGCCCATGATCCCAAAACACCTTATGAATATAAACCAGATGCGCAACACCTTTTTCATCGTTAATCAGAAGTTCCTGAATAACATCTTTCATCGCTTCATCAATATAATTCTTTGCTTTGCTCTCGATATCCATACATTGCCTCGGTTATGGGGCCGAAGCCCCATATTTTTTATAAAATTTCGTCGTTTTCTTCGATATCATCAAATGATTCTGGGATATCGTCATCATCCAGATCAGGATCTGGAATGCTATCAGTGCTGTATAAATCTTCCAGCGCGGAACCATCACTGATTTCACGATCAGGGATCTTATACTTTTCTTCGATAGCTTTCAAGAATGGTTGATGAGTAAACAGAGGACGCCAGAATTCAACGCTATTTGTTTCTGACTCACGCCATTTCTTTTCTTCAACTTCGAGTTCGCCAGTCTCGGTATTCAGGAAAGCACGGTTGCGCCAGCCTTTGGTTACGGTCTGTACAAAGTTCATTTCCATTGCCAGATCCAGAAGGCCAGAATACATACTAATACCGCCTTCATAGGTAACATGCAGCGGGAATTTTGATTTCTCTTTCACGAATCGAGATTTTTCGATGTTCATGATGAAATCATAACCCACTACCTCAGTACCTTCTTTCACCTGTTGTTTACCCAGGATGATCGCAGTATCAGCGGAATACATTAAACCAGTACCACCAGAAATAACTTTCTTGCTGTACATTTCTTGTGTGTCGTAGGTATGACAGATACAAACCATCGGGATATCCAGATCAGCCAGATAAGGCGTAACCATACGGAACATACCTTTTAATGCTTTTGCTCGCGTCATATCCTGTTTATCGTTATCAGAAAGCGCGTCAGCAAGTTCTTTTTTACTTGCAGTGTTGCCTACTGAGTCAACGAATACAATCACCTTATCACCGCGTTCAAGCGCGTTAAGCTGGCTTACAACGTCATTACGCAACTGCTCGACCGTCGTGATACGAGTATACACAACACGATCCGGATCAACACCCATTGATTTCAGATAGGATTTAGTAACACCTTTTTCTGAATCGTAGAACAGGCACACAGCATCTTCATACGTTTTGAGATAAGCCGCTACAGTCAGCAAACCTAAGTTGGATTTGAAGTGTTTGGACGGGCCAGCGAAAAGGGTAAGACCAGAAGTTAGGCCACCGTTAAACGCACCGGACAACGCCAGATTCAGAATCGGCACACGGGTTCGCGTGATGGTAATATTGTTGAATACGTCGCTTTCAGAAAGTACAGATGCAGTTTGGCTATTCGAGTTTTTGATCAGTTTTTTTAGTAGTGCTTTGTTTGACATTTAATTTTTCCGATTTATTCATTCTCATTCTATATATCTCACTAGTTAATGAAAGGGGCCGAAGCCCCTAGAGTTTACCAGTCACCGAACAGATCGTTTAAACTGGCACGTTTTTCATAATCAATTTTACATACTTCCGTGATATTAGTCAATGGACTAATAACATGTTTTTCAAACATACCCGGATAATCTACCCATGCCAGAATATCACTTTCGATCTCTGACGGTAGTTTATTTCCGGATTGCCACGCGATGCAATCGGCTTGCCACGGGTTTTTATCCCTTAGTGGTAGAACCATTACCTTTTCACCTTCCATGATTGGTGTAACACCATCAATACCAGCAGTGAAACGGTTAAAGAACAGCACCCCTTTAATATGGTTTGGTGTTCCCTTGATTGGATAGCCAGCCCCATCACGATATTTCGAAATGTTGTTAGCAGATGATACACCAGCAATTTCCCTGTAGTCAAGTTCCTTATATTCTTCTTCGAACTTTTTATAATGTTCGTGTAAAGATAATTCACCTTCTTGCAGGATACGGCGGATCGCTTCTTTCAGGAATACTTTCACAGAGGTCGGAGTACTCGATCGCTGTGTTTCCATACCCATGATTTTCAGTTTCGGTTTTTCATAGCGGGTTCCTTCGGAGTCCCACACGTTAGCCGCATATCGTTTTTTAGCAGTCCAGAAACTTCCCAACCCTTCGGAACCCAACGGAGGCCCAGAAATGATTTCACGATCCATAAACATCAGGTGTTCCACGTTGTTCATGTATTCGCAAAGTTCACGATACCCTTTATCGATCATCGGTTCCATTCTTTCTTTAGCAAAGCGATCCAGGAAGTCAACCCAATGGTTATTATCCTTAAATTTAGCCTCACCACCAACTTTTGCAATCACGTTATCCATGCAAACATAAATGGAGTCAGTGTCACAGTACCGAACATATGCATGATCCGTAGTACCGCACAGGTCGTTAAGGTATTCGTTTACCTTACGTTCAATCCACTGGATAGCCAACTGCCCGAACATGGTGATCGCGCTGGCGTTTCGTAGATCGAAGTATCGGAAGTGTTCGTTACCCAACGCACCATAAAGGGAGTTGATAGAAATCTTACGGTTAAGCTGTGCTGTGTTCGCTTGTGCGATCTTCTTCTCACACACGCGCTTAACTGCTTTAAGCATTTGTTTTGTAAGAGTTTTCAGAACTGCTTTCGATTCATCACTGAAATCTGTATAGAAATCAAAGTCAGGATCAACCATTTGGTTATGTGCGTCTGTTAAGTGTTCGAGTTCGTGCTTGATGAGTTCAAGATTTCGCTCACCCGCCATCATTCGTTTTTTCCACATCTTACGCTGATCAAATACTTTCTTGATCTCTACGGGGATCACGCCTTTGATATCACGGCGGAACATCCACCCGTTAGGAGAACAGCTAAATTCATCGCTAGGGCGCGGCGCGGTCTTATTAATATACTCTTCAAGAGCACGTACCGCAAAACTTCCCATAATCGTTTCAGGGCTTATATTCACCTGTCGGATGATGGAAGGGTACAGGCTTGTTAAGTCAAACGATACCATGTATTTGTAAGGCCCAGGAACTGGATCCTTCACAAATGCCCCAGGGTAAGGGGTTTTAGTATGGCGTCTGTTTTCCGGAATAACAACCTTATCTTCACGCAGAGAGTTATAAATGATCGCGTCCCACGTTTTCAGCGGAGACATAACCCCTGGGAAGTTAATTTTTGCATAGTACGCTACAGACAGAACCAGTTCAATAAAGTTTCGTTTACCGTCAATATCAAGTACGCGGATAACGTCAACAATGTTGTACGTGATGTACAGTTGGTGATCTCGCTGGCGTAGTTCAGACAGTGAACCTTCATACTCAACTTTATTTTTACCAGTTTCGTATTCCGCGATCGCGTCCAGACGGTAAGATGGTTGTGGGGTAAAACTGAATTTCTTATACAGCGCCATACCATCCATTTGAGCAACGCCGGAAATGTCATATCCTAATTGTTCGTTGCCGTAAGCGTCGGTAGTGGTTCTGGCGGTTACTTTACCAAATGGGCTAAAATGCCTTACCACGTTTTGGCCGAAAATGTTCAGGTATCGCGTGATGATATATGCAATATCGAATTTGTCAGAGTTCCATCCGGTTACAATAACAGGGGTTCGCTCTTTCCAATCTTTGATATACGCAGACAATAACGACTTCTCGGTCTGGAAAGACCGATAAACAATTTTGTTTAAATCTTCTTCGCTAATGTCTTTTCGATCAACGTTTGCCGCGCACCATTCCGCAAGGCCACCCTCAACCAGATCGTATACATAGAATTTATCTTCAATGCTATCGTAATGGGTAATCGCATCGATTGGATATTTTGCTTCACGCGGATCCGGAAATTCTGGGGCGGTCACCTCGATATCGATAGAAGCAATGCGAATGTGTTCGCGGTTGTATTCGATTTCATTCCTGTACATGTCAGAAATGTAAGCCAGTCGATAATCGTCCATACCTAGCGCTTCCATCCCAACATCGCGCATACGCTGCATCCAGTTTTTAGCTTCTTTGATGCTGTCAAACTGTTTTTTGAGGCAAGGCTTGCCATAAATGTCTTTGTATGGGGTTTCTACGCCATTCATAGCGTGTTGATACATTACGGGCGCATATTTCGTCTTACGTACCTGTTCGGTGCCGTTAGAGTCAACGAAGCGCTCATAAATGGTATCTCCCATTTGTTCAACTGATAGGTAAAATTCATTCATTGGATCTTGTCTTCTCCATTAATATAATGTTCCATTGTAACACCACCTACAGCAAATTCAAGTTTACTCGATGTTCTAAAACCAACAAACCTTCTGCTAACAAGTCACGGATCTTTCTCAGTTGAACAAGCTGGCGTTCAAGTTTAAACCCGTCGAATAACATGCTGAAAATACTGGAATTGACACTATGATATTTTGCTTCTGCAATTCCCTGGTTAACCATCATGATAGCTTTGTTAACCATTAGTTTCCTTTCCGTTACTGTATGTTCATCCAGTTGACAGGTTGCAAGGGAAACCAAATCATCATAAGCACGTTGGTCAATAACGTTATCCATACGGGCCGCGAAAATCTTATTCATGTAAGTGCGGATCATTGCGCGTCCTCCATTCTTTTCATAAAGACTTCTTTTGCTTGTTGGATCAAGCCCAGAGATTTTTTAATACGCTCATAGAAATGAGTGGTTTCAACTTGATTGCATAACAATGTGTACTCTGAAATGTTACGATCGTAAAATCCAGGAAAGTAGTGTTGTGCATAGCTGTAAGTGCGGGTATCTGACAGATTGCAAGTTAACGATAACAAGATGTCATCTTTTACAATCGGGATGATCAAAGTTTCGTTGGATTTGATTGAATCCATGATTTCGTTAATAGTCATAATATATCCCTCTCAATGGTGTACACCCAATATAACAAAGCCCCTGCACGAATGCAAGGGCTTTTTGATTAGTGACCGATCCGGTACTTGTACTTGAGGATCCAATCTGCTTTTTGCGAGTGAGTCAGTACGCGGAAGTTGTTTTCTTCTGCAAACTTCAACCCAGTGGTTACGATCTTAACCATGCCCCACTCTTCGAGAAGTCGCGCAATGTTGTTCCGGCGTAGTTCGTCTTCTTCCGTCATATCGACTTGACGACCATCAAGTTTCAACAGTTCTTTAAAATGCACGATAAAATACTTACCTTGCTTTTTCAGAATGTGGCACGATTGCCAGAGCATTTTCTTTTTGTTGTTCGCAATACCAATACGGGTTAGCGTTTCACGGATCTTTAAAAAAGAATCGTCGCTGATTAGTTGAATTTCTAACATACATCACCATTGTTTAATCAATTTTTCCAATTTCTTTTGTTCAGCTTTGTTTTTCACAATACCCAACAAAGACAGAGCGACCTTTGCGTGTTTTCTTTTCCAATCCTCGAACATTCCGAGGTCTTTAAGTTCCTGCAAATATTCCATCGCTGTACGTGTATTTACACTGTATTTTTCGCGAAGGATTTCGATAATAATTTTCTCTTCAAAATCTTCCGATAGTTTAGCCCATGCACCGAAGCGTTTAGCCTTCCTAACAGAGTTGAGATAATAGTTATAGTGCATTTGGTCAGAAATACTACCGCCTACCAGATTCATCACATACGCGTTGTATATCGTGTCTATGTGCTGGCTCATTGCGTTGTCTACAAAGTACTTATCATACACTTCATCGATAACCAACGGCGTTTTGCCGTTGTTGATTTCGTCTATGATGTTAAACAAGGTGTTTTCTTTATCCTTGCCGTACTCTTTGACCAGTTCTTCAACCTTATCCCAATCTTTAGAAAGCCAAGCGGATTCATGCGGGGATAACTCTTCTTCATCCAGAAATTCCGCCAGGCTCATGATTACGCCTCCCAGACCATAGAAAGCATCAGGTTCATCAACAGATATTGCAGATGAATTTCTTTATTCATCGCCAGCCCGTATTGCGCGTTGTTTTCGCCTACAATCTGGATCAGCGCGATTTTCGAATCCTGATTCACGATAGGGTAAATCGTATCAGTCAATTTTCCGATAAAGGTATCGTATTCTGACGCATATTTAATAACCTCAGAGCGCAACCCTTTATAGTTCTTTTCTTTCAGCAGGGTAATGATATGAGACACATCAGAACCAACGATCTCATTCAGGATCCCAGCATCAATTTCACCACGTTTCGAGTAGAACCCGATCGCTTTGATAATAGAACGCGCATCCGGATAATGCTCTTTAACAAACGCTGCAATGACTTTAGGGTCATACTTGATATTCTCGATTTCAAGGATACCGAAACAACGCTTGATTAACTGTTTCATCAGTTCGATACGTTCAGCATCAGACGGAACACCGAATTTAACAGGAGGACAACGAGAAAGCAGAGCACTATGCACACCGTTAATGTTGTTCGCCGTTACAATCACAGAAACGTTTTTACTGTATGCTTCGATAAAGCTACGTAAGTGTTTCTGTGCTTCCGCCATACCAGAACGATCGAATTCATCAATGATGATAATCTTTCCGCCTGGTTTCTGCGTCATTGATGAAGCAAAACGATCCAATTCATTACGAATGAAGTTTACACCACAGTTCGAACCGTTGACAAAGAACACCTCAGCATCAACCTCACGGGCCAATACAAGCGCTAGGGTCGTTTTACCAGTGCCAGGGGAATCAGATACAAGGGTCATGTTCTCAACGCGCCCAGATTTGATTATGCCCCGCATAGCGGCTTTGTCTCCAGAAGGTAAAATACACTCTTCAATCGTTGTTGGTCGATAGCGCTGATCCCATGCAAATTCATCAGGAGATCGAGAGATTTTACCGTATTTGGTTTCGATGATTTCAATATTTTCACTAAGTTCCATAATATACCTTCAAAATAAATGGTGTAAAAGAAAGGGGCCGTAGCCCCTTAAAACTATCTTACTTGAATGTGCTACTTGCTTCAAGTACTACGACGTAAGCAACGCCGTTATCAGAAGAGAATTTTGCGGCCCCTTTGGAGGAAATCTCTACTTTGTAATCGCTGTTGATGAACTGCATGTTATCAATCTTCATATCAAAATTGAAAACATTGTCGCCTTCATACTCACCGACTTCAACAGAGAAAGTTGATTGACTTTCTTTGCTTTTCGCGGTGATGACCAGTTTACCATCAATCGGTTCAACGGACAGGTCGGTCAGTTTCATCATGCGAGACGCTTTGATCAGTTTTTCGAAATCGTTAGCCGTAATCTGGAAAATCAGATCTGCTACTGGCATCACCAGGCGTTTTTTCGGTTTCGGGATCGTGGTTGCGTCTGCTGAACGCTCGATGATCTTCATCTTGTCGCCGCGAATCACGATTTCACCAGTGGAAATATCATGAGTGATTTCCGCGTCAGTGCCGACGATGTTCAGCATGTTCAGGAATGAGTTGAGATCGTAGATACCAACATCTTCATCAATCACATCAGCAATTTCAGCTTCTGCGTATACAACGCTGTTGATTGATTTCGTCATGATGAATGAACCTTTGGTCAGCATGATCGAAGAGTTGATTTGAGAAAAGTTTTTCAGGATATCAATAGTTTGTTTAGAGAATTTCATATTCAGCCTTTAGTTTTCAATAAGTGTTACTTAATAAGTGATTTTACAACGGTTTCCGCTGCTGTGTCAAGCATATCAGCCATTTCTTTAACGGTTGTACGCTTAGGATCTTCGCGGCGTTCGCTGGTAAGTTTACGATGTTCCGCAACCACTTTTTCATCAATGTCACGATAGTGTTTAAAACGTTCCTCTTGAGGCATAGCTTTAAACAGTTCTTTTGTTTCGTCCGAGAGTTTAGCAACCCAGGATTTACGGACGCGGTTCATGTAGTCAACAAAAACATTACTTTCATTCATATATTTCTTCTCTAACTTAGAATTCTTTTAGTGGGGGCCGAAGCCCCCGCTTGTATTACATGTCTAACAGTTTATCCAGGTCGTCATCACCGGAGCTAACAGAATCATCCAGGTCGAACGGTACGCCGTCATCTTCGCCTACCGGAACCGATGATACACCACCAGATGATTTCACATCAGATGTCTGATTGTCAAACTTAGCCATTTCGTTATCGAAGTTGCTCAGTTCGCTATCAAGGTCAGCGGAAGCGCTGGAACCAGCAGAACCGATCGAACTACCCATAACTTTATTGAAGCGAGTAGTCAGGTCAGCCAGCGGTTTGAATTCGCTTTCGGCGGTGATCGGGCGGAGATCGCTCATACCTTCGAAAATTGCTTTCTGAACTTCTTCATCGTCGATGTTTTTGATCTTAGCCGGAACACCAAACGAACTATCGTCATAGTTAGGCCAATCACCAACTTTTTTCGCTTTCAGGGTGAAGTTAGCACCATCAAACGGACAGGTTACAGCAATACCCGGTTCATCAAGTTCTGGATTACCGTTAATTGCGGCGGTGATCTTGTCCATGATTTTCTTACCGAAGCGGTATTTGAACACCTTACCTTCGTTTTCCGGAGCGCCTGGGTCTTTGACGATCAGGACGTTAGCCCAGAAACTTTGTTTACGACCGATCTGGCTCAGTAGCTTATCTTCTGGCCCGTTTTTGTTGGCTTTAGCCTTCTCATACAGATCGTTTTCGGAAATGTACTTACATGCAGGACAGCCGTCATAATCGCCGTGGGTAGAGGAACAGTTCTCAATGTACCACTGGTTGTTTTTCTTGAAAGAGTGGCTCACGATACGGACGAACGCCAGTTCATCATCGGAACGTGCTGGGAGGAATCGAATAACGGCGGAACCGTTTTTCTGTGCGTCCAGGGTCAGTTTCCATTCTTTCTCATCTTTCTGGAAGCCGGAACCACCTTTCAGATTTGCTACCTGTGCCTGGAGTTTAGCGGGATCTTGACGTTTAAAAATGCTGCTCATATTCTGTTTTCTCGTTTAGTTTAGTTTGATTAACGTTTGTTTCATTAAGTTTCGATATTTTATGATATCTTTTTCAGTAAGGTCAAATATTTTTCTGTATGCCTTTAACTTAATGCTAAAGTCAGACCAAATAATATCATCAGCTACTTGATCGTGTTTATTTATGATACCTAAAAATGAGTCAAAAATCAAAAACGATTCGTAAGATATCACATTTGACAGGACAAGTTTGCTTATGTAGGACGTTGATGATTTTTCGCTGTACTTGAACACCAGAGACACGGGGATCTCTTTCATTTTGGCGAATTCGTACACGTTTTTAACGTCATCCACAAACACGTTATCTAGTCTTTGTAACTTTCCTATGTACTGCCTGTAAAAGACAATACTATCTTCATCAACATCGCCTACCCAGAAATCCGGATTGGCTACGAAGTTGGAGAGGAATATAAAATAGATTTCTTTGAATGTAAAGCGTTGAGCTAATTTTACAAAGAAATATCTATCCTTTCGCTTGTTAAAGGCGTTTTCACTAACTTTGATCTGCCAGTTGTATTGAAGGACATCAAAACGCCCCTGGAAATGAGTTTTCATCGCCAGATATAACTTGTATACAGACAAAGGCACAAGCCGTGAATTCGCCTCACTATCAGCAAACGGAGCTTTAAATCTCACATGAAGCCGTCCAGAGTGGTTGATGAACTATGTTCAAGCGCAACCGATGGGCGAAGCATGTTTCCTTTGATCGCTTCGTCGCTAATCTTATCAAGGATCGCGCGAGGAACCGTTTTATTCAGCATCGCATAATCAATGGAATTTTCATCCATCCATTGTAGCGTTGCTTCCATGTATGTTGCCCCCTCAGAGGCAACCAGATTTTCGATATACAAACCGACTTCGGTCTTATTTCCGATCATGCTTTACGCCTTATCGATCATATCATACAGTTCGATCAGTTCGTTGTTTTCTTCTTCGAAAGCGGTACGGGCCTGTTCGTGATACAGTTTGAACAGTTTCCCGAAGGTTTTTCCGTCGATACCGAAATCAGTTTTTGCTTTGGATTTAATATCCTTGAAAGTACCGTTGAAGATCTCAACTTGAGTTTTCACGTTGGATGCTTCTTTGATCAGTTCTTTTACCTGTTTTGCTACATCAGGGTTTGTTTGTAAAAATTCTACACTCATTTTGTTACCTCAAAAATCACTCAGTTTTTCGAACATACGGGAAAGTTTGTTATCCATGAAGTAACGTTCCATTTTGGCTTTACTTCCGGATTTTGGAGTATTATACGCTTCAATAATCGAATTTTCAATATCTTTTGGTATAAATTCGAAATCGCGTAGTTCCTCATTTTCTTTGTAACGAGCGGCCCATTCAGGGGTCATCAACGTTGTCGGGTCGTCTGCCTCCAGCCATGCCTCTAACTCAGAGGATTTTACCGCTGGGGCGCGTTCGCCTTCAACCTTCGTCACAATATAATCATTTCTAATTTTAATACAAGCGATACTATCTTTTTTATCGCCTTTGATATTTTTGTATCGCAGATCGTTACGTGGCGAACCGTACTTAGGCGTTACCCATTTTTTCTGGGGAGGCGACCATTGACGAACACCGTTATATTTCTGTAGTTGTGTAAAGTCGCTATCAGCGGAAACCACTAATACTCGTCTACCTTCACCAACAGCTTTTTTCGTAACAACAGCAATTATATCATCAGCTTCCGCGAATTCAACCTTTAATCCAAGATAAGGCATATTCTGACGGATTTCTTCGAACACTGGGTTCAGGAAGTTGTTCAGACGATCCCAATCCCATTCTGATTCTTCATGTTCGATCTGACGACGTTTTTTGTAGTACCAGGCTTTTTGCCTACGCCAGTAATTTCTGTCATCGAAGGCAATCACGATTTCTGGATACTCACCTTTAAATTTTACAACGTTAAACCGTAAAGTGTCAAGCACCAGATGACGAATCATTTCGATCGTGATGGATGCTTGTTCCTTTGGTTTGAAGTTGTTCATCAGTGTAGCGATGGAAATGTTAGAGATATCGATGACCATAGTATCATCGGGTTCCCCTTCATCTTGCATCAGCTTGTTCAAGTTAAACATGCTTGCAAAACTGCTCATACATACCTCAATTTTTCAAAGAACGGGGTTATTGTAGTAACTTACGAAATGAAGTCAATACAAAAGACCATAAAAATTTTGATCAATAATACTTGATCTGATCAAATTTATGATCTATAATTTATTAATTAATAATTATTTTACTACAATGATCATTGTAGGTCAAGTACTAAAATCAATAAATTTTATATAATTTAGATCTGATCTATAGATCATTAGATCTACTTTAACCTTAAATAATATAGAATGAAATTTGATTTTGTCTACAGTTATTATATAATATTCTTAACTTCAAAGAGGAAATATGAATACTATGACTAAAGAAACAACCAATATCTACGCAGACAATGAAAAACTATACCCTATCCTCTGTGCATGGAAAAAGCAAATCGCCGAAACAGGTGATCGCAAAATGCCTAATGAGTTGGGGGCTGCTATTATGGATATTGCAAACGGGCTATCACGTCGTTACAACTTCAACCGTTATTCCGAAGATTGGAAAATGGATATGATCGATGACGGAATTTCCGCTGCAATCTCAGGACTGCATAACTTCGATGAAACTCGTTATACCAACGTTTACGGTTACATTAACAAAGCATGTTGGCAAGCATTCGTAACACGTATTCTGTACGAGAAAAAAGAGAACGCGAAGAAATATAAATTCTTCCTTGAGCACGTTTACGACTGCGAAGATTCAGATATGGTTAGTATTGCAGACGAAGGTTTCATTCAAGATCTACATGACAAACTATCTCAGTACGAGGCTTCCGCCACCAAAACCAAAGACAAGGAAGCGGAAGTATTCCCAACATTGGAAGATTTTCTATGAAAGCAATAATTGACTTAAACAAAATATTAACTGATATCGATTACGAAATTGACTTGCTACCCTACTTCGTAAAATTGGAGTTGCAAAACGTGGGAATCCCGGTTATCATCGATCCAACTGACGTAAGAAACCCCGATTTCGAAGTAGAAGAAGGGGTTTTGTCTTATATGATAAACGCCGAAACTATGATCATGGAGATCACTTATGATTGATGAAGAGAAAGAAGTACTAACCAGTGTGGAAGAAGTGGATCCGGAAGAGGAAATTCGACAAAAGATCCAGGCACGTGTAGAAGCCGACGCATTGAAGCGAGCACAAAAATTCATTAAGAAGAACCGGACTGAGATCAAACGCCTCCGTAGACACGCAGAGGAAGCCCTATTCAGGGGTAATAAGGTTCAGTATGTGTATGCGGTTAAGAAACTTCGTGATATGCTCAAACAGCCGTATACAGAGGATTTCATTGATACGATGTGGAACACTTCACTGGCATCAATTCGAAATATCGTAGCTTCACAACAGAAGCACTAACAAACAAGTAGCCCCGAAAGGGGCTATGAGGGTCTTATGAGAAAGTACTTAATGATCGGGGATACACACGCTGGCTTGCGTCAGGACAACCCCTGGAATGAAGAAAACCTATACAATGTATTCGTGCAAATCGTAGAACACTGCAAAGCAAACGGCATTACCGAGGCTTTCCATGCTGGTGATTTCTTTGATGTGCGAAAGGCCACCACACAAACCACGATGAAATTCATTCGTGAACGTATTGTGCCACTACTGGAAGAAGCCGGATTACATATCTATGTTCTGGTTGGGAACCACGATTGCCAGTTTAAAGACAAGATCCGCCCTAACTCACCGCGAGAGATTCTTGATCAGTATGATTGCTTTACTGTTGTTGATGAACCGATGACAGTAAATCTTGATACTTCTCCGCTACAATCAATCGATTTGATCCCGTGGATTTGTCAAGAAAATACACAGCAGATTTTTGATTTCATCAAAAAGTCAAAATCTCAATACTGCTTAGGACACTTTGAACTGTCCGGATACTATTTCTATAAGAACAGTAAAGCGGATCATGGGCTTGAACCGGATTTCTTAAAGAAATATGATATCGTGTATTCAGGCCACTATCATCACGCTAACGAAGGCGCTAACGTTTTCTATATCGGTACACCTCTTACCATGAGCGCGAACGATGAGGACGAAACCAGGGGCTTCTATGAGCTATCTTATGGCGAAGGTAAACGTGAATTAACTTTCATTGCTAACCCAGTATGCCACCATCGCCGGATCACCTATCCGGATCAAAAAGATGTTGATGTTGCCGATTACAAAAATTGCTCTGTTCGTTTGATTGTTCGCGAAGTTGATAACGATTTGCCTAAGTTTCAAACAAAACTGGAAGAAACAGTTTATGAGCTGAACATTGTCGATCGTGTGATCACTGATTCAGAAGTTGATACTGACTTTGAAATCAAAAGCGTATCTGGATTGATTAGTGAGTACATCAACAACATGCAGATCACTCCAGAAGAAAAGACCGAAGTATCTGCAATAATGAGTGCATTGTATGCAGAGGTTACGAGCAATGGAAATAGTTGATTACGTTAATATTTTAAACGAAGAAGGGCGATATAAAGCCCTTTATAAAATGTTTGGATTTGATGTGATTGTTGCAGTACAGCAGGATTCCTATAATGAGTATGTGTCATTGGGATTCACTCTGATTAAAGACAACTATCACGAAACAAAGGTTTGGACATTTACTGTCCTGAATAGCATGGATGAAGATTCCGTGATATACTGCTTTGATAGCACGATTACAAACATGATTAGTGATATATCCCAAAGGATAATTGATGAAACTCAAATTTAAAACATTGACTTATCAAAATATCTTGTCGGTTGGTAACGTACCGATCGTCATTGATTTTGATTCAGCAAAGAAAACCCTCATTACGGGTAAAAACGGCGGTGGTAAATCCACCATGATCGAAGCGCTTACATATGCTCTCTTTGGTAAGTCATTTCGCGATCTGAAAGTCGGGCAACTGGTGAACAGTATCAACAAGAAAAAATGTCTGGTTGAACTGTTGATCGAATACGGCAATGATGAATATAAAATCATCCGTGGACAAAAGCCGAAAGTATTTGAGATCTGGAAGAATGGCGAAAAACTGCCGGAAGATTCAGCCGCTGGTGATTATCAGTCACAGCTTGAATCAATGTTGAATATTAACCTGGTGGGCTTTAAACAGGTTATCGTTCTGGGTACTGCTGGTTATGTACCTTTCATGGAACTGAAAACACCAGATCGCCGTAAATTGGTTGAAGATTTGCTTTCTCTGTCTATTATCAGTGAAATGGACAAACTAAACAAATCATACATCCGTGGTGTTAACCGTGAACTGGATACGCTTTCAATGCAGATTGGACACGTACAACAGCAGATCGCAACACATCAAAAGTTCATTGACGAACAACGGGCAAAAGCAAATCAGAATACGGCGCGTTACCAGGATATCTACGATTCCCACGTAGAAACAGCAAAACAGATTAAAGCGCAATTAGTTGAACTTCAAACCCAGATCGCAGAATGCGTGATCAATGGTGAAGACCAAACAGCAAATATTCAAAAACTGCGTGATGGCTATACACGCCTCTCAATGAACGTAGAACAGTTGCAGCGTCTTGAGGTGATGTATCGCAAGGGTGGTGAATGTCCGGCCTGTAAACAGCCAATTAGCCCCACTCCTGAACGCATGGAAGAAATTGCCGAGAACATTAAAAACGGTACTCAGAAACTTACGCTGATTAAGAACAAGCAAGATCAGCTACAGAAAATCATGGATGATTTACTAACACAACAACGTACACTAAATGGGCTGAAATCCAAATACGAATCACTACGCGGTACACTTCAAAATGAAGTTGCAGCGGCTAAACGTGTTCGGGCTGTCATGGATAAAGCACAGGAAGACGTGGTGATCGACGAATCCCCAGTTGAAAAACTCCGTGAAGATGAAAAGGAACTTGATTCTAAACGTTCTGGATTTGTCAAGGAAAAATATTTTAGAGGTATTGTTACGGATCTGCTGAAAGATTCCGGCGTTAAAGCGAGCATCGTTAAACGTTATATTCCTTACTTCAATAAACAGATTGCGTACTATCTGGATCTGTTGGGTGCTGATTATCAGTTCACTCTGGATGACGAATTTAACGAATTGATTAAATCGCTGGGTCGTAATGATTTTAGTTACGCATCGTTCAGTCAAGGCGAAAGAGCACGTATCAACCTTGCTTTACTGTTCACCTGGCGCGATGTAACCAGTAAAATTTCTGGTGTTGATTTATCCCTTCTGATCCTGGATGAAGTGTACGATGGGGCAATTGATCGTGAAGGTAGTTTTGCTGTAAAAGCGCTATTGGATGGGATAAATGGTAACGTAATTGTTATCAGTCATCAGGATCTGGATCCGCAAGACTTCGATCGACATATCACCATGCAGAAAGTTGGACGGTTCACAAAGTGTACTATCAATGATCGAGGTGCATAATGTTAGAAAGAGAATTTGAATTAGAAACCGCTCCGGAAATAGAGCGGTTTTATCTCCACAACAATTTTCTTGAAGAAAAACATATAGTTACTATGAAAGATGTTGAGGAAGCATTCAAAGATAACCCTATAGAGTTGACGCGAATCAAGAACAACAAAAGTTCTGTTTGGTTCCTCGAAAAAATCTATTGACCGAAATCCATAAATACAGTAAAGTAGCCCATGTAACGAAACGTGGGCTTTGTTTTTATTTGAGGAACAATAAATGATCACTGAATCCAAAATGACTTATCAGGAAGCACTGAAAGTTTTGGGCGCAACTGGTAGCGAAACCAGCGCCGAAATGTCCAGACTCTTCAAACGCGCATCCTTACGCAATCACCCCGACCGTGGTGGTAGCAATGAATTAATGCAGAAAATTAACCAGGCTTACGACGTAGTTACAAAAACTGGGCCTAGTGGCGCACGTTCTGAGACTGCTGGTGATGTTCGCGCACGTTATGCACGTCAAAAGAAAGAATGGGAAGAAAAAGTTGATGCTTACTTTGTAGTGGCGAAAAACTATTTCAGCACCAAATTTAACGCACAGGAATTTGCGGAATACTTCACCAAATACACTGGATTGCCTACCACTTTCAAACAGGAAGTAACAAAAGGTAGTCACGGTGTTTATGCTTCGTTCCGTTTCACTTCTGGTGATGCTTACTTTGATTTCGGTTTCAACTGCACCCCTCCGAATGGACAAGGGTTAGCCGCTCCGGATTCATCTGCACTGGGTAACGTTTCTGTTAGTACCTTTGTACTGGTTGGAACTAAAAAACATAAAATGGCAAGCCGTGATTATCAATGGGGCAAAAACCCAGACAAGATCACTCCGGAAAGCCTGTTCCCGTCTAAAAAACTGGAAAGCATTTTCAGCCCTGTACAGAAAAATATCAAATACAAACGTGCTGATTACCTTGCATCATTCCGTAAGCTGTTAGGCGCTGACATTAGCGGAAACGATATCTTTGTTGAAGTTGGTACACTGAAAGTTCGTTTCTATCGTCATGTAATGATGCGTAAAGGTGCGTATGTGTTTAGCGCGGTGTATGATCCTGCTGTATCTAAGTATCGTCCGGCTGCACAACTTCGCGGAACTATGTTAGAAGACGAGGACGGCGCTTGCCTGGATATGATCGTTGATACGTTCAAAGAGTTGCAGAAACTGAAACCGAGTGTTCAAGGCGTTGTGAACGCGATCGATAAGATGAACGCAGAGTTTGCAGCGGGACATCGTTCAGCATCTTTTGTTAAACGTGTAGCTGCTCAGGAAGCCGCGCCGAAGCCAGAAGAGAAGCCAAAACGCACTGTTAATCGTATCGGTAAAGAGGAATACTTCGCAGCACTAAAAGATATTGGTGCTCGTGTAATGCCTACCAGCGGTTATGTTGAATTTGATAACGGCGCTGGTGTTACTATCAACTTCAAGCGTATTGTTGTAAACCGTAAAGCATACTACTCATTCAGTAGCTTTGATTTCATGTACTCTGGTCAGAAACACATTGAGTGGTTGAAAGGAATCGATATCGCAGAAGATACCAAAGGCGCAAGCATTAGCCTACTCACTGATACTCTGAAATCTTTACGTGGGATCTCTGACTGGAACACTGTTAAGAGCGCTTTAGATCAAATGAATTCTAACTTCAAGGCGGGTAAATTCTCCGCACCTCATGTGAAGAAGGAAGCAGAGCAAAAAGCACCGAAACAGAAAGACGAAATCGGCGCACAGCCTACCAAACCACAGGCGGCTAAGAAAGATACACCAGAAGTGGAAAAATCACAGGCTGTTCATGCAGCACGTGAGAAAGCGAATATGAACAACACTATTCGTAAAATGATGACTATGTTAGTCAAAGCACAGCGCAAAGACACTCCGGAAGATATCAAGAAGGAAGTTGATGCAGCAATTCAATTGTGGCGCTTGACTTATTAATCAAATGAACTATAATGGGAACTGTTAACGCAGTTCCCTTTTTATTTGAGGAAAATATTATGAGTTGTCCAACATGGTTACGTTTGGAAAATCTGAAAGAAGGTACACAAAAACGGATTTATATTAATCTTGGTTGGGTTCCTCCTACCGATTTTCAAATGGCTGAGATTTTAATCAATGCTGTTAAAGAAGTAAGCGACACTTACGAATGGGAAAGGCTCTATTTTCCTTTGATTGGTTTGTATATGACGCGAAATAAATTTGAAGAAATGAAACTTGCTGTTATTCGCGCTACGATTATTAATTCCCAACAAAGATTTACTTTGAAAAATGCATGGAGTTCTGAATGATTATTCAAGTATCTGTACAGGGTGACACTCTGACTGTCACCGAATCCATCAATACCGCTCTTGCTGTATGTCGTGACCATATCTCACAAAATCCTCCAGTGACTGAGATCCTGGAAATTGATGTTTGGGATCAGATTGGGATGATCGACGCATCATATGGATTTACCCCGCGAGATGAAGAACTATCTCGTATCGAATCATGGCTGAATGAACAGGAAACGGAATGAAACTCCCTAAGAACACAACACTACTAACCCGCGAAAAACTTCACTCTGTTGATTGGTGTCCTCTGGATATCATGATTTTTGATATTGAATCTCGCGTGATCAATGCAAAATATCAGGGGTGTAGTATTTTCTCTGTTGAATTCGAGAAGATTCGCGGGTATGATGAGAAGTACAAAGAAAAACTGAAAGTTATGATTGAAGCATTAGGCTATATTGTAACTGTTGAAGACAACAAAATGTGGATCGCAATATGAGCATAGTAAAAGCGGTGTTTGCATTGGGAATTGATATCTATCACGATGATTTCGCTTTTGGATATCAGCAAGGGTTGCCGTGGGGCCACTGTAAAGAAGATTTGCAGAACTTCAAAGAAGAAACCGCAGATAGCGTTTTGATCATGGGTGCAAATACGTTTACCTCTCTTCCGGGTAAACTTCCTGGTAGGATCCATTGTGTTCTGTCTGGTTCAGGTAGTTTTTTGAAAACCAAAAAAGGCGACGTTGCTGATTACGTGATCCACGGTGGCGGGTTGTCTGCTGCTATTGGTACAATGCAAGCAACACACCCAGATAAAAATGTATGTGTCATCGGTGGTAAGGGGTTGCTTTTAGATTCAATCAATAATAAAATGGTTGATGAAGTAATTTTGACAAACATTTACGGACATCATGTGTATAACGCACCAGCGTTTAAACGTGATGTTGCATTTACTCTTTCTGAACTGGGTGGCGCATTATTAAAATATGAATTTTCTGATTTAAAAACTCAGTACATAAAAGAACATGAACGCATTGAAAAAATCGTAGTTGAACGATATAAAAAGGTATAAAATGAAACAATATCTGGATATTATTAAACTTGTACTTGATAACGGTGTTGAATCAACTGATCGCACTGGTGTAGGTACTATTCGTATTTTCGGCGCACAAGCCCGATGGGATCTAAACAGAGGTTTCCCCGCAACTACCTGTAAAAAACTATTCTTCAAACCGTGCAAGCATGAATTGCAATGGTTCCTGTCCGGTTCAACCAACGTTGAAGAACTTCGCCGGATGACCTGGGGTGAAAATAGCGATAAGCGCACAATCTGGGATGATAACTATGAAAAACAAGCTATTGATTTAGGATATGATTCTGGTTATCTGGGGCCAATCTACGGTCATCAATGGCGTTCGTTTGGTTCTCTTTATGGGGATGATGATAGTTATTATGGCGGTAGTGGTGTTGACCAGATAGCAAAAGTCATTGAACAACTGAAATCAACCCCAGACGATCGCGGGATCATCGTTTCTGCCTGGAACCCTGTTGATCTTGATGATATGGCATTGCGTCCGTGTCACTGTTTCTTTCAGTTCGTTGTAATCAACGGTAAACTGTCTCTACAGTGGTATCAGCGTTCAGTTGATGTCTTCTTAGGGTTGCCGTTCAATATCGCCTCCTATGCTCTCCTGACGCATATTATCGCTGATATTTGCGGGTACGAAGTGGGCGATCTGGTTTGGACTGGTGGTGATGTCCATATCTATAAAAATGCGGTTGAACAGGCAAAAGAACTTTTACAGCCTAACCGTTCACCAATGCCATTACCGATTCTAAAAATGCCGAAGGTAAATAGCTTACTTGATTTAGATCAAGAATTCTTTGACTCGATAACCTTAGAAGGGTATCATAATCACGGCTCTCTAAAAGCTGAAATGGCAGTATGAAAAATGGGGCTTCGGCCCCTTTCTTAACAAGGTAAGAGAATGAATGACATTAAAGTAGTAGTAAAATCCTCTGGTGTACGCCAGCCGTTTGACAAAGAAAAAATATACAAAGTGCTCAAGTGGGCCTGTGATGGTCATAATATCGATGTTCGTGCATTCCTTGAAAATGTATTAGAACTGATCCGCGATGGTATGACTACCAAACAAATTCAACGTATCGCTATCAAGTATGCAGCAGATCATATTTCTGTTAAAGAACCAGATTGGCAATACGTAGCATCGAATCTTGAAATGTTTGCATTGCGTAAAGACGTTTACGGTCAGTTCGATCCTATCCCGTTCTACGATCACATCGTTAAAATGGTTGAAGCGGGGAAATACGATAAAGAGATCCTGGAAAAATACAGCAAGCAAGATATTCAAGTTTTCGAACGTGCAATTGACCATGATAAAGATTTTGAATTTTCGTATGCTGGTTCCCAACAGTTAATCGGGAAATATCTGGTTCAGGATCGCGATACTGGAGAAATCTTTGAAACCCCTCAGTATGCGTTTATGCTTATTGCGATGTGTCTGCATCAGGAAGAAACTGGGTTAGCACAGGTTACGCATATCGTTGATTTTTATAACGCAATTTCCGATCGCAAACTGTCTCTACCGACTCCAATTATGGCGGGTGTACGTACTCCTACGCGCCAGTTCTCCAGTTGTGTAGTAATTGAATCGGGTGATTCTCTTGGTTCTCTTAACGCTGTAACCTCTGCGATCGTGAAGTATATTTCACAACGTGCTGGTATTGGGGTTAACGCGGGACATATTCGCGCAATGGGTTCTAAAATCCGTGGTGGTGAAGCTGTTCATACTGGTGTGATTCCTTTCTGGAAACATATCCAAACCGCTGTTAAATCCTGTTCACAGGGTGGCGTTCGTGGTGGTGCTGCAACACTGTATTATCCTTTCTGGCATCTGGAAGTTGAAAACCTTCTGGTGTTGAAGAACAACAAAGGCGTAGAAGAAAACCGCGTTCGTCATCTTGATTACGGTGTACAGCTTAACCAGTTGATGTATAAACGCTTAATGAATCGTGATTACATTACGCTGTTTAGTCCGGATGTTGCTAACGATCGTCTGTATGATCTGTTCTATGAAGCTGATCAGACTGCATTTGAAGAACTGTATGAAAGCCTGGAAAAAGACCCAACTGTTCGTAAGAAACGCATCAAAGCGGTTGACCTGTTCCAACTTTTAGCACAGGAACGCGCACAGACAGGACGCAAATACATTTTCAACACTCATCACGTCAACCAACAGGGTAGTTTTACGGTTCCTGTCCGTATGTCTAACCTCTGCTGTGAGATTGCGATCCCAACGTCGCCGCTGGATGACGATGATAAAATGGCTGGTGAAATTGGATTGTGTACGCTAATGGCTATCGTTCTGGATAACGCTGATATCAGCGAATTCCCGAAACTCACGCGTATTGCAGTACGTGCGCTTGATAACCTGCTGGATTACCAGAACTACCCTGTAAAAGCCGCTCTGAAAGCTAAACAGCGTCGTTCTCTGGGTGTTGGTATCACCAACTATGCATCATGGTTAGCAAGCAACTATTGCGACTACTCAGAAGCGTATACCGACAAAGTTCATGAGTTAATGGAAGCGTTTCAGTTTAACCTTCTCGTTGCTTCTATGGAACTGGCGAAAGAACGTGGTGCGTGTGGATTGTACAACGATACCAAATACGCTCGCGGATTACTGCCTATCGATTGGTATTGCAAAACCGTTGATGAACTGGTAGCACCTGTTTATAATTGCGATTGGGAATGGTTACGTAGCCAGATTAAGAAATACGGCTTGCGCAACTCTACTCTTTCTGCTTTAATGCCTTGTGAAAGTAGTTCACAGGTTAGTAACTCTACCAACGGGATCGAACCTCCGCGCGGTTTAGTGAGTATCAAATCTTCGAAAGAAGGACACTATAACCAGGTTGTGCCTAACCAGAATAACCAGATTGATTTCTATGATCTGCTCTGGGATATGGCTAAACGCGGTAACAAAGGGTATCTGTCTCATGTAGCAGTTATGCAGAAGTTTGTCGATCAGTCTATTTCTGCAAACACCAACTATGACCCGGCAAACTATGAAGACGGGAAAGTTAAAACAGAAGACATCATTGATGATCTGCTGTATGCTAACTACTACGGTGTTAAAACTCTGTACTATCATAATACGCGTGATGGTGCTGGTGATGAAGAAGAAGCCGCCGAAGATTGCGCGGGTTGTAAGATTTGATTAATGCCCCTTCGGGGGCTTTTTAAAGGTAAAGACATGTTAACAGTAATGAATACAAACCCAGATCATAACCACTTAGATCAACCTATGTTTTTTGGTGAAGATACTGGTGTTGCACGTTATGAATCGCAGAAACACAAAGTTTTCGAAAGCCTGACGCAAAAACAACTTTCTTTCTTCTGGCGTCCGGAAGAAGTCGATCTGTCTACTGACCGTATGCAGTATGCAAAACTTCCTGAACATGAAAAAATCATTTTCGATTCTAACCTACAGTATCAAACCCTGTTAGATACCATTCAGGGACGTGGGCCTAACCTCGCATTTTTGCCAATTGCATCCGATGTGAGCATGGAAACCTGGATCGAAACGTGGGCGTTTAGTGAAACCATCCACAGCCGTAGTTACACGCATATTCAACGTAACTTACACATCGATCCTTCTGTACAGTTCGACCAAATCCTTCGCAATGAAGCGATTATGAAACGTTCCGCATCAATGACACGGTATTATGATACTCTGATTGATGAATGTCATAAGCTGAAAACCATCATGATGCTACAGGAACAGGTTAGCGGTTATAAACCAAATGATCCGGCTGTCGTGTATTATAACGAGCAATACGCTAAACAGGCCACTAAGTGCAAAGAAGCGCTGTACCTGTGTATGCACGCTGTGAACGCTCTGGAAGCGATCCGTTTCTATGTGTCGTTTAGTTTCACCTTTAACTTTGCTGAACAGGGCAAGATGGAAGGCAACGCTAAAATTATGCGCCTGATTGCGCGTGATGAAGCATTGCATCAGAAAGGTACTCAGAGTAAAATCCGTTTGTGGCAAATGGGTAAAGATGATCCAGAAATGGTTGAAATCTCCCGTAGGCTGAAAAAAGAAGCAACGGCGATTTTCCTGGAAGTATATGAACAGGAAAAAGAATGGGCTGAACATTTATTCTCTGTTGGTGATGTAGAAGGTGTATCGCTGAAAAGCACTATCGCTTATATTGAACACCTTACAGATCAGCGTATGCGAGCGGTAGGGCTTGATTCACCATTCACCCCGATCCCTAACCCGTATCCGTGGATGAATAAATGGCTCAAAAGTGATAACGTACAGGTTGCCCCGCAAGAGGTTGAAGTAAGTTCTTACCTCGTCGGAAACTTGAATACTGAAATCAGTGATGAAGCGTATGCAAAATGGGCCAGCAAATACGCGTGATTGTCGGGTAGTAAACAAGTACAAAACTGATTGGGATGTCGATATTCAAAGAGGTACGAAGTTCGGCAACCCTTATCACACAGGAACAAGGGGAGAAAACATTTTAGCGTTTATCCCCTGGTTCCAGAATCAGGTTCGTACTGGGGCGATCACGATTGAAGAATTGAAAGAACTTGATGGTAAGAGGCTTGGTTGTACTTGTGCGCCTCTTCCCTGTCACGGTGATTACATCGCGCATGTGGTTAATGTTTTGTGTGGTAAGAAAAGATCACTTGACTTTTTGGATATATAATGTATGAAATCTGAATTCAACTTAACCCTTGATAAATGTGGTCGCATCGATCGAAGTTTTGTTAAGTGTGGTGAACTTAGGCATTGTGTTTATTTTATTGCAATTAACGATGAAATAGTATATGTTGGTAAATGTCGGGATATGTGGAAGCGTTTAGACACATATCGCAATGCAAAGTATTGGAGAGAAGCCAACCCCAGCAACATCTTAAAAACGTGTCGATTGGAAATGGCTATCAAAAAACGAAAAACTGTGAAACTTATCGTGACTACTCACGATGAAAATACATATCATGATTATGAAATCAACATGATACGAAAATACAACCCTGAATGGAATAAACAGCACTATGACAAAGGCACAAACTAAAATTATCAATACCCTTTACAAACAACTCATGCAGTTGTGTGGTGAATCCGAAACATTTTTCTTCGTTGATCAAGTAACCGTGATGGGTACACCTGTTCGAATCTTTAACTATCGCATGGCCTCATATACAGACTGGCTAAAGCCTGGTGCTCTGGAATGTCGCGGTATCATGTTTGAAATGGATGGAGATACCCCCGTATCAATCATCAGCCGCCCTATGGAGAAGTTTTTTAACTATGCCGAGGTAAAGGCATGGGAAGCGCTTAACGAGTCTCCTATTGAATTAGGCGAAGTTTTAGACGTGATGATTAAAGAAGATGGTTCCTTGATCTCAACTTTCCTTGACGGTGGATTTCTGGCGGTCAAGTCTAAAGGTTCGGTTAAATCAGAACAAGCTATGGATGCACAAAGTGTGTTAATGGCAAACCGTGAATTGCTGACCCGCTTAACTGAGATCGCAAAAGAAAACTATACGGTGAATATGGAATACGTTTCCCCGAAAAACCGTATCGTTGTTGGTTATGATTCTCCTGATCTGCGTATCCTGAACGTTCGTCACAACATCACGGGTGAATACATCCCTTATGATGAACTCTTTGCTGACGCGCTGTTACGTGCGTATCTGGTTAAGCGTGAGAATATCGAAGTACTGGATCTGGATGCATTCGCAAAAGAAGCATATCAGAATGAAGGATTCGAAGGCTATGTTGTTCTGACAACGAAAGGGTTTGTAAAAATCAAAACAAACTGGTATGTCAATCTGCATCGCACAAAAGATAGCATTACCAACAATAAGGATCTTTTCCTAAATATTGTTGAGAATACGGTCGATGACCTGAAACAGCTATTCAGTTCGGATCTGGTCTCTCTGAAAAAGATTGACGATTTCGAAAAACTTTTCCTTGATAGTCTCAATCGTTTGAGTGCAAAAGCGTTCAAAGCCATTGAAGATAATAAAGGGAAATCGCGTAAAGATTTTGCTATCAGTCTAAGCGCGGATTTGTCAAACGACGGTCGGATCATCTTCGGGCCTCTTATGAAGTACTTCGAAGAAACCGATCCACAAAAACTGGTCGATCGCATCATTGAAATGATGGTTAAAAATTACGATCAGTTCATTCCTGAACAATATAAATGAGGTTCATAATGCCTAAGATATCATCTTGGGTATGGCCTGTAATCGTGGGGCTATCTTTGATAGCCCTTTTTTACATTGCAGTCGATACCAAAATCGAAAACGCATCGTTACGTAAGGATATCAAATCTTTGCAAGATGATGTGAAGAAAGTAAAAGAGACAAATACAAGCAATACTGTTATCTACGTGGAACAAAAATCCAAAGATCAGCAGTTAGTCAAGGATGCAGGGCGCAAACACCTTTTGTTTGAGAAACCTGGATTGATTGAAATCAAAATCAACAAATCCTTCGACGAATACATGCAGGAATTTGAAAAATGAAATTAGCAATGATAGTATTACTTGGTGTTTTTCTCGTTGGTTGTGCTGAACAGCCACCTGTTAAGGTACTTCCTACGCTACCCGCAAAGGTTAACCCAGTGAAGGTAAAATGGAAAGTAATTGCAGACGTTAGAGAAATCGACGGGAAACAATACCTCGTAATGCCATATGATGGTAATCCTTATGTTGCATTGACATATCCAGATTCATTGATTTTACGTAGCTGGATGAATGACGTTAAAAGACAAAAGGATCAAACCGATAATGTTCTGTGTACGTTGGGATACCCTGAGAAATGCAAATCAAAATAACCAAAACGTTTTTTCGTGACATAACAGAAGGAAAAGTTTATACTGCGAAAAAGGATAAAGAAGGTCTATGGATAGAAAACGATTGGAACCGTGATATGTGGCTCAATCTTACGAATGAGTATAACAAAGAACTAATTGAATATGAGATAGTGAAATGAATCTGTTTATGACTATTGGCGTTCCGGGTAGTGGAAAAACTACCTGGGCGCATGAGAAAGCCCGTGAATTGGGTAATACTGTTACGATCTCTCGCGATGATCTGCGTAGCTCTTTGTATAATGCTGGTAAAGGTGCTGGCGGATACAAATACACCAAAGCGAAAGAAGAAATGATTGCAGAAATGCAGGATCACGTTGTTATCTCCACTCTGAAAGATGGTAAAAACGTGATCATCCACAACACGCATCTGAAAGAAAGTGATAAAAATCACTGGCGTGAAATTGCATTGGAACACAAGGCAGATTTTCATATTGAATATTTTGATGTGTCCATTGTTGAATTGCTTCGCCGTAACCACAAACGCGGTCGTGATGCATTACCCGTTTCGCGTGTTTGGGAAATGTTTAACCAGTATCGTAAGATCCGTGGGTTCGTACCAGCAATGGAAATCGTCAATACCCACAATCAGAAGTGTGTGATCTTTGATGTTGACGGTACGCTAACAAAAGTAGGGCAACGTAGCCCGTATGACTTTACCAAAGTGATCAATGATCCGCCAAACATCCCGATTCAACAACTGTTTCACCTGTACAAAAATGCAGGGTATAAATGCATCGTTGTATCTGGGCGTGAAGGTAATCCGCAATGCGCACATGATACATGGGTTAGCCTGTTAAGTTATGGTGTTGAACCGGATGAAATTTTTATGCGTCAAGAAGGCGATACCAGGACAGATTTTGAAGTAAAAGAAGAAATTTTGTTTGACAAGATTTTAGATAAGTATTATCCTGTTATTGCAGTGGACGATAGAGACACTCCGGTCGGAATGTGGCGAGCAAACGGGATTCCGTGCTTACAAGTCGATTATGGTGATTTCTGATTGACATATAATGTGGGTATGTTAAAGTACCCACACAAAAGAGGATTACATTATGAACGTTATTCGTGAAGATAAAGGCATCATGGTTGAACTTGGCGATCGCATTCGCGTAGAAAATCTGGGCGATTTTAACCAAAAAGTTCGTTTGTTGTGCCAAAAAATTGCTAACAAAATCCAGGAACAGAGAAAAGCACCAGGCGGGTTTGAAGTTAGCGCCACTCCGGTTTCTCAGTACTCGTACATTGTGTATATTCATGACGTGGATACTAACAGCACCCAATCTTTCGGGCTGGTGTTAAATCCTATTACTGGCTACGTTACATGGGCGGTTGTATTATGAACGTAAAAATTATTGATAGAGCGATGATCACGGACGAATCTGTATACCCGGATCCTCGTTATTATGGCGGTGTTTTCGGATACATCAAAGGAACTGATATTGATGTAGTAACAAGTCCGATCGCTGAATATGATATCAACAAAAATCAAACAGAAGTTCGCGTTACTACAATCAACGGTTCAGAATATATCGTTGAAGCGACTCCTGATTTTATCAAACAGTTACTAAAGGTGATGAAAGATGCTTGATCATCCTGGCTCTATGAGCATGGTTCTCCTGGAAGCATTAAAGGCATATGATATCCCTTGTCATTTCGGTGAAGTAAATGTTAATACTATTGTTGACGAAATCGACAACCCAAATACTTTCATTGCTTGTCTTGTTCGAAAATTCACAAGTTGTTTTCGTCCGAGTCCAGAAAAAGTAGTGATTAGTTCTGTTTCTGCACATCATCGAGTGTTGGATGATAGAAAGATTCAAGTTTACTGGAAAGTTCTTTATCACGTGGTGTATCATGAAGATTGATGATATTATGTTTATGCTTAGAGCGGTAAGCGCTTCTAAGTTCTCTCAATGTGTCTCTGTTAATGTCGGTGCTGCGTTGAGAAATGGTAACGGGCGTGTGTTTGTAGGCGCAAATAATACGGTTGATCCTAGTCATCGTTGTACAGATCAGTGCAATCACTTATTAGATGATAACGGGAAACTGAGTGAAGAAAAGCGCCCTGAACATTCACAATGGTCAGATCGCAACGAAGTACACGCAGAAATGCGCGTTATTATGCTGGCGGCGTCTCATGAACAAATCAAAGACGCAACTTTGTATACAACTCATTCCCCTTGCTCACAATGTGCGAAAAATATCGAATTTTGTGTTGCAACAGGTATGATTAAGCGTGTAGTATATCTACATAAATACGATCGTGGTGGCATCGAGTGGATATGGCGTCTACAGCAATACGGTGCCGAAGTAGTACAACTTGACCCCGAAGAAATGAATAAACATTTCCGGATCAAATAACCAATGAGTAAATGTATGTCTGAACTGAGTGTAAAAGCATCCTTTGAATATGTTCTGATTGAAACCAACGCTAAAGCGGCTGGAACTGAAATTGTATCACCTTCTGGTATTGTGACTGGTGTTCGTCAACACGGCGAGGAACCGATCTACGGCACAGTGTTATCATGTGGGCCGGATGTACCGGAAGAATATAAAACCCTGCTTATGGGTAAGCGTGTACCGCTTCCTCATGCACAAATGGCAAACGTGCCGGATCCTGAACTGATTGCAGGAAAGGCAACAAAAGAAGAAGCTCGCAAGTATCCGGTTAAATATGTAACCGCACACTATAAAGCGATTCAAGCAATTTACGAATAAGAGATCCAACATGGCTAAACAAATTCAAGCAATCATCGCCGATACCGTCGCAAAATCCAAAAAACTTTTCGACAAAGGCGACATCCTCGAAGCACCGACCCGCATCGATGTAATGACTTCAATGATCATTGATGCTCACCAGGGAAAACTGAATTCCCGTGCTTCGGAAGTAATGGAATACATCGTACAGTTCGAGGATGTATGCAAATACGCCAAAGCTGTTGATCCGGCTGTTCGCGAAATCTACCGCAAACAGTTCTAAAAAATATTGGCCCCTTAGCTCAATAGGTAGAGCTAATCACTCATAATGGTTAGGTTCCCGGTTCAAGTCACGGGAGGGGCCACCAAACAAGGCAAGGCACTTAGAGAAGCGGGAGGAACAGAATCTGATTCTGTTGGTTGTAGGTGCAAATCCTACCCTTGCCACCAAATTTGGGTGCGTAGCGCAATGCCGTTAAATGGTTCGGAATATGCAACCTTATCCACAGGAAAGGCTCTGTTGGTATCCGGTAATAGGTTCCCCGGAATGCGGGGTGAAGTAAAGAAACTTCCAGCCCACTAATTTTAATGAGGTTTATATGAAATTTCGTGAAACTGTGAAATACCATAACGCGGTCGAATATACGCAGATTTTTGTTGATATGTCTCCTGCAAAATTCAAAGAACGCTATGGCATGACATTTAATGAATGGAAAGATGGATTGCCCGATGGGGACTACCGAAAAAACTTCAAATTCAATGAATGTTATGTGGATGATGATCCTTACGATCTGGATATTTTTGGTAAAACAACGCCTCTCATTGAGAATTCGCCAGAACAGCTTTACGAATCTTGTATTGACTCTGCATACGAAATTTAAAGAGATAACATGAAAAATTTACAAAAACTGTTTAAAATGTCTCCGACAATTAGAAAAATCATCGGAGAAAATAGCAATCTAACGAATCGCAACAAAAAGTTGATGGAATTTTTTGTAAAAGAGTTCGATGATTTTGATTCTGAACTTCGTAAAGCGCTTGAAGCATATTCCAAACAAGGGTTCTTTGCATCGCCGCAAGTAAATAGCAAGAAAGAGTATAGCGAACGATTCTTTGATTGGGAGATTGTCAATCTCGTTCGTAGAACAAATATATCTCCGAGCAATCACCAATTGATTTCTCTTGATACTTCGGTATTCTTTATCCAGTATCTTATCAGCGGTGGTTTCAAAAATCCTGAAATTCCGTTTACAAATGAAGCGGTTAGCAGTGAATTTGATGAATCATTTGTATACATCAACACAAACAAATAATCAAATGGCTATCTTCGGATAGCCTTATTTTTGGGGTGTCTATGCGCTTTTTAAAGTATGCAAGTTGGATCGTACTCGTCCCTCTTGACATTATTACTGGAGTATTAGCAATTCTGTTTGCCCCGTTTGTTGTACCGTTCTACAACGAGAAAACAGGGCATCTTCCTAAAGGCTTCCGGTGGATGGAAACCTTCGATAATCCTATTGATGGTGATGGTGGACATATCCGCCGTTGGGCGTCTATACGCTATCATCTGGGGGATTTTGGGGTATACATGCAGCGTGTTGGCTGGTTGTGGAGAAACAAGGCTTATAACTTCGCATATCACGTTTTAGGACGTGAAGCGACAAGCAAATTCGACTGGAAAGGCAACCCAAAAACAGAAGGTGGGCCAAACCCCGTAAATCATGGCTATCTGCTCATGTGGAATGAATCAGCATGGGGTTTGTACGTTTACAAACCGTGGCTACGGATCCACAAAGTGCAATTCTGTTTGCGCGTTTATGCTGGATGGAAACTGAAACAAGAAGTTAGCGACCCAGTTAACCTGGATCGTGCAATGCTGGCGTTTCATTTCAACCCGTTCAGGTATTATGTAATCAAGTAAAGGTAATACAATGAAAGCATTTCAAATTTTAGAAGGTTTGCATACTGGTACGATCTATCTGGAAGAAGGTAACGACGTTCGGATCGTAGTATCAAAAACATTAACTATGGATTCTGTGATCGGTAAAGCTCGCGTTACTCCGTTTGAAAAGCGAGAGATTGAGATCGAATATCAACCAACTGTTAAGGTGGAAGGTGGACAGCATTTAAACGTAAACGTGTTGCGCCGCGAAACTCTCCTGGATGCGGTTGAACATCCTGAAAAATACCCACAGTTAACGATCCGTGTTTCTGGTTATGCAGTGCGTTTTAACTCACTGACCCCTGAACAGCAACGCGACGTTATCGCCCGAACCTTTACAGAGAGTCTATAATGGCAATTGATGATATCAAGGGTTATAAACCCCATACTGATAAAAAAGTAGAAACGGTAAACCGTATCAAAGATGCTGAAAATGAATTAGGTGCAATCCTGGAAGATATCGAACAGCGACTATCAAATTCAGATATTGATTCACTGATAGAGGAAGAATTAGATGAGGTGCTTGAACGTATCCATCAAATTCAACTAGCGAAAGACCGACTGAAAGAAGCCTCTATGTGGGCGTGTCGTGCGGTGTTTCAGCCTGACGAAAAATATTAAAAATCAAGCCGTTGCCGAAAGGTAGCGGCTTTTTCTTTTTTGGTGTAAAAAGTTGTTGACTCCCTTCTCACATTCCCTTATAGTTAATCCCGTAGACAAGAAAACACTTTTATGAGGATGACATTATGAAACGCTCTTACAACATGAATGAACTGGTTTTCTTCAAAACTCGTCGTGAAGCACGTGCTTACGTTCTGGCGGCTGGTAAAAATACTTCTGCTGCTATCGATATGGGTACTGATAAAGCTGTTGGTGCTCGTTGGGCCGCTGTTATCGTTATCGCTGCTCCGGTTACTCCGGTTAAAACTCTGGTACTTGGTGCGCGTCACGCCGAAACTCTTAACACCGCTGCAAGCGGTAGGGGCCACGAAGTTAAAGTGTTCAAGAAGCGTTCTTATCTTTCATGTGCAAGGGGTTAACTATGGCACGATTCATATATAAAGTGGAATACGAAAATACTGAGTTATCTGATACCTTTTTGAAGATGATTCGTGATCACGGGCAACGTCTGGAAAGAGTAACGATTGATACTGCTTTTGATTGTCCTGTTGGGTTGGTTCTGACATTATCTTGCAGCCCCGCAAAAGAATCAGCCCGTGTAGAAATGTTACATAAACTAAATGCATTTTATGAAGGTGGTAGTGTATGGCGAGTATTGTAAAATTTTTCACCGACTCAGTGAAAGAAATTAAAAGCGCTCTGGAACAATGGAACACTCGCTGTGATGTATCCATTAAATCAGAGTACGAAACAACTTATGATCGTTATGATCCGGCCCGTGGTTTGCACAATAACCCCCATGAGGTGGAAGTGTGATTGATATCGAAACAAATAACGTGATTCTTGTCATAGTATCTTTTATGTTGGGATACTGGGCCGCATCATGAAATACTACGGATTCAAAACGAGTCATTTTGGTAAAGCGTATCGCACAGAAAACATCGATCGCAAACGTCCGTACTATGATTCGTTAGTACGAGCGGGACGTAAACGCGCTCGCCAGGAAGGGAAGAAAGAGGGTGAAGATCGTGGATAACTGGAAAACATGGATATCAATTATCGTTGGTGTTATCATCGGACGCGGTTTGTATGATTTAATCTTTTCAATAGGGGTTAACTATGGACATTGGTTCGGGTAGTCAGTACCCATCATGCGCGTTAAGCAACTTCGCTCCGCATCCGTTTACGTTTGACGGGGTAGAATGTGCATCAATGGAGGGCTTTTTGCAAAGCCTGAAATTTAGCAACCCAGATATGCAAGCCCATGTATGTACTCTGGTAGGCAAGGCCGCAAAGTTCAAAGGCAAAAAGAAAAAATGGTGGACTAACCAGACCTTATACTGGAAAGGTATCCCTATTCATCGTTCCTCTGAGGCGTATCAAATCCTGATTGAAAACGCATATAATGCGTTATTCCTTAATGAAGGGTTTCGCCGTGCGCTGGCAGCAACCGGAAAAAGTACCTTGACACATTCAATGGGAAAGAATAAAATAAATGAAACTGTACTGACTGAAAGAGAGTTTGTACGCAACTTAACCCGATTGAGAGATCTGTTATGAGTGAAAAAGAAAGAGTAGAATGCGTGTTTCTGTTCAAAGGCGCGATTAATCCATTAGCGTTACTGTATGCGCAACATGCATTACGTTCAACGTTGATTCAGAGTGTTATCTATAAAGCAGGTGTGTATTATGTTACCATCGGCGCAAATAACATGGTTGTTATTGAATCCTACGTTAAGGAATGTGCATCAAACGGCGTTGTCTTTGATAAAGTCGATTTTGATGCTGGGGTAGATGCTGTTTATATGTATAAGGGTTGATATGAGTTACGTAGTTTATTTTGATTGTTCGGATCTCGATCCGTTCGTTCTTCAACAGGCAAAGAAATATCATCAGGATGTCGTTGGCATTGGTGTAACAAATGATGATATGTTGTGCATCGAATTTGAATATTATCGGACATTTGAGCGTGATTATTTCCTGGGTGAATTGAACGCATTCAAAAGTACCCTTTTCTTTGATCGTTATGAGGTTATATCTTGAAACCTGTTATTCTTACCGATATTGACGGGATCGCCGTAAAATGGCAAAGCGGCCTCCCGTTCTTTTTGTCTAAGCACAACATGCCTACTGATATTGCATTAGAAATGGTTACAGATGAAAAATTTCGTGATATGACCGAAATCTTCGGATGTGATCAGCAGTTGGCTAAAATCCTTATGGAAGAATACAATAACAGTTCTTTCATTCGTTATCTGAATGCGTATGATGATGCATTGATTGTGATCAACCGTCTGAAAACGCAGTATGATTTCGTTGCCGTTACCGCTCTGGGAACAACACCAACGGCAAGCCTTAACCGAATTGCTAACCTGAATACTCTTTTCCCGTCTGCGTTTAAAGAGGTGATGGTCGTGGGCCACGGTGAAACAAAAACTCATCGTTACCTGGAAGCAAAAGCAAAGTATGGTAATCGTCTGGTTTGCTTTGTTGATGATCTCGCGATAAACTTAAACGAATGTCATAACGTCATTAGTCAGTTGCCGTTATTCCATATGTTACGTGGTGAACGTGAAGAAACAAATGCACCTCATCAGTTAGTAAAATCGTGGTTTGAAATTGAAGAGAAATTAAATGATCTTGTCAATCCTTAATGAACTTGCTTCCACTCTGAAAACTAAAGAGAAAGAAGCAATTTTAAAACGTAATGCAGATAATGAATTGTTGAAAGAAGTTTTCCGCATTACGTATACAAAACAGATTATGTTTTATGTGCGCCAGTTCCCTTTAGTAGAAGGGAAACCAGGTACAACACCGCTTTCCGATGCAATCAAAGCATTACTGGAAGATTTAGCAAGCCGGAAATATACAGGCAATGCAGCGCGTGATCGTTTACTGGATATTGTATCATCAGTGAACATTAACGATCGTGAAGTGCTACGCCGTATCATTAACCGCGATCTGGAATGTGGTGCTGGCACAACCTTACCAAACAGGGTATGGAAGAAACTCATTCCTGAACAGCCTCAATGCCTCGCTACGCCGTTTAGTGAAAAGGCTTTACGTCGCATCATTTTCCCTGCTTACTCGCAGCTTAAAGCCGATGGTGCGCGTTGCATGGCTGATTTGCTGGAAGCATTAAACCGTAAGGTATCGAGAGCGGGTAACGAGTACGAAGGGTTAACTCAGCTTGATATCGATCTGAAAAAGATTCGCGATTATCTGGGATATGATGTAGTTCTGGATGGAGAATTGATTTATGTTCCTTCCGGAACCGTACCAACATTACCTGAACCTGAAACAGACATGCCTTTTTCTTTATCTGCTTTCATGGACGATGATGATAACGACATTGCGTTATTTGCGGAAGAAGTTCGCAAAGTATCGACCCCAGAAGAAGAACAGGCCGAAGCAAAACGCGAAGAAGGGAACGGGATCGTAAACAAATCTCTGAAAGGGACGATCACCGAAGAAGAACAGCGAAACATTGTTTATGTTGTTTGGGATATTATTCCATATGAGGTGTATTACGGCGAAGCTGAAAGTGTTCAGACTTATGATGAGCGGTTTAGCCTGTTGCGTGATATCCTCCTGGATCTTTCTCTGCCTTCTGTTCGTTTGATTCAGTCTAAGCTGGTTAATAACATTGCAGAAGCGAAGCAGGACTATAACAATTACCGCAATGACGGTAAAGAAGGTTCTATTCTCAAAAACAGAAACTTCAAATGGAAAGATTCGCGAGTAGCCGATCAGGTTAAGCTGAAAAACAAAACCCCGATTGAACTACGGATCATTGATATCTACGCGCACACTAAAGAAGACCATAAGGTCGGCGGGTTTGTGGTGGAAGATTTATCCGGAATGGCTCGAACGAATACCGGATCTGGGTTAACTGATACCGATTATCGTTACGATGATGATGGTATTACCCGTGTATACATTCCATTAGATGAACGTGGTGAACTGGATCGCGAATACATCATGGCGCATAAAGATGAATACATTGGGGCCATTGTAGAAATGGAAGTTGACGGCCTCCAGAAGTCGAAAACGCGTAAGAAAGGGGAACCGGAATACAGTTTCTTCCTTCCTATTATCAAGAAGATAAGACGCGATAAGACCGAACCAGACGATATTCATGTTGTCTTTGCAGATCTATTTTAATAAAAAGCCCTTGACTCCGGTCGGGGGCTTTGTTATATTGCATATCGAAACGTAAATCACTGAGAGAATATATTATGACTAGTAGTTATCAGAAACACAAAACCCTTATGGCAAACCTGTCCGGTAAACATATCGACGAAGTAAAATCTCTGCTGACAGTAACCGAAGGTTCCCGCTTCGAAACCAATCACATTATCAAACCTTCTGTGAAGAAAGTACTGAAAGTGATTTACCGACATCCGGTGTATCAGTGCGTTCATATCATGAACAGCAACGCATTTATTTTCGTATATAACGAATCCGATGATAAGTGTGTTGGTATTTTCCGAAAACCTAACTTTGAATGCATGAGCGAAGCGGCTGTTGCAACCCCGATCGTTGAAGAATATCCGGATTATGTTCAACGCAACATGCGTTATGTGCAATCCCGACTTGATTATGCATACGATTTCAATTCTGACGCGGTAGAAGCGCTGGCGGATATCCTTTGCAAAAACCAGAAAGATCGTCAAATGACAAAATATCTGACTGATCCAACACCGCCAACAATTCGAATTTCTGTTGAAGTTCCGTTTGAAAATCATTTCATGGCAGTTGAAGCGCTTGCTAAACTTGGTTTAGAAGTGAAAACAGAAGCCGTTTAATAGCACTTTTTGTTAAAGAAGCCTCTTGCAATGCAGGGGGCTTTTTTGTATATTGCACACATCGAAACGAAACAGACAAAAGGAACATCCCATGCAAATCACTAAAGAACTCGAAGGCAAAGTAATCGTTCTGGTAAATAAAGACCGTTTGGCACAACTGGGTAACGGTGGTGAAAAACTGCCAGCGGACGCACTCGAAAGCCTTTCTAAAATGCGCGTGATGCGCGTTACTGACGGTTGGGTTACTTGTCTGCCTCTGAACGACGAAGACAAAGCCGTATACGATGCACAAGCGGATTCATGGGATATCGAAGTACCTCTGGTAAACATCGAAGTTGAAGAGTGCTACGAAATCGAAAAATAATGCTTGTGTTCTGGGTAATGTAATGGTACATTACCTACATCGAAACGAAAGGAGAAACATCATGAAAGTTATGCACACTGCAAATCAACTTCAAAACGGCAACTACGCTATCCACGATGCTATCGGTGCGCTGGTTGGGGTTTATCTTCATGGTATCAAACTCCTTGAAGTAAGTGGGAATACCTTTTATGGTGTTGAAAACATCGAAGCAGCGATGGAAATTATCGGTGACCTGAAATGAGTAAGAAACTCGAAATATTCGAAACTATCAGCGAAGACCCGAATCTTCGCTGGTGCTGTGCGAAAACTGGGTTTGATGCTGCATGGGGTGATACTCCAGAACAGGCGCGTAAAAACTGGGAACACCAACAATTGTTTTTTGCCTGTCGGGTTCCTACCAATTATGAGGGGAGTCAATTGTTAGCATGAAAAATAAAGAATATGACCCAATAGAAGTTAAAGAGCGGTTATCGGTAGCAAGAAGATTCCTTGAATCTATCGACCCTGATAAACTTGGAAAATGCCCTGATACGATTTGCCTTAATTGTGGGCGTTCTGTTCTTGTTGGTAAGTGTTGCGATAATCCAAATATAGTTGTGATGGAAAAGGAACAAGTATCCCCCGAAACATGGGATCAGATCCAGGAAATCATTAAAAACCCTCCAGCGCCAACTAAGAAATTACGTGAATTGATGACAAGGAAAATGAAATATGAGCAAATTTAAATTGAGTGCAACCGTTCGCCTTATTCGTTGGAATGGTGAAGAGATCCGTTATGATGACCCTGAATTCGCCCATGAAATTCTTTCGCATCGTTTGGGATTGAAAAACGCGTCATTGGTTCAAACTGTTAAAACATCAGCAGAGCCGGAAATTTGGCGTTGTGTTATTCTGGATCTCGATAACAACATTGATTATGATGATCCTAAGAACTATCCGCTTCTGGAAGCACAAGTTGAGAATGCTCCAGAAGACAGACAGTGTTTTTTGGTTGAGTTGCCACGCGAACATTACGAAAACATCATAAAGGCCCGTAAAAAGGTCAATAACAATGTTTTCGATCTCCACCTCGGATTGTTTGAGGATTAAGTACTGCTAGTTGTGTTCGTAGTAGCGGCGCTGGTAGGTTCCCCCACCTGTATACATTCAAGTGTTTGCAGGTGGAAATCTTTTGATACGTCTCGAACACATTCAACGATCAGATATTTTCCTGCATACTCTTCCCCAAATACCTCAATGATTGCCCCTACCTTAACATCTAAACGACCCTGCTTTATATCGAATCGGATCCGGCGTTCATAGCTGGATAACAATTGCATTTTAGACGCCTGGAAAGGTTTACCTTCTGAATCTGGGTTCTGAAAGTTGGTATCATAGATTGCATTACGGTTTGTGAAGATCCATGTATTCTCTGTGTCTGTATCAGCCAGTATATCACCGTACATCTTTTTATCAGTCAATGACAGACTAAAGAAACTGGCGTCTTTAAACAGCGTTGTGTTATCCTTATGGGTAATGTACTGGGCTTCTGTGAATATGACAGTATCGCCAACAAACACGTTATCAACGTTAAATTTGTATGCTGGGATCGGTGTCTGGGCCAGAATGTCAGTTGAACTTTTAAGGAAAATACCGGAACCATCTTCCCACAGATAACAGAAATCAGAAGAAACTACACTTTGCCCGTTGTCCCTGATATAATCGAATATATCCTGATATGTACCATTTAGACATCCAGGAGGGATACGTATGTTACCGCCGTCAACTTCGGGGGTAAGTAGTTTCATTTTGCTATACAGTGCCGTCATACACTCTGTAATCGTCTGTACGGCGTTGTTACTAAATGAACGGGCAAACTTACGTCTGAACGTTTTATGCAGCGGAGAGAGGTTCATACGCAGCACAGAGCGGTTTTTATCGTCAGTATCTACGTTAGAGTAAAGCAATCCGTAATAATGTTGTTCCTGTGTACCGTTATACTGGAAAGATACCTGTATGATCGGCTGGATAAGTTGCTGATAGATTAACTGTGCGTCGTATATCTGCATCAGCGTTTCCGATGAGCCGTTAATCATCGTCTTTTCACTAAACGAGACAAGAGCGGGTAGCAATTCAGTATATGCGTTATCAATGTATTTTTCGTATGATGTATATAATTTAATCGATGTTATTCGATTGACGATTTTTTCAGCCATAAAAATCCCTCCTAATATATCCTATTTACTAAATAGTAAATAATGACCCAGGTTCAATTTGAGGCAATAATGAAAAATAAAACTCTTGATAAATTTATGACTACACGGCTTGAAATCAAGAAGACTAACGTTAAAACCGTTCATCTTCCGGATGGAACAGCCATTGAGATCCCTAAGATGTCGTATCGTCATTTTGTAAAGATTAAGACTCTGAAAGATGACCCAGTTGCGATCATGCGATTCATCATTGATGACATCAAACCGCGCGAACTGACAGCAGCGGAAATTGAATTTGTATTGATCCATATGTATGCACACAATAACGCTGATTATGCCAATACGCTTAAAGAAATTGGGCTAAATCTTGATGACCTCAAAATCTCCGAACCTTGCTATGATTTTACGTTTGACAATGTGCGGTTAGTCTTTGACAAACCCAGCCTGTTAAATGCTCACCTTCCGTTCCTCATCAAAGAGGCATATGTTGACGGTAAGCCAGTAGAATTAACTGAGGATAAACGAGACGAATTAATTAATTGCCTGTACCGATTCGAATATGATCAGGTATCGCGTGGTGTCCTCCAGGAAGTATACATTATTCATGAGGGGAAAACCATCAAAGGGCTTAACATCATTGGTGAATGATAATGGCTAACTCTTATTTCAACGAAGAACAAAAGAAAAAGTTTCTGAACAGAAACAGCAACAAACAACCAGCGGTCACCAAAGTAACAGCCTCCCTTGATGCTGAAAGCGCCCGTGACCTAAAGGAAATCAACGATAACACCCTTGAAAGTGCAATCAATACTCTTGATATCAAAGAAGGGTTGAAATCGTTCGAAGAAAAATTCCGTGACAAATTCGCGGGGTTCAAAGAACAATACGAAGAGGATAAAAAGGAATCATTAGCCGAACAACTACCTGATTTCGTCGGCCCGATCCGTCCTATATCCTTAACCGATGATAATTCAAAAACTGTTGACAATACAGTAAACGTTAACCAAAATGGACAGTTCGGTAAGCTGGAAGAAAACACCGAATCTATTTTTCATGCTATTAACAAACTTGTTGATTTATATGAAAATACTGATAAGCATAAGCCGCTTCCTGAACCAGTGGAAGAACCAGATCCGTATGTAGACACTAAGAAAAAACGCATCAATGATGATGATGACAAAAGAAGCAAAACTCTGGATCGTATTGCTAAAAGTCTGGTTTCTATTAAAGGCTTTACATCGCAGATCCTTAGCCGTTTCATTGGTTACTCTCTGGAAGCAATGGCAAAGTTTGCTAAATGGACGCTCCTTATTGGTTCGTTAATCTTTACATTCGATGTGTTGCGCGTCACAATACGCAAATGGTTCGAAGATATCCTGAAAGAAGGGGAATCCTCAAAAAAACTATTTGGTACATATCTGGGTAACGTAAAGGCTATCGTAACAAAGATCGAAGAAGGTTTGAACAACTTTAATATGAACAACTTAGGCGAATCACTTCGTGACTTGTTCGTTGAGCCTATGAAGTTATTGGGACAAACTGTACAAACGGCAATCACTGAGGGTATCGGTCGTCTTATTCAATCATTGGGTGAATCAACTGGTATAGACAGCATTACCAATGCCGGACGCGGAATGCAGATCACCGCTTTACGTGATAAACAGAAATTTGGTCTTGAATTGACTAAAGAAGATATTCTTATGATCAAGAAACAGGAACTAGAAGACCAAAAAGCGGCATTAGAAAAAGAAGATAAAGCTATTGCAGCACGTCATGCATTAACAATAACTCCTTCTCAAATTCCTAATGGTTCTATCTATAAAGTTGCTCCTACTGATTATCAAGAAAGAAATCAGAAAACCGTAGATGCTGATAAAGAACGGCTTGATAATATGAAGAAAGCAACGGAAGAAATGCAGAAACAATACGATTTAGCTAAAAGCAGCGAAGAGGAAGCACAAAAATTAGCCGATGAGGAAAACAAACGCAACCGCGCACGTATAGAAGAAGCAAAAAGGTTAGAACAAGCGAGGAAGGAAGGAAAACAGCCGCCAGAAGGTGAAGAGAAAAAGGGTGATGATCTGTTGGGTAAAGCAACCAACTATGCTAACTCTGAAAATCTGGATGCAGCCGATATCAAATACATTAACGATGAACTGTTGGATCAGCTTGAAAAACGTCGTAATGAAGGTAATCTGGACGATGTACAGAAGGATAGAATCTCTGACCTTATCGAGCAATTGCAAAACAAGATTGCAGCCCGTACAGAATCCAGCACCCCGATCGACGCACAGCCACCGTTAGCAGCAAATAAACCGGATGCTGATAAAGCAAGCAACATTCAGGTTAACAACAAAACTGTTAACAACAACGTAACTCATTCAGTACAACGCACAGAGCATAAACCGCTCGTAGCGCTGGCATAAGGAACATATAATGAAGTTTTCTATTATTGATGACAGTATAAACACTCTCAAAAATATTAAAAATCGCGGTATCCCCTCTGGGGGTGCCGCAATCACAGAATCAGTATTAAAGCAAACTATCGTTACCGCCGAATTTCCGGCCCAACGTGCAGCAGGTATCGATAACGCTTATAATGCTTCGAGTCTGTATAATAACGGCCTTCTGTTCACTGCATATGATTTTAATGGTGTTGGTAGTAAAGACAACTATCGTTCATTACGTCAGGCAGCACAGAACCCAAAACAAATACTATCATCTGCGACGGGTAATGTTAAGTACAAACAAGTGTTGAATAGTTCTATTGGTACTATGGAACCTGTTTGCCAGATCCTGCTACCGCGAAGCCTGAACGATAACGAAGTAAACAGCCACCGCTATCAAGATGCAAACGATAGTTTCTTAACCAAAGGGTTGAGCCGTGTTGTTTCAAACATGGTATGGGGCGCTGTAGAATCCATTTCAGGCGGTATTATGGCAGACCGAAGAGAAGCCCTTGATGTTGGTACTAAAGCCGCTTTCCAGGGTTCTGACAAGCGAACAAAGATGTATTACAATACATTCGTGATCGAAAGCCGTAATGATTTGCTGGAACTGATTAAAATCTACTATCTGTTTACTGTTCTGGGATATGGTACAACTTCTGGCGGTACTGCTAAAGAGGTTGCTGCATTGGTTAAACAGTATTACGGTGTTCTGGGTGCTAAAACCGCGAACGCAATTAGCCCTTCCAGTAACCCAGTAACAGCGTCAGATTTTGATAATAGTCTGGGTAATGACGTGGTTGATTTCATTTCAAACGTAGAGGTTATTAAATCGCCTCCTGTCTGGTTTATTCGTGATTTCCAGTCTGGGGATTCCTTGCGTTTACCTCATTCAACCTTTGGGCCAGCAGGTATTACCAGTGTTCGCTTTGGTCGTTCTATTGATAATATTGTAAATACATTAAGAGAATCACCAAATACCCCGATCTCACTTGAGGTCGAAATTCAATTTATGGAACTGATCGATATGCGTCAGGATTCTATTTTTGATACAAATTACTAAGGAGATATGATGTTTTACAACGTCGATGAATTTTTATCAGGTATGGCTAATCGCGATTTTCAGCGTAGCAACCTGTTTAGCGTTGTATTTGCAACCAGCCCTGCATCACGTATCCTTGACAACACGATCGGTAGTATTCGAGATACTTTGATTGATGGATCTATTAGTTCTATCAACGCAAACAACCCGAACGAATTCATTAATGCTATCACTGGCGGTGTGAGTAAATTGTTTAGTTACACCGTCGATAAGGCGATTATGTCGCTGAACAAAACAGGATTTAGCAAAATCATCGGGGCAATTAGCCCCCGTTTGATTACTTCCCTGTTTGGTGATAGCATGTATGGACAACTGCTATCTGAATTCCGTGATGAAATGATGTATAATATGGGTTTAAGCATTATGGGAGTTAACCTCCCTGGTAAATCCATTGGGTACGAATACGTTTATAATGGTGGCGTACCTCAAATCAGATTCACTCGCCCTGAGAATGGGGAATTGTCATTGACGTTCCGCACCGATTCAGAAGCCCGTAACCTGAAAATCTTTAACGAATGGATTTCCGCTATTCGCGATGATGTAACAGGACAATACGCCTTCATTGATGAAGTGACAAGTACTATTCAGGTTAACTTACACGATCGTGATGGTTCACCGCATACAACATACGTATTTCAGAAGTGCTTGCCCGTCAAAATCAGTAACAGTGAATTGAGCTATGAGAACAACAACGAAATCTGGACATTTACTGTTGATTTTGCCTATAAAACATCATGGGTTGTTGAGGCTGATAAAGAAGGCTGGGAAGGGTTCAAACAATCCGTAGAGGAAGGTTTAGCCATTGCAGCACGTACCGCAATTACAGGACAATAAAGGGGCTACGGCCCCTTTTGAGGATCTTATGTTTGATATTATTCGAGTAACATTACCATCAGGGATCAAACGATTCCCTATGTTTACAGTTAAAGATCAGTTTAAATTAATGCTGACCCGTATTGATATGGAAGGTCGGCCCCTTAAAGAGCAACAGGAAATACTGGATGAAGTGCTGGATCTGCTTTATCCTGGGTATTCCAAAACAGAACAGGAATACATTTTCAGCCGGGTGTATTGTGGTTCTTTCGGTAAAAACGTTATCAAGGTTGTGATAGGCGGTAAAGGTGGGGGCCACTCCGAAGCCTTCATGGTGATTAATGATATTCAACTGGAAAACGAATACAAGCTGAATGATGAAATCACATTAGGGTTTAACTTCCCCCGTACACGCAATACAAGCGAAGAGTTGTTTCTTGAATGTATCAGTTATGTAATATACAACGAACAGCGCTATGAATGGACATCACTAACCGAAGAAACGAAAGAGAATATTCTTGATATAGTCGAACTTGATGATGTCGAAAAAATAGTTACTATGCTAACGAAATCGGTTGATGTGTCTATGCGCGGTAAATCATTTAGTGGTATGTTAACCCTGTTCAAGATCCTGTTTAGTCGCGGGGATCTGGATGAATTTGTGAAGACCAACTATCTGCTAAATAAAAACGGCCTGAACCTGGAACCTATCATGAATAGTAGCCCAATGGAAAGGCAAATTTATACTGCATTGCTTGCAGAAGACTTGAAAAAACAAGGTGCTGTTAAATGAGAAAGCATGAATATAAACACGTTGAGAAATATAATGTTGATTATCGTCCTCTGACACATACAGAGTTTACCCCCAATGCAGATTTTATCAAAGGGGATGTTTACCTGTATCAAAGAGAATATCTTTTCATTCTGGCACTTCTGGAAAGTAAAAATATCGATACCCGTCAACTGTTCATCAACTGTGAAGAATGTCAGGAAAGAATAGAATTCCAGCTTAAACGCAATCAAATCATGGTTGAAGATTTCGACGATAAGCTATACGGCAATGACGGGATCGCGCTATCTGTTCACCCTCGTAAGACTGGTGATGAAGAGATCCCCGATCTTATCGATTACGTAATGATAGACGGCGAACAGATCATGTGGAGTGATTGTAGCGACAAAGATAAAGAAATGGTGTTGGATGCAATCGACTATGCAACCTATAAATCGATTTCTACCGCCCTGGATAAGCCAGCAGTGGTCGCAAACATTCCGGTAAGGTGTTCGTGTGGACATAGCCATATCGTCTCTCTGAGAGGCTTACAGCAATTTTTAAAGGTGGTCTAAATGGGTGTAAATCTGAGGTTGCTATATAGCGATATAGAACCTAACATGCAACGAGATTGGAATAATGACGTAGCGGCTTCAAAAGGGGCCGCAGCAGTAAGAAATAGTTTGATTGGTATCGTAACCACGATCAAGGGTACACGTCCATTTGATAGTAACTTTGGTTGTGCTATTAGTGATATGCTGTTTGAGAACATGAACCCTCTGACAGCGGAATCAATTAGAACTTCTATCGTATCTGCGATCCGGACATATGAGCCTAGAGTATATAATCTTTCTGTTGAAGTTATTCCACAGTATGATGATAACTCAGTAACAGTAACCATCTATTACAGCATCATTGATGACCCGGATGACGTAGAGCAAATCAAACTACAGCTTTCCGCATCATAACAAAAAGCCCCTTCCTTTCGGTTGGGGCTTTCTCTTAGAATTCAATGAATCCCATTAGTGTTTGATATCGCAATTCAAACGGGGAGATATAACTTTGCATCTGGTTTTGATCGGATACGATGTAATAATACACCTCATCATTATCATCGTATAGTGCTTCTTTGATGATGCAATATCGATCGGTTTCCACATTCACATAAAGAGTATCCATGTACTTTGTAACTTTGGAACCCTGTGAACTGATCTCGTGAATAGCGTTATCTATGAACAGTGACAATGCTTGCATGAAGTTATCAAACTCACCATATTCACAGCCCATAATAGAAATTGCAGTGTATTGGTGCCAGCCTTTGATTGTATCTCCACGGCGGATCCATCCGATTTGTCTACCCCCGATAGATACACACCACACTTTACCAATAGGGCTATAGAACCGCACAACTTCTTTTAATAACAGGGACATGACCCCGCATTTTGTATAAGGATTCATTTTAACCTCATTTCATATCAAGTAGCCATGAAGGGCTAGTTTCAAGAGAAATCGCAGTATATTCGTATTTTACAGTATAACCTTTGAAACCGAAAGGAATAATTGCATTTTCATTGAGATATTTTACTTTATGCTTTGCTTCTTCTTCATTCAGAGCAGCACAGACTGTTGTTTGTTCAACGTTACCAGCAGGAGAAGTAAATTTTTCAATGATGATATATACGCAGTTCATCCTATTGTCCTCTTTCCATTTTTTCAAGTTTCATCGTATCCACTTGCAGTTGAAGTTTAAGAATACAACCTTTCGATATGTTATACAAGTAGTCACTAACGATTTTTGACTTTACCTGATCGTAATCAGAAGATAACGTAATCCAATCATACATCGTTTGGTATGATGGAAGATACGTACATTGTTCTTCTTTTGATAACGCTTTAAATGATTGGTAATCGGTTGGAGGTTCCGAAGCAATTGCGGTTGTGGTCATAAGACTAAGTGCAAGTAGTAGATATTTCATAATGTATTCCTCATTGTTTTCGATAGAACCAATATAGCAAAAAGCCCCGACCGAAGTCAAGGGCTTTTTCATCAATGCAAGAAAGATTTCACGTACTGTTCGATCTTTTCACGACATGTATCAACTGAGGTGCTTTCCGCAATTACGGCATGACATAACGCCTCGCCTCCGACCCAGAAACTCATCATGTACTGAATATCACGACCTTCCATTTCTTTTTGATGCGCTTTGATTCGATCGAAAGCGTTTTCGATTGTTTCAGTAGCAGTAAGCATTTCGGATTCCCCGTCAACCTCCGCCAGTTCCCCATCGATCATTTCGCTTTCGACTTCTTCCCAGTATACTATCGTTATCATGCATTACCCCAGTGGTTAACCGTCGTAATCCCCGCCACAATTCACATTGCCTTCAATGAACAGTTCGCGGTTATCACGTAATAAATTATACTTTCTTTCGAGTTCAGGCCCGAACGCGTCGGCGTCTTCATACCAGCTATAATTGTATCTTCCGCATTCATCATCATATTCTGGTTCATCGCCGCGTTCATTGAAGTGAACAATTTTGATATCGTCCATCCCCAGTTCTTTCAACTTATCCCAGATATACGAAATCTCAACGCTATGGGAACCGAACGCTTCCAGTGAGATCGTACCGTTGCTATCGACTTGAGGAATACCCCACTTCGAACGAGTATCATCGGTGATCATATCTATTAATGACTCAATATTATTCTCACCGTAGATATCAGCAACTTCCTTTTCTTTACCAGGGCGAACAAGACCGATCCCGATAATAAAGCTACTGCTTGAGCTATTGCTCACAAACCCAGAACGAATTTTCATCGCATCACCATATTACCAATCATGAATAGAGGGATTAGCGCAAAGACGATACCCCATAGAATGACCTTATCTTCACGACGGTCACACCCATGATAGATAACACCTCCAGCGAAAATCAATACAACAACTGAAACGAACGCGAATAAAGAAATCATTTGCGGGTATCCATTCTCATAGAAACTTCTTTCAGGATCTTATTCAGATCGTGAAGCGCATCTTTTACGTTACCTTCGTTATAGGTAAGCATATCCTGGTACAGCCCTTTCAAACAACGATTGATAACATATGCTTTTTCAGAAGGTAACATTGTTCCAGAACGATTATAATCTCTGAAAATGTCCATCATCGTGCCGTTGTTGCCAGGTAATGACGGGTTGAAGTTAACCATACCAGACATCAAACTATCAACATACACAACGGTTGTGTTATCAGAACGATACGCGCCACCAACTTTAAACCAGTTGCTGAACACATACGGAGATTCCCGCACTTCGCTCAAATCGGTTCCGATTTCATCGATGTTTACACGAATGTTGTTAAAATACACCGATTCATCAATAGAACCAGGACGCCATACGATAGCACCGTTGTTATTTTTGAATCCGACTACATCAACCTGCCAGCCGTTATCTGTTAACCGGACATCATCAACGACGATGAAATCAGGTAGCTGTGAATGAAAGCCGATGTTTTCAGGACGGGAATTACGAAACCCATCACGATTGGAGAAATAAAGGATGTCACCTTGATTCAGTTCGCATATATTCATAAGATTTTTAAAGTCCAATTCAAGTAATTCCACAAGTCACCTCAAAGCCCCCTTTCGGGGGCGAGATCTCATTAGAGTTTAACTTCTTTTTCTTCCAGAACGATTGTGCAATCAAATTTCACATCTTTCCAGAATTCCGCTGCAACGATATCTGTTGCGGTAACGCTTACGCTGGTTTCTTCAAAATCCAGATCCGCAAACCATGCGTGTCCGACGACAATACCGTACATTACACGACTCAGGCGATTATTAAGGGCGCGAACCTCTTTAATAGTTTCCTTTGTCTGCTTATCAAGATACTCGATCAGGTCATTCTTGTCAAGCGCTTCGATCTCTTTAGATACAGTATCATAAGCCCACAGAATGATCAGGTCGCCATTGTTGAGTTTCTTCTTACCTTCGGCGCGTTTTGCAACGGTAGCAGCAACAGCCGGAAGTGATGAAACGCCTTTGATTTTCACGTTCAGTTCTTTCGACATGTAAACATCAGTCGATTCTGTGCGCTCAACCTTCGGAGAAAAGCCGTAATCACGGATCCCTTGCTCAGACAACCATTCACCAGCCGCCTCACCAAAGCGCTGTTTAAGCCCTTCTGCGTTGCGTAAACCAATCGCGTTATCACGGAAGAACTTCATTACCTTCTGACGGCCTTTCAGGATTTCCAGACGGACGTTATCAGCAACAAATTCCTTACCAGAAATACCGCGAGTCATCGAACGGTTAACCAGAGGCAGAGAGGTAAAGTCAACCAGTACAGACATACGGTCTTCACCAATTTTAGCCAGCGGTTTGATAGTCAGACCAGAAGCACGTAAGTTTTTCAGAGTCGGGATATCGGTTTCCAGCGGAAGTACCTTAACGTTAACGATACCATCTTTAACAATGGTAAAGTTACGCACTTGTTTGGTTTCTACTTTTTCCGGCAATCCAAACTCTTTTTGTTTGCTTTCCGGAATGGTTACGTAACCTTGTAGATCCGTATTGATAGAAATGTTCGGACGGGAACTGTTACCCACCAGGTGTTTCACTGCAACTTTCGTTGTGGTTTGGGTAAATTCCGGTTTCCATACTTCATGCGCTACCAGTTGCGCCGCCAGTGCTTTACGTTCTTCCGGAGTAGAAGCGTTTGCAATCTGTTCTGACAGTTTATCCAGTGTATCATCATCTTTCTGGACAGTCTGACGGCCTGTACGATTGTACGCCCAGTGTTCAGAAGACAGGTCGATCACTGTGTCGGTTTCTGCCAGCAGTTCGAGAGCATCAACCAGAGTAAACGCGTTTTCATCAGGAACCATGTTGTAATCAACACCATCCATCAGACGTTTAGCCGGATCAACAACCGCTTCGGAGATCATATCTTTAGCGTTGGAATAATCCTGTTTGGTAAAGCAGTTATCGTATGCTTTAATCAGACGCACATCACCCAGCTTTTTCAGAACTTTCCATGCCAGATCTGGATTCATGGTATGAAGCGCATGATACAGAACCACATACAGAACCTGTTCACCTTCTGCTGTTGCCGGATCGAAGCCGTCAACGTCATTGATCGCGTTTTCACCCAGCGCCCAAATGTTCTTGATATGTTCCGGAACCAGAACAACACCATTTGCAGCATTCAGGACATACACACGGCCTTCATCCAGGTAGATCGCATGGGTTGCATCGCCAACTTTGACTTCAACACGTGCGGAGGTTTGCGCGGTAATGATTTCATCAAATGCAGGTACATACGCATCAAACCCTTCAACGAATTTGTGTAATGCGTTGGTTGCTTCCGCCATTTTTTCCAGCAGAGGACGGTTTACATAATAACCATATTCCAGGAAAGCAATGTTGTTAAACGTCAACGGCAGAGTAGAACACGCTTTCAGGATGTCATCAGTACGCCAGCAGTTATCATAACCATCAGTCAGGAAGATCAGACTGTTCAGATTGCCATTATCCGCTTGCAGATCGGTAGCGACTTCAACCGCCAGTTGCAGAGGTTCAACGAAGCCAGTACATCCGGTCGGACGCAGATAACGATCGATAGCATCATTGATTTTGCTCAGGTCGGATACAGAGCTAACCTTTTCGCCCACGAATACAGAACCGAACTGACCACGGCTGGAGAAATACAGAATAGATACGGTATCATCCTGCTTAACCAGCGTTGCCAGGTTGTTTTTCAGGTGCTGACGAATGCGAGGGAGTTCGTTATACATCGATCCGGATACGTCACAAACAAAAACGTGGTTAGTCGGGGTTGGTTTGGCTACGGCGTTTTTGAATTCAATGTTAGTGATCATAATTTTCTCATTTATAGGTAAATTTTATTAAAATTTCGTTTACTTTTTTGCTAATAGTATCTAATGCATCATCGCATCCAAACTTACTACTCAACAATGAAACAAAATCATCCATCGTTGTTGTTTGAGACTCGCCAACGTCAAAAGACAGAGCGTAGGCAACAGGATTTTTAATCCTTACGATTTGAATAGTATACTCATTCAGATCGAACCGTTCAAGATATTTTCGCAAAGAAAATAAATCAATCGGTACTGGTAGAGTTTGACTAAACGTTATTTCTTCCCCCAGTTGATAGGGGGGCATTTTTACACAGATTTCGTATTCCATCAGTGATGACTCTTCATAGTGTGTTCCAGATTACGGAAAATTTGCCCGTGTTCAAGCTGTGATTGGAATTCTCCGCATTCATCAGAGTAAGTAAATTCATAAATGAATACACCGTTCTGATTGCCAAATTTAGCGTTGTACTCTTCATACAACCACATCTTGATCAGAGCGTCTTTCTCTTCTGTTTCCAGATCATACCAGTCACGCCCATCATAAGCAAGCGCAATTTGAGGATTAGACCGATATCGAGTTTCGGCGCTATCTTCGGTTTCCCATTCATAACGCTTATCATCATAATATGATTCAAAGCCATTCCCCATATGACCGCCCAGGTCGCGGTGTACTTGCTGTACAACTTCTTCCGCTGTCGGGCAAGTCATCCAGCTATAACCACAGTTAGGAACACAATCACCCATCATTTCGCGGAGATTGTTGATATCAGTCGGATCCTTCGGGAACCGGACGATGAAACTACTTGATGAACTATTGCTCACAAAACCAGATCGGATTTTCATTATAATTTCTCCCAACGTTCAGCATTTTTAACCTTCATCTTTCACTTCCTTCATGTTTTTCATAACTTCTTCAAAAGTTACAGGGATCTCGTTGTACTGTTGCGATTCTTCATCCCATACATCACGATGCCCGAATGTTGAACTTTTTGCAATGATTTTTTCATTTTCCCATACATCAATAGTAACATGATCACCAAGATAAGGGAAATTAGGAACTTTGTTCAGCGCATCAACACAGTTTTGCAATGATTCAGAAACATGAACAATTTCAGTGAATTCATAATCAGCACTATAATAAGCTACGTAAATCATCACCACCCCCTAACGATGCTAATCAACAGTAACCCCAGGATCCAGAACACAGCAACCGCACAAATACGGGCCATTACTACATTTCCGCGACTAGTCCACTCCGCACTAAGGAACAAGAGAACAAACGTTAACGCGTATAAAACCATTTCAATAACTTCGGTAATCATATAAACCTCACGAAAAAGCCCCTTTCGGGGCTTGATTAATCAATGTCCGAACACACCACGAATAGACTCTGCGAATGCATACAGTTCAGGGTTTTTAGCTTTCACTGTTTCGATTTGCTCCAGAATATAATCTGGTTTATATTTCGCACCGAACCAGCAGTAAGAGAAAGAACGATCCCACATGAACACGTTATAGTATTCACCGTTGCGAACTTCAACCATCACATAACCAGGATTAGAACCCAGCGGATAATCTTTCAGAAGATTGAATTTCGCGCCAGCACCAGTACATCCGTTAAACAGGTCATTAAAAGTCATGGTATGTTCCTTTTGTCAGTTTCGTTTCAACAAGGACACTATACTATTCTTCTTTAGCCTGTGCAAGCGCTTTTTTGATTTGTTTTGCTATGGCTTCAATCACTGGGATGGAAACTGAATTCCCAGCCTGTTTGTAAGCCTGTATTTTGCTTTCAGGGATGATAAACGAATCCGGAAATCCTTGTAACCTAAAACATTCTCGCGGGCTTAATCTTCTAGGGTTCTTACCTTCCTGCAATACCAGACATTGAACACCATCCTTATAGTATTGGGCTGTTATCGTCCCAGTACACACAGAATCAACTGTAACGGCCTGATAGCCAAACCCCTTACCGTTTGCCTTGTTTAGTTCTTTACGCTCTCTAAAGCCCTTCCAGGCACGATCTGATATGGTGTATTGATCATTATCCGGTTCGAGAATGTCACCGACCCTTGTTGGGGTACGTGGAGGAACAGGAAAACTAAAGAATACCGGATCGCGAAAGCAGACAATAAACACACGCTCTCTTCGTTGAGGCAATCCAAAGTCTTTTGTATTCATTACCTGATAATGGATATCGTATCCTTCGTCCTGTAACAGCCTGTAGATGGTTTTAAACGTGTTGCCCTTGTCATGGGTTAATAGCTGGGGAACATTCTCAAAGAACAGCACAGAGGGCTTTTTAGCCCGTATAATGCGGAGTATTTCAAAGATGATAGTACCGCGAGGATCTAACATGCCCTGTTTTAACCCTGCTTTACTGAACGCCTGACAAGGAAACCCCGCCAACAGGATATCGTGATCGGGTACATCGTTTTCATCAATGGTGAATATATCACCCTGAATATTTTCATCACCCCAGTTATCAGCATATGTTTGTTGTGCATGTTTATCGATTTCAGACGTTAAAAGGCATTCGACCCCGCCGAATGCCTTATCGAAACCGAGCCTCACGCCACCAACACCAGCGCAAAGGTCAATTATTTTCATACGTCGAAATCAACCTCATCGATTTTGTATGATTCTTCGCCAATATCAGCCCATAGCTGAATATTCACACTTTTTGCATCACGATAAAGAGATTGACCACAAAGCCCACCTGTATAACAAGTTTCTGTAATCTCGTTAACTTCCAGGCGGAGGCTATTGCGCATAATTTTAACAACAGCCTTTTCCATTGCCGAATCTAGGGTTTTAGTATCACCCAATACTACATCTTTAACGTTCAAAATAACATCACCCATTATCGCCACTCCGTTTCAATTCCGTGTTTGTATGCGTCAACGCCCAGAGGGGTGATCACTAAACACATATCAGTATTTTTCGTTGGTGAACTAAACGCCATTGATGCGTAACCTTTTTGAATCAGGGAATCACGCCCTGATTTACTGGGAACATCGTTGAAATCTAAATCCAACATTTTTGACGAGTATCCGTAAAGTTTACACAGAACATCAATTTCAGCGCCAGATAATTTCGGATATGTCATTTATAGTACCTCACAACATGTTCAGAATACACACGTTCAATGAAATCATTCCAGAAATCGCGATCAACTTCTTTCGGATAACCAGATACAGCCGCCAGCTTTTCAACTTCACACATCGTTGATTCTAGCGCCTCTTGTACGGTTGCGAAAGGAACACCGCCAGCTTTAACCATTTTCAAAAATGCGCTATCCGGAAGAGGATACACAATATCACCTTCTTTGAAAATCTGGATCAATTGCATACCACCGCGCAATGCATGAGAAAGAGCTTTCCAGTCGATCCCGTTGTTGGCTTCTGCTTGCCGTGCGCGTTCCCCGTATTCATCCCAGAGTTTATACACGGATTTCTTCATTTCCGCTACGGTGATTGTAGACTGGAATTTACGCCCCAGAACTTCATAAAATTCCTGACAACCTGATTTCAGTGTTTTGTCTGTAACGAATCGACAAAACTCGTTGGTCGGGAATCGGTTAGAAACCTCACCAACTTTGATGCGCTTGCCGTAGTTAGATTCATCTACGTTACCCAGCAATGATGTGCCATACCAGTAATCAGGAATCATCTGCAACACATCGACAACTTCACGTAATGCAGCCAGGCGAGAACCTTTAACGCCATACTTCGCCGCTTGCTTACGAACATAACCAAACAGGCCAGTTAGTTCCGTAGTGTAGAAGCGTGAACGGTTAGCGCGGAGATATTGCCAGATATCAGAGTTAGCGATCAGTTTGCTATCATCTGCATGAAGCATATCAATCGCCACGGTGTCACCATCACATGCGAGGCTGATAAACTTTTGCAGACTGTAAATCTGACGGTCTACGTCATTAACACCGTTCTTTGAGTTTTTATCGCCAGTTGATGTATCAATAGACTTCTTCGCAGTACCTAACAGGATTTCGCGAGGATGAGGGAGATAAATCCCTTTGTAGTCTTTATCGCTTGTTGGTGTTTCCAGTCCGTACAGGTGAGAACCGAATACGGTTTCCATAATCATTTTCATCAGAATTCAACCTTTAATGTTTTTGCGATCCCGCGCAATTCAGCGGTAGTAATATCCGGAATGTTTGTTCCGTAGCTATTCCCAAATACTTTTTTAATCTTATCACACAAATCGCGGCGATACACCATTTCTTTGTATTCTTCTTCGCTACGATACAGTTGATAACCCATCCACCCCTCAGCCCATCCGGAATTGCGCTTGATTTTAATATTAGTACAACAATCAGACCCATCTTCCGGTCGGAAAGATGCATACAGGTACTGACGCGCAACTTTTTGTACGTAAAGGGTTTTGGGGTTGCGATTTTGTCGCTGGTCACTACGGATCCCAGCATCATACAACGTATCACCAACTTTCACATCACTTAAATCAATCATTTACGTCTCCAGCAATTAGTTTTTTCACAGTAGTGAACGGGAACAGGCACACCCAACGTTTCTTTACTGCTTCTGTTGTATGTTATCACAACGAATCGGGTTTCGCCACCCCTAACACACTCCAGATCCAAAATCTCGCGGGTTCCCTTCGTGTTAATGTCTGCAACATAATATTCTTCGTTGTTGACAATCACTATATCCGACATAATCAAGCGAGGTTTCATGCTGCATACACCTCTGATTCATCAATCCATTCCAGATTCTGATTGAGTGATTCAATCAGTTTTTTATCGCGTCGGGAAATAACAACGGTAGAACCTTTTTCTGCCTTCACGATGATATCACCAGAAGAGGTAATGTATTCAACCACATAATCACGGCGAGGGCTTCCGAGTTTATCACCAACTTTAACAGCACGTCTAACCGATTCATGAGATTTTTCGGTAAACATTAATTCATCGCCTACATGGGTAACAATACCATCAACAGCAGAACGAGAATTAACATAAATTTTGCTAATCTCCGCCATGAAAACACTATCTCTCAGATATCGAGCAGTCACTTTATCTAAACACTGAGAAGATACTTTATCTCCGCCAGGATATACTGAGATAATCATTACATGACCCTGAACACGGGCGGTTCCTACTTTATGCAGAATGTAAACCATTGAACCATCAGAATCTTTAGATACAAGGATCACGCTGAAAGATTCTTTGTGTTGCTTCTGAGTTTCTCCACAGGTAAAACTCACGTCCAGAAAATCACCAACTTTAACAGCACGGGGTTTTGCTACTTGTTCACGAACACTAATAACAGGGATCATAATCATTTCCTCACAGTTTCAAATTCTTCATCAGATTTCCAATACACGTTAAAATTACGACAATCATGATCGGATGTCAACGTGTATTTTTCATTTGTTTTTTCGTCAGTGATAACCATAGTTTCATTCTCGATCGAGTTAACACCGTAAACGAAAACATTCTCACCACGTTTGTTTAAAAACGCATCACCCTTTTCAATCAACTGCCAACAGGTAACAGGCAAACCACCCGGACTAACCGGGCGGGTAACAAGACAATAGGGATGTTTAATCATTTAAATTCTTCCATTGCATAGGAAGTAAGATCTTTGAAATACCTTGCGGTGTTGCCTTCTGGGTTGTTTGTAATCTCCATCAGGATAACAGCACTATCAACTCCTGCTTTCTTAGCCATGAATGAAAGGGCTTCGGTAGCAATAATCGTTGCTTTCATAACATCAGCTTTAGAAACGTTGATTGTATTCATTTTTTCTTCCTTTTCATTAATCACTTGGTATGTGTGTATAATACAAAAGCCCTCACGAGAACGCAAGGGCTTTTTATTAAATTTCGTATAAATCTGGATTCACAATAACCGCACATAAAAGATCATCTATATGTGCGGCTTCTTGTTCTAAGGTTTGCTTAGATGAATGTGCTTTCAAGCAACCCCCGTAAAGGCGTTTACTATCTGGAAATGATCATCAAAGAATTCCCCTTGTCGTTGCACGACCTCATGCATAGGTAGCCAGAACGCGTCTGCTGCATCATCAGCACCGCCCATGATACGAGGCAATGAACCATCGTTATTAGGTTCGAGCTTGATATACTGTGCTACAGTCGGTTTTGAGAAGTACACCGAACGTTTCGGATGATCGAACAGCATCGAATTACGGATAGAACCACGAATAACCTTTTCAGGTACTTTAATTCGTACTTCTTCCAGCAATTCACGGATCGCGCAATCAAGGAACGTTTCATTACCGTTTTTGTGTCCACCCGGAAGCGCCAACGCATCTTTACCAGGCGCAAACTTACGACGAATTACTAACACGTTGTTATTACATACGACCACTGAATCAGCCGTGCAACAGTTCAGAGAATCCGGATACGGATATTTTTTGAACTTGTCAATCTCTCGTTGCCAGTGTGTATCTTCATGGGACAAACGTTGGAATTCTTTTGTTTGTGTCCATTCATCGATAAAGGAAACCGTAGTGCTAGGCGCATATTTTAACAAATCTTCGTCCCAGCCTTCATGGTGTTCCCAGATAATTTTGCGTAAATTGGTCGAGGACAGATCCTGATCTCCAACCTTCACAGGTTCAACCGGAATATGATTCCATCCGAATGCTTTAAGCCAGTAAGAATCTTTGTCTTTTTCGTACCCGACGATCGCAATTCGATCATTTCGAGTTTCATCGATTGCCATACGAACACGGGATTTCCATTTTTCCTCGTTATAGAGGTAATCCGGAATGTACGCGAATTTGATTCTGGCTGCATCTTCAACATCAAGTTTGCAGATAGACCAGCGAGTGATCATTGCTTGACGCTGTTTAGCGGTCAATGGGTTTAATGTGTTCGGATATGCATAAGCAGAACCGATCAGAATGTAAACCGTATCAGCAACAGCAAGGGCTTCCCTTACCATTTTCTCATGACCATAGTGAAAAGGTTGAAAACGTCCAATTACTACAGCTTTATCATATTTGTGTTTCATAACGTGCTCCACGTTTAAAGGTTAATCATAAAACAGACGCAATTATCAACACACCAAACAATCCACCAACGAAACCAAAGAATAGTGAAATGAGTATAGTCAGTACGATCTGTTTTATGTTCATTATAGTATTCTCGTTTTAGATGTCAAGCCCCCAAAGAGGGGGCTTTAAAACATTATTTACGAGAATCGAAAATCACTTTACCAGCATAATCCGAACCCATTACAGTTTGAGGTACGCCACCTTTATAGCGGGTAGAGTAGTTCATCTGTACATCCAGTTCTTTCCAGCGGATCATTTCCGGTGTAATGGTGCGTTGCAGGGCGGCGTTGGCTTCTGCTTCTTTCTTCGCTGCATACAGACGGGCATCAGCATCACGTTCGTTAGCGATTGCAGCGTTTTCACGCGCCTGACGATCTGCTTCCGCTTGTTTTACTGCTTGTAGTGAAGTCTGTTCTACTTTTTGCAGTTCAGCTTTAGCAGCGTTAACCTGTTCTTCGCGGATCTTCGTGTTAGTTACCTGTTCCATGATAACTTCCGGCAGGGTGATATCCTGCAAGAATACCTGTTTCACAGTGTAACCGTAAGGCCGCGCATAATCTTCTACTTCCTGCTGAATTGCAATTTGCAGTTGGTTTTGGATCTTCGCATCAAACAGGTCTTGCGCTTTCGGTACGGATTTACCAAATTCGCGAACAGTGGAAAGTAGTTTTTCAGTTACATACTTATCCAGTGCCTGATCCTGATTACCCGCGTTGATACGGTTAATCGGTGCTTTGCTACCGTCGAATTGCAGCATTACGGTCATATCCACAGTGGATTTAAATTTATCCTGGGATGGAACCTGTAATTTGTCGAACTTCATCGCGATGTCTTTGGTGCTGAACGTGTCGAACGTTGCCAGCGGGTTTACAATGTGGAAACCAGGCAGTACGGGTTTCGGTGATACTTTACCCATGAAGGTTTCAGTTTTAACCGTACCGTCTTGCACAATGGTATACATGTTAGGCACTAACCACAGTGCTGCAACTACGCCCAGAGCGATCAGAGAGGTTTTCTTCGGGTTGTTCACGATAGTGTTTAAGTTCATCATAATTTCCATAAGTTGTTGTTCAATTCGATAGTTATTCTATCATCACATTTCACGCTGTCAAACTATTTTTAAGAAAGTTTTGTCAGCTTGTAGATTGTTTGATAGCACAAGCCCTTAATCTCGTCCAGGATGTTCTTCAAAGAACTATCTACTGATTCGTAGATCTCGTTTGCTTCGTTGGCTATTTTACGGAGATACGCTACCGTGTCAAGCATATTTTCGGTTTTTAGCACAGGTTTGTATCTTCCCGTGATTCCTATGTGGATTTCGGTGAATTTATCAACCAAATCCTGCATATCTTCGTAAAAACCCTCATATGCTTTATGTTGTGAGTATGAACCTGTTGCAAAATGTGCGCTATGCATATAGGTAACGGACATAAGGCACATGCCAATAAAGGCATCTATCTTGCTTGAGTTCTCAGATTCTGTAATTTGTTTAAATGATTGCATGATGATCCCTTTATGAACGATGGATACGTGCAAACTCATACGCGACCCTAATCCCTAGCTTTGCGCATTCGGATTCAGTTCGGCATTGTTTTTGGTGCCATTTTCGTTCCATGTAGTTGTAGAATAGTTCGCTTGTATTTACGCTGGGAGGGATCGTTGTGATGTATACTTGAAGGGCCGCATTGATATAATCGTCAAATTCTTTCTGAACCGGACGGTCGGCGGCGTGTGTTGTGGGTGTCATCATCAACAATCCGAACAGCACAGCCATTGATATGCGTTTAATGTTCATAACAATTACTCTTTTACTCATAGACCCACTATAGGTCTACTCCTGTATATATTTATAGCAAAAACGAGGCCGAAGCCTAGTTATAATATTTTTGCTGTAAAGTCAATCAAGTAATGTCATACCAACACAAACTTCTTTCGAAAGCGCGTATTTTGTTCACGTTTTCTACGTTTTCATCCCAACCGATCACACCAGCTTTCATACGTTTCAGTTCCTGACGTAAACGGGTACGTACTTTTGAATCAATTTTCTTTACTGCAATAGAAAGCATTGCATTCAGATCGCCATGAGCTTTGTTACCGTCGCGACACAGATTATTATCAAATCGAATGTATGCACATCCTGATTTGTGTTTCCAGTTGGTTGAGTACCAACGCAACCCATCCGGATCAATGCCATGTTGAGCATAATAACGAGAATACTCTTTTACTTCTTCGATCTTTTCGTTAGATGAAAGGTCACGAAGAGGATTGTATTTCTTACGGTAAGTGCGACTCATAATGATCTCCTTTTGTTTATGCTTCCACTGTATCAGGGTTGTTCTTTAGTTGCAAGTAATGTTTTCGACAAAGTGAAACATATTTGTCTTCGGCCCCGATCTCAATCTGGTCGCCATTAGCAACAAATTTTCCATTTGCATCAATACGGGCAACGGTAGTTGCTTTCTTTCCACAATGACAAACTCCCCGCAACTCCCTGATCTCATCAGCAAGTGCCAGCAACATATAAGAACCTTCAAACAAGTTCAACTGAAAATCGGTTCTTAGTCCATATGTCATTACGGGTATATCTAATTCGTCAACTACCCGACACAGATCCATGACATTTTTCTTGGAAAGGAATTGTGCTTCATCAACAAACACGCAAGAAACCAGATTCTCGCTATCACTGTAAAAATGATTGTTGTGAACATCATAATACAAGTCCATATCAGGCGTGATCATGGTGCATGTTGCTTCCAACCCAATACGCGAAGAGATACTCTGTTTACCTTCTCGCGTATCAATTGCTGGTTTGTACATCAGGATCCGCATACCGCGTTCCTGGTAGTTGTATGCATCAGTGAGTAAACGAGCACTCTTTCCAGCATTCATTGATGCATAATGAAAATATAGTTTAGCCATTTATCCTCTCAACAAAATCTGGGGTATTTTGGAATTTCCCTTCCCCTTCATGGTTTTTGCATGTTTTATTTGAACAGTAGATCCACCAATCCCACTCATCATAAGGGGGTTTGGTAATGTTCATTACACAAATTAAAGGGAAATGACAATCCCGACAGCGAACATTTTCTATAATGTTTGCGTTAGCCATGCGTATAACCGCCAATTTCGCTATCTTGTGCTTGATGGATATCAAGATACCACATATTGATTTTGCTTTTCAGTTCGCCCATTTCTTTATCAAGCCCACTGTCAACAAGACAGAGAATGTCAACCACCGTTTTACGCTGGGTGATGTTGATTTTGTTCGCTTTCATCGCTTGCGCCAATGCATTACAGGTTTTAACCAGTGCGGCGCGTTGTCCTTTGATTACGGCGATCCGTTTGTTCGCTTTCTTAATCTGCCGCCCTGCTTTGATAGGATCCATCATGATTAATTCACCTTACGAGGATCGAAATGAACGACAATGATCGGGTAATCACCAGTCACCTCATTAATAATGCGCTTAATGAGTTCCCAGTCGCCCCCAGCGAGTCCAGCACCGATTAAAGGTGTGATGATAGGCTTTCCAGTCTTAACGGCGTCAGCAAGCCCTACAGCCTGTTTAAACGCATTACCGATTGCATCATAATCGACACGCGGCCCAGGTGTCCAGAAATCATATTGAGTATATGCATTGAAAACAATGTTGCCTTTTTCGCCAATGTAAACAGAACAAGTTCCTAGCTTATCACGGGAACCTTTTAACGTATTGGCATCAACTTGAAATGCACCAGGAATACGATCGCGGATTTCGCGAGCAATACCAGCGCCCATATTGCAATAGCAGTTGCATCCGTGGATCAAATGGCCTTCACCATTCAGATACATATTGACAGCATTACCTTTCACTTCTTTAATGATCATTTTTATTATTCCTATATAATTCGCGTTCGATTAGCATATCGATGAAATCAGTAATATCATCAAACCAATCCTTAGTTTCTTGAGCATGAGCCAAATCACCATCATCTAAAAACTTTTCGCGAGCATCAGCAAAATTATCTAGTTTGTTATAGAGTTTTGCTTTGTCTATATCATTCATAAATTAACCTTAATTATTAAAAGAACGTAAGAAAAATACGTAATGTCACACCTGTTTACCTTTCCGTTCACGGCGGCGATCTTCTTGATGACACATATATAAAACACCACCAAAAATTATAAAACCGATAACAACGCCTATAAAGTATCCAGCACTAAACATAGTCATCATCCCCGCAATAGTAACAAGGCCCAGTACTCTCATGTTTACCAGCATTGTACGCCAAGAACACCACAACCGCCGCCATAATAATAAAAATCCAGATAGCCATTAGTAAAGCCCTATACCAGCATTGAATTCATCAACCAAATAAGTGCGGAACTTTTCACACCGTTCCTTATTTGGCGCTTGTTTGCATAGATTCATCATTGGTTCAGACTGCAAAAACTCTTTTTGTTTCAGCAACTTACCGCGTTTATACAGGTGAGCATTTTCCTCTCCCCACATATAAGCAACATCTAACTGTTCTGCGATCACTTGCTTACATACTGCGACATCTTTGATATCGCGATTGTTGCATAACTCATCCAGGCGAGCATCACCCGCGTGAGCAAATCCAGCAACCAGAGTTAAAAGCAGTGCTAACTTTTTCATGATGATTCCTTATTCATCCTCTTCGATAGGGGTATAATAATGCGCATTGCAGATATACGCAAGAACTTTTTTCAGAGACATATCCGAGAACGTCGGATCCTGATTTCGTCTCATCCCACTACCAGTTTCAACAGCCCAACGTTTGTTAGCTGGATTGTATGTCAGCCAGTAACAATCCCATTCAGACAGAGTATGTTCGAACAGATCGAAACGCTTACGCCCGTTTGCTTGCGGCCTGACAAAAGGTTCAACCATTTCTAAAGCGGTTAAAACTCGATTAAGGTTTGAACCGTCTTCATCCATCGCGATCCGCAAACAGTATTGGTTAATGTCCGGATCCATACCATCGATACCCAGACCGATAGATTCGAAAAATTTTGTTGCCGCGTGATAAGACACACTGGAAGAACGATATTCCAACATCACGGGGATCTTTTCCCCGTCCTTGACGTTGTTAATGATATCCTGATCGATGAGTTCAATCAGGTCTCTTTTCTCTTTAATCAACGTGGAAATTTCTTCTTGCAGTGGGGCTATCTGTGCATGAAGTTCTTTTATCCGTTGATCAATTACGGTCACTTCGAACGCTAAGTTTCTCATTGTACCCATTCCCCGTTTTTGTCAATGTACATGATCCAATCAGCAACCGCCCAATGGGAAGTATTGCCTTTCGGAGTCGCCACGATGTAGGAACCAGCTTTAAACAGTACGCGTTTAGTTTCGTTCAGGATCAGGTCGCTCATAATGTATTCCTCATTTAACCAAAGTGAATCGTGATTCATAAGCATCGTTCGGGCGCTCATACACAGTATCCGAACTTGTAATGACAGTGTACACGGTTTCTTTCACAAGATCCATGATTTTCTGTGATTCTCCCCAGACATTGATACTAAAATAAATCCCATTTTTAGGAATAGGATTGTATTCCATATCATAATACATATCCATGAGTTCACAAATGAACAGGCGGCGCTGTTCGTTATCATATGTGAAATAAATGTTAAAACAATCGAGAGATTTACTCAAAGTAATCTCTTTGATAACGATGTTGTCTTGTTTGCTAAAATGATCGCGGATTGCTTGCACACAACGCAACAGGTTAGGGTAATCATATTTTTGTGAAACAATGACTTGATGTGAAACGCTCATAATGTATTCCTCTCAATTAGATGCACTCATAATAAAAAAGCCCCCGACCGAAGTCAAGGGCTTTTTGTCAAATGATTTGTTTTTCTTCTAACAGCTTCGCGGTTGTATTAACCATACGAGCATAATCACGGGCTTCTTTCTTTGTATACTTGAAACCAGCGTTATAGCTCGCCAGCGCCTTTTTCAAGTCGCCTTTGTGGTAATCAAGCCAGTACTCCAGTTCATAGATCGCATACTTCGATCCACCTTGAAGAGTTTCGAGCTTTTTGATTACTACGCGTTTAGGATATGACTTATCCATTCGTGCGCTGGCGCTCCTTGCGGTAACTTGCCAGCATCCATAAGCGTGATGGCCTTTTTTACCTTTACCGACATTCTCACATGCGCGAGACTCGATCCAGACAATAGCCGCTAAATGATAACCTAAACGTTTAGCCTTATCTTTTTCTACAGGTTTTGCAGTCTTCAAATCATAGTTGTGTCCAACTCGATAAGCATACTCCAGAACCTCTTTCTGCTTCGGTGTGATATTATCCAAATCCTTGATGTAGGATGGAGAATTTTTGTTTGCCGGAGGCTTCACAGTAGCCTTTTGTAAAGGCAATTGATGAGTAGGCAAATCCGCAATGAAATCCCCTAGCGGATCCGTCGCAGCGTTGCCAGAAAAAGAGCACAAGAAAATGCTGGCAGCAATTATAATTTTCTTCATTTTAATACCTATGTTGCAAAAAGAAGGGCAATAATACACCCTATTTTATATTTATGCAACTATTTTAGATAGTTTTCGCGTCACGTAGTTTATCAGCGATAAACTCAGCAATGTTATAATTTGAAATAGCCTTGTTAGGATCGTATAGCGCAATGATTTCATCTAACGATACCATAACGGCATGTTTAAAGTAGACGCTCCAGCTAGTAGTAAGGATCTCACTGTTGTCAAATCCACAATCAGGGCTGAACAATGCGCGGTATTTGTACCCACTGTATTTCGTCAGCCGATTCGTGCTGTGCGCATCACTGGTGATCAGAAAAGTCCCCTGGTGAGTTTCAACAACGAAAAAGTATCCGAGGCGTTCTTTGTTGTCCAGCATCTTTTCAAACTTGCGATCGGTTTCTTCGCGAACAATACGAGAAGTCAGCATTTCCAACACTTTATCGTATTCGGGCCAATCATTCTCGATCACGATTGCATCAAACGGTTTCTTACCATTAATCCCGCGCCCGATTTCGATTTTCGTGCAAATTTCGTTGAACGTTTTCAAATCTTCTGGCGTCAGTTCTTTAAGATCGCTCAATTTTGCTACATAATAACGTTTTTCTAGTTTCATTTATGGAAACCTCAATTCAAAAATAATTTCACAGAGTTACCACATTTGGGACATGTGATAAATTTTTTCACGACATAATCAGCAGCAGAGAAAAATCCATTGTAAATCGCTTCTCTCTTTTGCTGTATATCAGATAGTTCATATTCTAACCCACTTTTACAGCAACTGCAAACAGTAATTAGTTTTGGGCTATAGATGACAGTAATCATATACACCTCACAAAAAAGGGGGCTTTCGCCCCCATCATTAGAAATTGTCTTCGACAAACGCCGCGAGACGGGAACGATACACTGTATCAAGAATGATATGGCTTGAGTGTTCGTATTCTTTCAGCTTTTCAACAGCCCATACAAACCCGTTGTTAATGGCAGTGTTTCTAGGGTTGTCGATCTGCTTAATGTTCCCGCATAGTATCAGAAGTGTGTTCTCTCCGCAACGAGAAATGATAGATTTAATTTCGTGGTTGCTAAGGTTTTGACATTCATCAACAATCAGCACAGAACCTTTGCCCGGATCCGGATGTCCGATACTGCGACCACGGAAGTAATACAGGCTAGGGAATTGCACCACCCCTTTTTCAATCAAACCTTCAATGTATTTTTCAGATTCCGGATTATCCTTAAACAGAATGTTCAGGCTAGTAATACAAGGTTCGATAGAAGGCCGGAGTTTTTCGCCCAATGTACCAGGAAGGAAGCCGATTTCACTTGATAACGGGCTATCTGACTTCACATACATCAAGTTAGCGTAATGTCCACTATTAACCAGGTGCATAGCACCGGAAACAGCAAGCATTGTTTTACCAGAACCAGCGCCGCCCATAATGGTAGCAACATCGATTTCATTGCTCATAATGGATTCAACGAAAGCCGCTTGCAGAGAATCACGGGGCTGGATAGCTTTCATGAGTTTGCGTTTCATAGCCTGTTCGTGCTTAACAGGTAAGACATTCAAGCAAATCTCATCAGCAGTCACCACACGCCCGACTAACTCACCATTTGAGGTAATGTACTGGTTAGGATAAAAATCTTCGTCAGGAAGCGAACTGTAAGTGATTTGGGCTACATTATCTGTATATCCCAACACTTCCACAGTATCCCAGAAATCAGGGATCTCTACATAACCGGAATACAATACATCGCTATCTTTTAACGTATCGTCGCCAGTATACTGTTCTACCTTACACCCACGGGACATTGCGATCAGCAACATCATAATATCGCGAGTAACTAAGGTTGCATCCTGTTGCATACAAGTTTCAATGATTCGTTCGTCTTGCTTGTCAAGAGCAAACGTTTTGTTTCCGACATAATCAACCACTTTAAGGGTGATAGTGTCAGACAGTGCTGGGTTTGTCAGGTTTAAAGGAATACCTGATTTCGTAATCGCATCATATGACTGACCGAAAATAACTTTTGACAGAAGCCGGATCGCCAATCGTGCTTCGTGCGCTGTTCGTTCTTTCGTTTTCAGGTGATCTAATTCACCCATAGTAGCAGAGGTAATAATGATTTCTGTACCAGGTTGAGTGAATGAATAGATTGAATAGGGGTTACTAATCAAAACATTGGTGTCTAATACGTATTTTGACATACATTAACCTTATGTGGTTTCGTTAAAAAATGCACCGAAAACCTCTTTTGCTTTCCGGTTATAAACGGATTTTGCTTCTTCTGGAGTGTTATAGTACCCCAAAAATTTTCTTTTTTCATCTATGTTTATCTGCGCTTTGTACTTCCCATTGGCTTTATGATAAGAAACACCTTTCAACCCTGTACTACTGTTTGAGTTACATTTCTTTTTCATCGCATTTTGCTGGTTCGTCGCTTTCTGTAAATTTCTTGCTGTATCTCCATTCTCAACACCATATACATGATCTACGATAGGAGGAAGATAACCATTCTCAACGTAAAACACTATTCGGTGTCGCAAATACATAGAACCTTTAAAATGAATTTGGGAATACTCGTTTTTGCTTCCGGCTTCACTTCCAGGAGACATAGGGCCGCGCTGAACTTTCCAATACACTTTACCTGTAGATGTATCAACATCTACAAAATTCAGAAGAGATTCGATCCCTTGAATCTCTTCATGTATGGTTCTTGATGAATAGCCATGACTTTTCATTACATACCCAGCGAAATTACGTGAATATATGCTAATGGATGTTTCTTTTGTACACAATGCATGAGTGTATTATACACAATGTCCATGCGTTCATTGCGCGTAAGATCACACTCATCAAAAATAAGGTTTATTGCCTGGTGCTCTATTCGACGTCCACGGAAATGATTAAGAATTGCCCCTTTACTGGTCAATACATCACATCCGGTAGCACCATTTAGCTGTTTGGCGTCTTGTGCTGCATTTAACGTATGCGCTACGTAAATGTTAAGGGAACTATGGGAACGTTTCATAAAATCAAACGCGCCTTTAGTCTTTTGCGTTTCTCTGCCCAGATCCAGCCTGGTTTCGAATACCATAAAATCGTTAGGGCCGTAATTATGCGTTGGTTCTTCCAACTCTCGCATAAGATGCATCTTACGACATTCTTCAATTGTCTTTACATAAAATTCACTATTCATGTTTTACCTTTAAGGGGCCGAAGCCCCTTTGTTACGCTAATTCAACATGCGGGGCATCAATGAATTTTGTTTCGATCGGAAGGTTCGGATCATTTTTCCAGTTGATACCAAAACGCAGTTTAACACCCAGTTCATCACCTGCTTGTTTAACAGCATTCAGGACAGGCAACCACACTTTAGGGTTTGTTTGCCAGCCTTGAGGCAATACGCTAGGATACAGATCCACCGCATCACCCGTGATGTGTTTTGAGTTCATTGTTTGAGATACACCCTTACGGACGTTCTCGCGCTGTTGTTCAACAGTACGCAGACCTTCACGTACACCAAAATCAACAGGAGACAGTTGCAGAGCACGTTCTACGACTTTCACCAGTTCAGGCTTAACGCCTTTCAGGTTGTTCAGGCTTTTCTGACTAAATTTAAACATACATACCTCTTTATGAAAATACCCTATGGGCTACACAGGGTATTTATGGTTTAAGAGGCGCAACGTTTTACATGTAACTCCAAATTGCATCTTCCTCGCGATCGCGTTTCCAGCGAATCGTCATTTCAACACTTTCCTGTTTGTCATCAAGAGGAAGTTTATCATTATTGATTTGTTCAACATATGCTTGCGCATCTGCTTCGCTACGGAACAACGCATGGAAATTATAATGGTTGCGCCCCACTACATTTCGATCCATCAATGAAAAATGACTATGGTTTTCCCAGTCATTGTAAATGGTAATGCCGTTAACAAACAGCCCGATTCCACGATGGTTGTACGGGAACCCAGTGACGATATGTTTACGACCCATTTCTGCTTTAACACCAGTGATGCTAAACACTTCATACAGAATAGCACCAGGTTTAATGTCTTTCAGTTGAGCACGTTTTTCAAAAGCATTCATAATATACACCTCATAATTAGTTTTCATATACAGATTACCATAGTCAGGTTATCTGTCAACAGGGATTATCGTTTTTTGATGGAAAAGTTAACTGGAACAGGCGATCTTGTAATGCTTCGATCCGTTCATACGCTTGTTTCAGGATCGTCTTATCTTCTGGGTTCGTTGTCTCGATGCAGATCAGTTCGTCTGAGTCGATAGCGATCACATCATCCATCAGTGAAGCGAATATGTTCACGTCAGGATGTGTCAATTCCTTTATCTCCGCTTCCATTCCGTCATGCTGGGATAACAGTTCGATGATATCGCGCTGTAAATCTCCCTGGTACGGGAATCCGGTTTGAAGATGGTTAATAATTCTTTCTGCTTTGGTCATATTTCACCTACAAAAAAGCCCCTTTCGGGGCTGGGATTAAATGTCTTTGCACTGGCAAACACCGTATTTGGTGAAAGGCTTGTCACCGCTCAGGTAAGACCAGAAATCGCAAGCCTGTTCAGCGGTTTCGAAGATTGCAGCATCATAGAAGCCGTGTTCTTCGTTACCATCTTTATTGAGGAACACAGGAAGCCAGCTTTGCGGTTTGAAGCAGTCAGTAACAACTACCCAACCTTCTTTCGCTTTCATTGCTTCTTTGTTCGCTTCAACCATTTCCAGCATTTCGTTTAGTAAGTTCATTTTAATCCCCTTGTTTATCTGTTTCGTTGTCTACGAGAGAGATATTATCACAACGGGGATTAGTGTCAACAGTTATTCGAAACGAATTGTGCTATTTTTGAAAAACATTCCAGAACACACAGCACCAGCGATCGGTTTACCGTTTACACCCGTAGCCGTAAATCCGGTTGCGTATGTGTCTTTTTCGGAACATGAGAACCAGCTATAGCCAGTGAATTCAATGTTCTCATACCCTTGTGCTTCCAGGATACGTTGCGCTTCTCGTTCGTCGGTACAACTCGATTGCAGGAATACACAGACGACGACCAACAGGATACATCCAATTACTTTTAACATGTTACACTCTTTTTAAGTTAGTTTTGCTTGCTTTGACCCAGCTAACGCCAGGATATGCGTCAACATTACCAAGGCACACAGTTGTGTGACTGAAAGTGTTAGGCAAATCGATTTTATGATCTGGACTGATACCCAAATCATGTACGCTTACGTCAGTTGCATACAGATAACCACCGGACATATACAAAGAATTAATAGATCCAAAAGCATCGTTAGGCCATTTGAAACGGTATTTTTCTCCCCACAATTCGACTTCATACACATCGTATTCATCGAACAGAGGATCGTTACCCTTCGTTGCATTATACAAAGCACTGCGCCATTCATACAGTTTTGCTTCAATGTCGCTAACGTTGATCTCTTCACCAGCGCTTAAATTATCAAGCACTTTCTCAAGGGTGCGGATTGCTCCGCTTAACTCACGGTCAAGATTCATTCTATACCTTCCTCTTTTAACACTTCCCAGATCAGCTTATCCATGTGCATGAGATTCCACATAACGGAATCATGAGAACCCAGAGATCGAGAGTAGATCACTCCCCATGAACGATACGCCTTTTGGAATTCTGCTGCATTGGTTGCATCATACGGCATATCATCACCAGAAGCAATCAACAGTTTAAGAATCATTAAACTGTTCAGCAATTTTGCACTGGGATCTTGTGCCTGTATTTTCGAGCAGTAATTTTCAATGATTGCTTTTACCTTTGGTTCGGTAATACGAGCTTTTTCGCAACGTTCTCTGTACACGTACATCAGTTCATCGATTATTTCTTGCATATAACGCCTCCCGTTCTACTGCTGATAACCCGCGAATGTAGTTCTGTGATTCTCTATGCGCATCTGCTACAGCGCGTCCTGCTCGTTCCGACGCCAGTATATAAGTAACAACTTCATTACGAATGTGCCATAGGTAATCCATCATTACAAGATCTTCTTCTGTATGAAAACCTTTAATGTCACACTCGCAGCAAATAGCGTCTCTTTCCGATAGTGCCAGTTGCGCGGATTGCGCGTTGATTGGCATCATACTGTACTTGTCGATCAAACTATCCAACGTTCGCGGTTTCACAATACCAACTGTTACAGGAACAGGACGAAGAGTAGGTTTATCCGAATAAATCATAGTATTCCTCTTCATCAAGTCTAGATGTCAGTTTAGCGATAAAGTCGAAAATGTGTTGTGAACCATCTTCAACATAATGACGGTATGCAAGCAAAGTTGATACGTGACACATATCGACCGATTCAACTTTGATGCTTGATGCGATCATTGTATCATCATTTCCGTATCCGTCAATATCACGGAGTACCATTTCTTCAGTCGGGAAACGCTGAAGGAGTGACGCTTCCCGATCCGATACCAGAGCAACTAAGCGATTATGTCGCGTGTTGTGCGATAATATTTTCATTTCAATTCCACCGCGTAAACATCAGGTTCAGGGGCTTTGTGTACGCGCATATCTTTACCGCATACCGCATAAGCCGGACAGTTACGACAACCGTTATGATCCTTATTACCGATCAGTTCATTACGGAACTGTTTGGTTTTCGGATGTTCCCAGATATCCTTAATGAAATCGTTCGCTTCCAGGACATTCAAACCTTCTTCCCAACCACCTTCAACCCAGCGTTCGGTAAACGAACAAGGGAAGAACTCGCCTTTCTCGTTAATGTACGAGCTAAACATAGTTGCTTCGCAATCTTCGGCATATTGCTTGTACTGTTCGAAGTTTGGGTGTCCTTCCATCGCTTCAACAAAAGCAGGGGCTGAACAGCTATCGAAACCAAATCCTACACCAGAATCGAGGCAATATTCAACAAGTTTTTTATATTGTTCGCGGGTAACTGTGTCCCAGTTCTTGCCTCGTCCCTTTTGTTTCAGACCCAGGAATACGATCGCGTTAACTTGTTTCAAGCGCGGATCATTCTTTACAGCATCAACCACGTTAAACGCGTCATCATAGGTTTTAGAGCTAACCATGAAATGAAGGTTGATTTGCTGTTGTCCGGCTTCTGCAAGATTAGCCACTGAATTAAACGCTACATCGAATCCAGCATGTTTGTATACTGATACCGCAACAGCCCCAGCAACAGCCGCTAAACGCGCTGCAACGTCTTTTGATACATCAGCAATGGTAAGGTTTGGTACAATGCCTTTAGAACGCGCATAGGCCATCATATCAAACATATCAGGGTTTGTTTGTCCCTGTGCATCAGCACCGAGGGCGCATTGTGTTAACCAGGGCATTTTATCAATGATAGATTTGAATGTATCAAGATCCATATTGAAGCCGTTAGGGTTATTAGACTTGTAGCAGAAACCGCAAAGTTTACCAGCAGGGCCATTGCATTTAGTTGTGATCTCGATATCGAGAATTTCGGGGAATGGGGCATAGGTAGGATCAGTTTCGAACGATGTTCCCCAGCGAGCAAACTCACCAGTTTTAACGTTGAAATTGTAGTTATACCACTTAGAGCGAGCGTAACGGATATCACCATCTTGATAGATGAACAGGGTAGGAGCTTTCAGAACAGTTTGTGCGTTATTCATAATATAATTCTCAAAATCTAACATGGGATTGGAAGACAGCGCGAGCGAGACTTTCATTATCAAACGGTATTGATTGGTGTTGCCCTTTGCTATCAATGTTAACGCGCCAAAATTCACTAGAACAATTTTCAGTGGAGTAGTTCAACAGCGTTACCGTTTTATTCTTTTCCAAAAATACGCGTTTGTCAATCTCTGTTTTGATTACGTGTTCCATCATTTTACCCACCGTTGTTTGCGTTCGTCAGCCAGTTCTTTTTTGTACACCTTGATGTATTCGCCGTTCAAGGCACGGAGATTTGAAAATACACGATTGAAAAGATTTTTCTTTTCTTTGTATGCCGGAGACATACGGATCGATTCAATAGTCATACCCATTTCATTTTTAGGATATGCTCTTAACTCTGCGCCGATCTCATCAATCCATTTTTGGTACTGATCGCGCTGTGCTTTGTACTGTTCAAAAGTCAACATATAATTTCCTCACATTTCGTTGGGTTCAATATAACCCTATAAAGAACCAAACACAAGAGTTATTTGTACTTCATAAAGAATTTAACTGCTTCTTCCGGTGTCATATCGTCAGAGAACAACCCGAAGAAAGTACGATGATGATCTTTGTACGAAATGTTAAGTGGGTTCAATAAACATCTAACCTCTTCAACCCATTGATAGTATTTTTTGCTGAACGGTTGATCTCTCATTCTTCATCCCCTTGCGCGTAGTATTCACACACTGCATCTTCTGGGGTGCAACCGTCCGAGTAAAGAGCATACATCAGATCTTCGTCATAATCAGAAGAACCCAGCATATGTTGAACAGAGCGTTTCCATTTGTTGTAATCTTTTTCGCCCTGGGTTTCGCTGTTTTCTGATTTAAGCATTTCGTACATGTTCATAGGAATCTCCCGTAGTCGGTTGCAGCATCTTCCGGATCCGCATCAAGTTCGTACAGTTCGCGAGCTAGTGCGCTGGGTTTAATATCGCGCCCTAAGTGGGCGCTAACATTACGTAGCCATTTCATATAGGGTTCGAATTTGTTCATTTTATACGTACCGCGTTAAAAGCCTGGTTCCGGAGATCATACGCTTTTTCAAGCTGTTCAGTAGTGAACAGAGGACTATCAGTGTTAGTGGTGAAACTGCAAATGGTTTTGTTGTCGGCGTTGACTTCTTCGACAACGATTTCATAACCCCAGATCCCGCTATACTCACATTTCACGTTCCGGTACTTGATGTAAACCGCAGCAACATCTTCTTTTTTGTAGTTCCGGCTTTTGTAGATGATTTCCATGATTTCCTCCTTCGTTTCGATGTGTGTACAATAACAGATCAGGGTTATCGAGTTTTAGCAATTTGTGCTAATTATGCCATTTTCTTAGCGATTTTCCAGGAGGCTTTGAACGCCGGAACGTCTTCAATATCAATCCAGAAACCAGATCCGAAACCATCACTATAGCAAGGGCAACCGTCGCAGTAGTTTTCCCAGGTCATCACTTCACCACCAACAGAAGCACCAGTTTCCATAGCACGTAATGCATTTTCAACTTTTTCCAGTTTTTCGGCGTTGTCGTCGTAAATGACAAAGTACCATTTACCGTTGTATTCGTTACCCAGTTTGATTGATTCGCGAACAAGTTTCATGATAATTTCCTTTTGTCTGTTTCGTTTCTATGTGTGTAATATAACAAAACCCCTCACCATAGGCAAGGGGTTTTGCAAAAAATTATCGTTTGATTTGGGTATTATCTATAACCCTTTGAATTTCCGAACGCATCGTAGAATACTGACACAATTCGGTAAGCGCCCGATCCAGGTGCATCATAGCATAAGAAAACTCTTTTCCGCATTTGTCACATCGAGCGTATAAATGTAAATGGATGCGCCCGATCCCATCTACCTGACTATATTTCTGGAATATGTAAGGATCTGCACCTCGATAGCCAGTTGCTTGATGCTTACACTCTCGTTTGAACCATGACATTAATAATATCCTTGTACGTTGAAGCGATCACATAACAATTTTCTTGTTTGGTTAGTATCGCTTTGGATAGAATGCAACATAGCGCTGATCATGTTTAGGTTATTTTGCATCATTTCCGCGCTCATGAGAACTTCCATACGCGCACGTAAGCGTTTATTTTCTTCTTCCAACTCAACCATACGGTCATATGCTTTGATGCGCTCTAAGGGCATATCAGGACGCTCTTTGAGTACGCGAGCACGTTCAACCTCACAAGCATGATTTGCTTTCCAGTGGTTCGATTCCGCTTCAAATTTATTAAGGCGGCGGATCTCTTCAACCAGCTTTTTGATCATGTGTGGATCCATCATGTCGATGAATTTCATCAAGCAATTGGATTTTGTTTGGTTGTCAGCAACAGACCAAGACGAATTATACGTAACCGTAAACGTGCGGCCCATTTCATCAACAACCCCGATCTTGTTATCATCGGTGATTGTAGCCGCCCATTTCTCCCTCATGGCTGTACAGGTTCCGCTGGCGACACTATGCAACTTGTTTAATGTTGCGTCATCAAACACAATTTCATCACTCATGTATGCCTCACATAGATTTCAAAATACGCAGAAGTGCGTTAGTAAAGATATCAGGAACACAACCACCAAACAACTTATGATTCATCAGCGCTAATTTCATGCTGTGATTTTCAGTATATCGCCCGTTATGGATCCCCCAGGCAACGACATTACCAGGTTCATGAATAACTAAGTTAGTGAGAGTAACGGTCATGCGCTCTTTATCATTGATAGAGAATGAATAGCGATAACCGGATCCGATGTCGCCGTAAAGGTTAAGGTCTTTCAATTTCCCTTGCTCATGCAAGCGTTTCATATGAACTGCACATGCATGATTAATAGTCATTTCGTCATCCCTAGCCCAGTCATCAATACCAGAGGTATAACGAATATTGAAGTAGTTAGTCAGTTCATTTGATACGCTCATTAGAAACCTCACTTTTATAAAATTCTTTACCAGACCCATTACAGCTACTGCATTTGGGGGAACGGTTGTTATCATACCGCCCCGAACCGTTACATGCAACACATTTCCTTAATTTCCAGCCATACACGAACCTCATGTAATAATCGGTTCGTGCGGCCTTGCGTTCATGGAAATTCATGCTTTGTAAACCTGAACCAACCACATTTCGATGTTAGGCGCGTAAGTAACGTTTACCTTATGCATAGTGCGGTATTTGTAAGCGGCTTTGTACGCATCGAGTTCAGTCGGAACACAGAAAGAGAAACCGTTATCATAGCGTTCTGCGTTAGAAACTTCACAACCAACTACAGCGGCAATGTTTTTATTCATGTTCATGATATTTTCCTTTCTCTGTTTCGTTTCGATGTGTGTAATATAACAAAGCCCCTGCACTAATGCAAGGGCTTTTTGATTATTTTGGTAATTTTTCGATTGTTGCTTTCAACTCATTGATTTTATTAAAGAGTTCATCGCTATATTTCATCAACTCACTACGGCGTTTTTCGGCCCACTTGATCAGGAATTCATGAGAATCTACACCATACGTGTAACCTTCTGCACTCAGTTGAATACGAGCACGGGAACCATAATCAACAGAACTTTGTTCAATGAGAAACTTAACCGCATCAAGCAGGGCTAAATCTTCATGACTTACCATGATTCCTTCTGCCTTTGGAAGATCCACAACTTCATCCTGAATGAGTTCACGACGGGTTGTTTCTTCCAGTGTTTCATGATTCTGGATCATCGTTTCGACCGGATCCTTTGCCACGGCTGGTTTGTTTTCACCTACTTCTTCCAAAAACATCAACATCCATCCAGGAATTTTAGTCCGGAAAGAACTTTGTACTTCACTGGTGCATGAATTTCCCAGAATGTGGATCGCGTTGCCATGCATATCAACTTTATTGATATAGATAACGTTCTGCTGTTCCTGTCGGTTGCTACCATAAGAAAGGAAGCGGCGTAACGATGTGTTATGACCATACTTCCCTAAATCGATTTCAGCCAGGCAATCAATGATCCCACGGTTAGAAACCTTGTAACGCTTACCCTGTTTGAAAAATAACGATTCTTCCAGGTGAGTAGGGGTAAACTCTTCATAAAGAACATAGAATTCTTTAGGAATTTTGCGCTGAACCAGGCTCAGTTTACAATTATTAGAAGGAACAATAACAGCGTGAATGTTTCCTTCTGCGTCACACATAGCTTGCATTACTTGCGGATAGTAAAGATGGTCTTTCTTGCAAGTATAGCTATGGATACGACTCTGCCGTTTTTTGAAGTACCATTTACCAGTTTCAAAAGGCGCTGTTGTAAAATTCATTTTGCATTCTCATACATAGTTAAAATTGCTTGCATATGTTCCGGTGATTGTGGAACCCCTGCAAAGTTCACTTTCAAAAAGAAATTCAACCGATCTTTTATGTTGCACTCATCGAGTCCAAGCGCTGGTAATGAAATGTTTTCAAAAGCACGTTGTTCATGTCTTTCCATTTCACCCCAAAACAAACGGGAACCGTTAGGCATCGGTATTCCAATTTCATTGTTCCAGAATTTCATGATAGTTGTCAAGCGTTGTTTTCCGTCGATGACTTCTACCCATCGAGATTCGTTGAATTCACTATCAACCGCGATCGCGATGATACCGCAAGGAAACCCAGTAATCAAAGTCTTCATGAAAGCATCTTGCTCTTTCTGCTTCCACACGTAGGGCCGCTGATAGGACGGATTCAGATCCAGATCGTTGTTCTTGAACCAGTGAATGTAACTACCAACCATGATCGCATGATCGCGACTTTGGAAAGTTTTTAACTCACGAATACGGTTTCTTACAATTTCGTCTGTCATTATAAAATCACCATCCAGTATATAATCGTAATCATAACCGCTACAGTGAAACACATTGCAGCGTACACCCGCGCATTATGAACCTGTGTTTTCAATTCTGCGATCTCTTGATCCTTTTCGCTTTCAAACTCTTCGCGAGTACCATAATACCCAGGATCGTTAGCAGTTGCCAATCTAACCGCATCTTTTTCAACCAGCGTTGCATAACCGCTTTTTATTTGTGTCGCCCCGTACCATCCACCCCGATCGTTGTTAATGATCAGATGATCGCCTTTTTCGTTATGCTTTGATTCACCAACGACAATAACCCGCTTACCATTCATAATATGATCCTCAAAGGGGCCGAAGCCCCTATTTTGCGTTCTTCTGTAGATAATCTAACAGATTTCCGCTTTGATGTAAATCCAAAACTTTAGAAAACTTCTCTGCGTTTCTTTCGTTTGTGAGTTCGTCGAAATGCCATACACCATCATCAGCTATTAACGCGCCAGGTGATGAACCTGTTTCTACATCACGGGAAAGCGCAAGCCCCAGAGGGTGTAAGATTTCGCGGTTAATGCGCCAAACAAGGCCCATTTCAGATAGAGTATTAAAATCGACGTATTTCATATTATGCCTTTGGTTTCACACCGTAGGCCAACATACCAAAACGATGATCATTATCTGCATCTTTAAACAGAACTTCGTTACCATCAATGCAGATGACCTTTGCTTCCGGATCGATGTATGGAAGCAACCACAAAGGGATCAGGCGTAGGCCGCTATGTTCATCCCAGCGACTGAAATTGAGTTCTTCCAGTTCATCAAGGGAAAGCTCATTAGGATCGATATAACGGAACCATTTGGTATTTTTGAGGCGGTCGGGGAAGTTTACAATTTCTTCATAGCCGAATTCAGCACTCCATGAAGAGTAAATAGTGACTTCGGATGCTTTGGTTAAAACAGCATCGCGAATTGATTTGCAGATATCGATTAAAGTCAGTTGATTTTCCATGATATATTTCTCATCTTGCTAAAATTTTAGGCAGTAGTTGCCCCATCGTTTTACGTGCATGTGACGGAATCTGTGAGATCGGGACATATTTAAAATCATCCATTTCACGTATAGTCCGTCCGTTCTTAACGAAAGTTGATGCACAATAGCATTCTTCCGCTACTGGGTAATCTTGCCCTACATAGAGGAATAAAGCAAGGTTTTTTGTTTTCGTGTAATCGAGAACACCCAGGCTAACCAATTCCTCCGCGAACACTTCAAATCCTGTTTCTTCGAAGCATTCGCGGATCGCCGCGTCAATATGAGTTTCGCCCTTTTCAACATGCCCCTTCGGAATATCCCAATGGGGCGTTTCAGTGGCATGGCCCATCAACACGGCACCATCTTTAACAAAGATAATACCCGCTGATAGTTCCATTTATTCACCTGCAAAAGCGTTATCAAATGCTTCAAGTGCGTTGTTAGCGCGAGCACTGGCTTTTGTCACACCAGCCTGGAGATTTTCAAAGAAAGTATGTTTCCACACTTCGCGGCGACTGGATTCATGTTCCAGACTGTTTTTGTGATCACCGCGAATCTGTTCTTCCATGTCATAACGGTACAGATCGAGTTCTGCGTTTAATTTCTGCTCTAATGCCTGTGCAAATACATGTTCAATATTCATTTTGTATAGCCTATTTCAGATTTAAGGTTTTCGAGGGTGGAGTGATAAACAACATTCCCTTCGTGTCGAGTATACCATACTTTTCCGTTCTGGTTACACTCATTCATTACATTTTCATCTAAACCAGGGATCGGCTTCATGCTGGGAGAAAACGTGATAGACATCATTTGTTCTGCACTATCAGCAAACCCACAAGGGAAAACAGATCCAGTTGGTTTATCAAGATACATCAACTCTACTTTAGCCATAGATTTCTTCGAAATCCTCACAATCAGGCAAATACGTTTCACAGAAGGTGCAAAGCGTAAAGAATGCAGGTTGACGAATACCAGGATTATCCGGTAGATACATCCAGAAGGTGTTAGCAAACACGATGAATGTTTTCAGGTTTTCGGTGGTAATTTCGCTAACACCATCATACCCGGATTGATTGATCGCGCGTTGCAGTGGCACCTCGTACTGTTCGCAATAGTCGGCATAATGATCGCTTGTTACAAGGCCATTAGCCATTTTAATCAAATCGACGATTTTCATGATTTTACATATTCCACTTTAACAGGTTTTGCAACAAATTTATCTTTGGTGCGCCCATGACCATTACACAGGTCACATTCTTTGTTGAAATCTTTCATATCTTCGACCCATCCAGAATCTGGCAACCCAGACGGATATGCGTTATAACGAATGGTTTCATAACCTTTTCCGTTGCATTTCGGGCAAACATGAGGACGTTCTTTTTTTAGCAGACTCTGCCAGTTCGCGAAGGGTGGTAGAACTACCATAAGCCCGACACATGTTTTCAAAGTCTTTTAAAGTCATTCTATAAACATCAATGACGTTATATTTTTTGCCGGATGGTTTAGCCATAATATATTTCTCACTTAAAGAATTTTTTGATGAAAGAGATAGCAAGGCCGATACCAAAGAAAATTAAGTAACCTTTTCCGTCACCGTGCGCCAAAACATAGAGTGAGCTGCCGTATGCGATGAGTTCTGCGATGTTCATTAAGTTTCTCATGATATCCTCCTTTTTCTATATTAAGTATCTTACCATAATATAAACCAAAGTCAACAACAAAGTTTTATCAACCCACTTATCACCAGTCATTAGTAATCCCCTACAGGTTGAGACGCCGCAACACTCAGGATCTTGAAAGTGCAATTGTTCCACTCACAATACGTTTTTGCACAGTGAACACTTCCTTTCATAACAAACCCGTTTGAGAAAATTAACCAGTAAAGTTTCATGATAGCCTCCTTTGTTTCGACAAGGCCAATATAACAAAGCCCCTGCACGAATGCAAGGGCTTTTTTCAATTTTTCAGCATCCAAAGTTGCGGAGGACAATCTTTAGAAGCGATTAGACGATCCAGGCGGGACATAACCCGACGATAACCGTCGTATTCAAAATTAATTTTTGGTGGAACGTAGTTGACCTGGATTGTTTTTCTGTTAGCTAAAGAAACATACTCAGGGATCACCGTTCGTAACCGTATAGCGATCACTGGCTTCTCTTCGCCTTCGTTAAAGAACATTTGAACAGTTATAGGACAAGCAAAGATTTTACCATTTACCCGACGATAAACAATAACTTCCTGTGTCCCTTCTGTTTTGGCCTTCACAGCGTAGGTTAGAACATAACACGAATAATGATTTGCTAGACTCATCATGATATCGCGATAAGTTTCAATATCTTTTTTAATCGATACTGAACGGTCTTTAAAGCGATCTGAAATGTGGTCAGCAGTAGCCGCTACCTTGATTGTATACCAGTCACCTAACGCGCTAGTAAACGCCTCGCTAACTTCTTTTCGTACACTGTTAACAAGATACATTAAACGTGTTCTGTTCATATAATCCTCACTGATTTTTGAAGTATTCGATCTGACGCAAACGCTTTTCAGCGGCGGCTTTCGAATTGTATTCACCAAGTTCTTTTGTGCGATCGTGATTCAAAACAACCCACTTATCGCCACGCTGTTCAATGTGTTCTGTAATATCTTTTAACGACTTATCCAGATCCAGTGATTCAGCCTCTTCACAGATAATAGTCAAATCCACGGGCAGTGTCAACAACCTTTTCACTCCGCTGATATCATCAAGCATCGAATCGTATGCAAGGGTTACGTGCGGCTTGTAATCCGGATAATCGTATGTTGCGCCAGCATCAATAGAATCTTTGAAACGGCTATGCAGGTATTCAGATTCCAGGATCCCTACAATAGTGCTACCGTATTTTGTGTCCCACTTTTCAACATCAACCAGTTTAGCAGGTTCTGTGATGTCCTGTTGCGGGAACAAATCAACCGTTTTCCGGCTGTATACGATCGTTGTATGCATCTTTTCGGCTGAAACAGCATTCTTTGTGATACCTAATGTCTTTTGAACATTTTTCAAAGCCTCACATGAAGCCTGATCGAATTTAGCACACATGTAGATACCAGGATCTACAACAGGTTTTGTGATTTCAAGAAATGATTTCATAAAACACCCCAATAAAAAAGGGGCCGTAGCCCCTTTGTAATAAATTTGTTTTTACGCTTCTTCGCCAAAGGCGGCTTCATCTTCCGCGACTTTTTCGACTTCAACGGAAGGGATCAGAGCGGATACCGCGCCAATTACCGCTTCTGGGGTTACTGGCTGGCTTGCGTCAATACCCAGTACCGAACACAGGTCGGACAGAAGTTGACGATGAACAGAGAGTTCACTTTCTTTTTGCGCGATAACTTCGTTCAGATCGAATGCGCGGCCTTTCAGTACCAGTACTTCATTTTGCAGTTTTTGAATATCAGACATTTTATTACCCATTGTTAAAATTTAAAAGTATCGAGCACTTTGCTCTTTAGTTGTTTCAAAGTACCTTCGTTAGTGATGATACTATCTCCAGGTTGAGGTGTCAAACCTTTTTCCGTGGAATGTTCATCAACAATTCCGGTATCCTTTACAATAAACACAAACTTAGCACCTAAGCGTTTTAGGTATTTGTATTCGTGTTCTTGACGACAGTCAGTGACCAGAAGATGGTTGTATTCGTTATATTTATTGACGAATCTTTCCAACGTGTAACGAACCCAAACCGTGTTATCATACTTGCATACGATATCAGTTCCAAACACTTGCATCAAGCGTCTGATACTCCAGGGAGTATCGTTACTCATAATCAGGTTATCAATATCATCAGGACTATAAACAATATTGTATCCACGTTCTTTGAGGATTTCAAGCCCGATTTTGAAAATATTTAGAACATCTTCATTAGACATCACAAGAGGTTTCTCTCGATCGCCTTTGTAAAAAATAGCATCCGGATCAGAATATTGTCCTTCAATCATATTGCGAATGTATGGTTTATCGTAACCATATCGCTGCATTGCTATTCTTAGCGTTCTTTTGATACCAAATGCCAGTGCTTCACACTGAACATCATTGTACGCCTCTTGAATAAATTTAGCAACCGTATCTTTACCAGTTCGCTTTTTTCCACTAATCACATAAATCATTAGCTCATTCTCTTTTGAGAAGTGACTACTTTTCCGTCAATTTCAACTTCCATATGAAGGAAGCCAAAAGTTGCCATACACGTAACCGCTTCATCACTATCGTTAGTATAACCCAATTCAACCTCACCCAAGTTTGTTGGGAAGGCACCATAAAATCTAAATGTGGCGATCGTTTTCATCTGGGAGTTATCCAGGATATGCACAGCGAATGATTGCTTAGGATCATCCCACGCAACAGAGTTAAACTCATTGTAATCGTTTGTGCTCAACATCCATATGTAAATCCCAAGATACGATCTCATTTCCTCATCGACTACAAAGCGGATCATCAAAGGATCAAACTCAAAAGCCGAACCAGGTACTTTACCTCGAACCATCATATTTGCAGGAATATCAACTGCTGGGAGGTTCATTGATGGTAGTGTAACCCCTTGAACTTGTAAAGTCAAACCTTTCATGTAACTGTTATCAGGAATATCAACCCGAAAGTTTGTAGGTGAGATTTGGTTTAAAATCATTTCTGTAGACATAGGATCTCCTTTCCTCTATTTAGCGGGGAACGGGATCAAAGCGGCCTGACGGGGTAATATAAAAATTTGAAGAAAATGCTTGACCTTTTAAAATCTTTGATCTATAATAATTATTAATTAAAATTTTATCAAAAAGATCTAACAAGATCAAGTAAAATTTAATAAATAATTTATCAAAAAATTTTAGATCTGATCTTGAATTCATAAATTTTATGATCTATAATATATTAATATTTTATTTTATCATAAATTTTTATGAAGATCAATACTTAGATCTAATAAATTTTATGCTTTTTCTGAAAACTTTTCCTTTACCCCGTCACTAAATACTGGTACTATGTTCCCATATTGGAAATCAGGAAAAACAAAATGACTCATTTGAAAAAATTCAAAGAATTTCTGACCGAAGGTAAACCCCTCGCTCGTACCGTAGTACGTGGTCAACGCGCTAAAACTTCCGATAAACATTCAATCGGTTTTCTTCACTTCAAACATGGTTCTGACTTCGAAGTTTTAGCACCGGATTCTCACGATCTGGCATACTTCGGTAAAAACATTGTACGTTTGAAAGGTATGACTACTGGTAAAGTTCAAGCGGCTTATGTCGATTGGGCTAAAGGTACTGTTTCTTTCTACAGTGGCAATCCGGATGATGATCTGGATTTCGACAAACCAGAAAAATTCAAAGCTGCTACTCTGTATGAAGAGGCGGAAGAAAATCTGGATCTGTATAACCAGTTAGCAGAAGATTTCGAAATCGAGATCCCTATGGATGAAGCTCTGGTGAAAGGTAAAGTTTACAAACTCCCAAGCAACGATATGCGTCTTCTGTACACTGGGCGTTCTAAAACTAAAGCAAGCGGTGAATATGCAGTGTTTACCGTAGTTGATGCTTCCGGCAAACCTCGCCTAGTATCTGGTAAAAAATTCACCCAGGAATATAAAGGCGATATGGTTTCTAAACTGGTTCTGGCTGAATCCGAAGATCTGAATGAAGCGTCTAAAGGCATTCGCGAAAAAGTTATTGCTGTGATGGTGAAACGCGGGTTTAACGAAAAAGATGCAGAAAAGATGGTTGACAAAAACCTGAAAGATGCTATGAAAGTTAGACCTGGTGCGACCCCTGGCAAACTTGCAGAAATAGTTAGCATCCTGTAAAAATAAAGCCCCTTCCTTTCGGTTGGGGCTTTTTGATTAGTATTTGCTCCAGACTTTTTTCGCGCCGTAAGGTTTCCCTTTGGACATAAATTGCTGAGTCGGTAGCCAAACAGCTTTCGCCCAATCTTTAGGGGCAATCTCTGCTAATGGTGATTTGAGGTGTGATGGTAGATATGCTTTGATCATTTCTGTTGCACCTCGCATACCTTTCACGTTACCCCAGTTAATTTTGAGTATAGTCTTGTTAGAGAGGCGTTTAGTGGATCCGTACCCTCGCTTCAATAACTCTTCTAAAAACTCCTGTCGTGCTCTGGGTGGCGCATAGTGCAAGTTCAAACCATAGAACACTAAGTTACCCGCTTTCGATCTTCCGGATCCTAAGAAAATGATCAGTGGAAATCTATCCCAATACGGCAGGGTGTCTTTATATTTTGCATCATATGCAAACGTGTACAGGCGACCCGTTGCTGGTTTTGCCACACGGTGTGTTTTGATACTGGTTTTGATGAAATTACCAAACCATTCTGTTGAATCTTTCTGTCGCTTTGCCGCCGATACACCAACAGTGATCTTTTTCAGACTATTACGGAAATCGTTGATGATCTCGATCCCGTGTTTTTTACGGTAGTCATTACGTTTTTTACGGGCTTCTGTCTCTGCGGAACGTCGTTCAATCTCATCATCAATCTGTTTTTTGTAACGATGCATTGACTTTGTGAACGTTGCGTAGTTTAATCCCTCAGAATCGGCAAAACGTTTAGCAGAAACACCTTTCGTTTTTGCCTTACGGAATTTGATCCCCAGTTCAACCCAATCACTCAATTTGCGTTTGGGTGGTGCTTTGGGTTTATCCTCTTCCGCGATGATCTCAAACTCAAAAATAAAACTCATGTTTCCCTCCAGGGATTACTGACCTCGCCACCCAAAAACTTTTTTGAGTGATTCTTCTGTTACGATTTTGAACTGCCAGCCTTTTTGACGGCATAGCTCATTTGCGGCTTTCCACTTATCAATATTAACTGTATAGGTGTAAAGAGCATCAATAAATTTCTTTTTATTGTGTACGTTGTTGTTTACTGGCTTCGGTGGAGGCATGGTTTCTTTAAGGGGCTTAACCTCCCAAAGATATGTAGTACCATTTTCCATTTCCACATAGAAATCCATGTAATAGCGTCTTCTCTTACCGTCTGCATTGCAGAAATACGGGATCACTATACATTCAGAATTCCAACGTTTTACGTGTGGGTTTTTATCCAGCCACTTCATAACGTAGCGCTCCCACGATGACCTATACGTAATCTTTCGCGGATCGCCTTTATACTTCTGTATGTTTTCGGGTACAAACGACCCTTTATACGTCTGTCTTCCAGCCATTGCGTAAATCCTAAATAGAATAATATAACGTTTAGATAGGGGAACTTATCGTGCTATTTTCATACTTCCCGCCTGTTGATTACAAAGGCACCCAGACAACTGATATTTTCCGAGACTATCGATTTTATTTTAATCGTGTGATTGGAAAATATAAAACCCGTAGTTACCAGATAACAGGCACACTACGACCTGAACAACTTGCAGAATCATTATATGGAAACCAGCAATACTACTGGATCCTGTTGATGCTTAACTCTGTTTATGACCCTTTCTATGGTTGGATCTCCGATCAGGAAGCCGCGTATCAGTGCGCTATACAGCGTTATTCTGAGGTTGGCGGTGAACAGGTTCTGTATCATGTAGATGAAAACAACAACAAGTATTATAACCTTGTCGAAGACCCCAATAACCCTGGTCATTGGTATGACAAAGGTGACAAGCCAATGCTGTATTTACAGTATCAAGGTGTATTAGCTCCTGTAGATATTTATGAAGATGCAGTGTTGCAGAATGAAGCAAAACGAACAATAAAAATCATTAGTCCGTCTGACATCCAGGCGTTTCTGAATGATTTTATTAAAGAAATGGAAAAGGCTAACTCATGAAATTAGGCGGAAATTTACACTCCCCTTTCTTTGATGGGGTGGTTGAAAACGTTGATGATCCGCGCGGGTTGGGCCGTGTTCAAGTCCGTGTATTTGGACAACACCCAGCCCAAAAACAAAAATCCGATGCGATCGGTGTTCCTGTTGAAGATTTACCCTGGATGATGCCTATTCAGGATATTAGAAGCGCTGCGATCTCTGGTGTGGGCTTCTCTCCAACTGGTATCACTCGCGGATCCTTTGTTGTTGGTTATTGGCGTGACAAATGGCACCAAGATGGTATGATAATTGGTACTGTCGCTGGTGAATATGTCGAACAACCAGACACACAGAAAGGTTTTTGCGATCCTATGGGTGAATACCCTCGCTATGTTGGTAACGATGTTAACTCCCTTGCTTTAGGTGGTTTGAAAGGCAAAGGATCATCAAGTGTCATCATTCGTGATTCAAACACAATCATAGCAGTAAACCCAGACGATCGCCCACTGGATGAGATACCAGAAGATAACCGCCCTGATACGGGTGGATTTACTATCGAAAAGATGCTCAAGCAGGATGAGGGGATCCGCACACGCTGGTATACAGACAGTGAAGGATATCCGACAATTGGGATCGGGCATTTGCTTATCCGCGAAAAGACTCGCGACACTGCAAAAATTAACGCTGCGATCAGTAAAGCGGTAGGTCGAGAAGTAACAAACGGGACAATCACGGCAGAAGAGGTTTCAACCTTATTTGCTCAAGATTTAGCCAAAGTAAGATCTGATATTCAGAGAACCGCTAACGTCCGTGAAGTGTATGTGAACCTAAACCGTCCTCGTCAAATGGCGATCGAAAACATGTCGTTTCAAATGGGCGTCGGTGGTGTTGCTAAATTCACCAATACCCTAAAAGCGATGAAAAATGAAGATTGGCAAGCGGCTTATAATGGTCTTCGCAATTCACTGTGGGCTAGTCAAACTCCAGGCCGTTCTTCTCGCGTGTCTAAAATCGTCCTCACGGGCAACCTTGAATCATATGGGGTGCAAGTACCAGATCCGGAAGGGCGCTCTCTGAGTGCTGCTTACGCTGCGTATAACGGTGCTACATTGTCGGCTACTAGTCCGGAAGATCCGTTTACTCCTGGTGATACCCGTGTGATGTTTGAAGAACCAGCATCATCTTATAATGCGGAATATCCGTATAACATGGTGTTTGAATCGAGATCCGGACACATTCAGGAATTCGATGATACCCCAGGATACGAACGATATAACCGTGTTCACCCAGCAGGGAGTTACGAAGAAATTCGCCCGGATGGAACCCGCGTTGTTAAAATCGTAGGGGATGATTATCAAATTGTGATGCAGGGCCGGAAACTCAATGTTAAAGGCAACTTGCAGGTAGTTATTGAAGGCGACGCATTCATTTACAACATGGGTAACGTTCAACAAACGGTTGATGGTAACGTAACTGAGTTTGTTCGTGGCAACGTTCAACAAACTGTTGAAGGTGAGTACGTTGGCCTGATTAAAGGTAACGCTGAACTAACTGTAAACAAAGATGCAACAGTTAACGTTGATCAGAATCTTACCGCAAATGTGAAACAGAATGCAACCGTAGCTGTAACAGAAGACGCAACGATCACTGCAAAAAATGCGAAAATGGAGATTGAAGAAACGATGGATATCGGTGCTAAAGATATCAATATCAAAGCAACGAATAACACGTTTATTGATTCTGGCGCATTAACAAAAATCACTGGCGGCACCGTCCAAGTGGGGTAATTAAATGATTATGGATTATGAATCAATAATTGATGGAATTATGCAAAATTATCAGCATCCTTGTGATGCTGAGATCCCCGCTGGCTATTATCGGCGGGTTATCTGGCAAGGGCATACAGAAAATTATCCGGCTGTTGGGGTTGAGTGGGATACCGAGATAATCAAAATCGGTACTCATCTTTATACTCAAGAACCGTTCGGACATAGAAGCACGGATCTACCTGTTGTCAATTCACCGGGAACAGATCCAAATACCGGACAACCAACAGGGATCCTTGTTCCGAAGATTGGCTATTATTTCAACACTCAAGCAGAGATTGATGCTTACATTACATCCATCGGTGCAACTAAAATCAATGGTGGTAATGATTGGTACGGCGCGGATCTGTCAAAATCAAACCTATACAAAAACCCTGGCGAACTGGCTATGTATAAGGTTGAAAACAGTGGCGGGTATCTTTCCGGAACAAACCCTGTATGTGATGCTCGCATACGTCAGGCGTATAATCAGGACACTGGCGCATTCACCAATATTGATTATTATTGGAATGGTAATCGTATAGCATATATGAAGCATGACGAAACAGGGGCGCACCAGTGCAAATATACGGGTATGCAGGTTAACACCAACGCAGATACAAGCATTCCTCCTGTTCCTCCTGCAATGCCTTCCACTTATGGAGCATTACCGAGTGAATTAAGCCGTGCTGATATTTCGTGCATTCCGGCAACTGTTGGTTTCGCATATACAAATATCAGTGATGCTATGTTACAGGCATGGAACGAAACCCGTAATACGTTCAAGCTACAGTTTAACATGTTAACGGGTGCTGTACAGAATGGATTCGGGATCGCGACGATGTTTGATGGTTTATCCGTATCGATGGAAGAAGTAATGGCGGGGGCGCTCGCATTGTCACAGCAAGCATGGCAAACTGCTATGAAAGTTTTCAGACAAGTGATTAGCGCTGCGTTTAACATTATCGGTGGTGCATGGGGATTGATTAATCAGTTCTTGCCTCAAGTAACCATCTTAGGTGTTGCGATCAACATTTACGATCTGGTGTTTGGTGATAATTCTGTTCAGACTTTGAAAGATGCATTTAATGCAATCATCAAATCCGGACAACAAACATATGAAACCGTCATAAACGCAATATACGGGGCCATAGGAAGCGCATACAATTACTCTGTGGAATATGTCAAAGCTGGCGCTCGCGACCTTGTGGATGCGTGTAGCGCGTTATTTGATTGGTGTTTAACGATGTTCCAAAACGGTTGCGTTGCATTAATCGACTTATACGGTCGGATCATGCAAACATGGGCTATCCCTCCGGAAGTTCCAAACCCGTTATGGTCTGCGGTGCTGGCTATCCGTAACATCATGATGCAAATCAAACCACTTGATATAATTCTGGGCGGTAACTTCCCTGGATTTACTGCAATGGATTTATATCAACAAGCACAGGAAAAAGTCAAGGCTTTTGTTGATGAGTCATACGAACAGATCCGAGGGCTTTATGAACAAGGGCAGGAACTTTACAAAACGTTAAAAAATCAGATTTTCGAACGTGATGCAATTCAGAGAAAATTCAACCAGTACTTAAACTGGATGTGGGGCGCTGTAACAGACGAAGCAACAGCGGCTTATCAATCTGCATTGGATGTTGCAAACGCTGCTGTAGCTGCAACACAGGCCGCGTATGACGCTATACAGGAACAGATTGGATCTCTACAAGATGCAATGAAAGATACATACAGTATGGCGATGGAAGAATTAAAGAAATTGCCTTTGATGAGTACAATAAACGAGTTTTTAGGCTTCTGTGGTGTCGCATTTGACGATCTTCTCAAGTCATATGAAAATGCGATTACTGGTGCTCAGTCTCTGTACAAAAATTTCATTGATAGTTCGCGCTCGTTTAAAGATCACTGCAAAGTAATCTACAACCAAATTTGTACGCTGGCGTTGAGTAAAGTCACACAATATGTGAATAAATTGCTGTCTCTCATAGGATTAGCAATCAACTTTGGTTCGATTAGTGTATGTGTTCCAGTACTGAAATACTAAATAGTCGAATGATCAAGAGGAATTTATAATAATGGCTACTGCTAAGACTAAGACTGTCAAAAAACAGATTAACCAAATCCCCGATATTTTTATCGGGGGTACTTTCGAAGAAATTAAAACAGATCTGATCGATTGGCTGGGTGGACAAGAAGAGTTTAAGGATTACGATTTTTCCGGCTCACGAATGAACGTACTGATCGACCTTCTGTCGTATGCTACTCTTTATATTCAGCAGATGGGTAACACGGCTCTATTTGAATCGTTTATTCGCACGGCTGCATTGCGTAGTTCTGTTGTACAGTCTGCTCAAGAACTGGGGTATATGCCAGATTCGCGCACGGCTGCAAGCACAGCAGTAATGATTACGGCTGCTAACCCACTGACCCCAACATCGATCCGTATCCCGCGCGGTACAAAATTCATCGGTACTGTAAAGAATACAGACAGTTATTCTTTTGTTGTATCGGATGACGTTGTTATCGTTCGTGATAGTAATAACAACTATACATCAATGCTGAACCTGGTGCAAGGCCGTTTAGTTCGTACTGAACTAATTTATGACGGTTCAAGTATCCTGATCCGAGATCCAAACATTGACCGTAGTCAAGTACGTTTAACTGTAAACGGCGCACAATGGGAAGACTGGACAAACGAAAGCATTGTAAACGCAACAGGCGCAAGCACGATTTACTACATGCGTGAAACTGTTGATGGACATACCGAAGTTTATTTCGGTGAAGGTGAAGCAAGTCAACAAGTGGCGGGTGGTGCATTAACCGCTGAATATATCGGGGGCTTGAAACCTGCTAATGGATCGACTATCGTTATTGAATACCTGTCAACTGATGGGGAAGCGGCTAACGGTGCAAAAGATTTTATCTATGTCGATACATTAACCAATATTAGCATCACTAACATCGAAGAAAACCCGACTAAATCCCCTGATTATGTCGGTGCTGATGGTGGTGGTGATCCAGAAGATATCGAGCGTATTCGAGAACTTGCCCCTGTTATGCGTGAAACACAACGGCGTTGTGTAACTGCATCGGATTATGAATCTTTCCTGTCTCACAGATTTGGTTCTATCATCCAGGCGGTACAGTGCTTTACTGATAACGAAAAACCTGGTTATGCTTTCATTTCTGTTAAACCAAAGTCAGGTTTGCGCCTAACATCGGTACAGAAAGAAGATATGCAAACGTATCTTTCGAAATATAACCTCGCGACGATCACCCCGTCGATTATGGATCCTAACTATCTGTATATTGTGCAATCTGTAAAAGTAACGTATGATATCAGTAAGTTGACGGAATCAGAGGAATGGTTACGCGGTCAGGTTATTTCGTCGATCGACTCTTACTATACTGACAACGTTGAAATTTTCAACAAATCGTTCAGTGTATCTAAGATGTTGACTTATGTCGATCAGTCTGATACTTCTATTATCGGTTCGGAAGCAGATATTAAATTGCTCCGTGAAATTGACAACTATTACAGTGCTCCTATGTCTGGGATCCATTTCTTGAACCAGGTGGAATCGAAATCAATCATTTCCAGTACGTTCAAGTTCACCAACGAAGAAGACGAAAGTTATGTTGTTCGTTATGCTTCTACGGAAATGGATCAGGATGGTAACGCAAAAATTGTAATAGGCCCGTTCAAGGATGGGGATATTTCGATCGCTGCTTATACAGGTGATGACTTTGAAAAATTAACAGATGCAGGAACCCGTAATAAATATTACGAAGTAGGATCGGTGTCTCATTATACCGATTTCATTAGCTTTGATCTGGGAGTTCTGAACGTATCCGCCGATAGTTTCAGTGCTGCTTATATCGAGCTAACCGCAAAGCCTCTCGAAGAAACCATTTTTACTCGCGATGGATCGTTGATCGTGTTTGAAAATGACCTACGTCCTCAATACACCACATTGACTATGAATCCTATCAGTCAATAATCGTTAACCCCTGTCTTCGGATAGGGGTTTTTCTTTTTATAAATACGTGATATACATAACCGCAAATTTGGAGAAATATAATGATTAAAGCGCCTTCGATTACGAGTTTGCGCGTTGATAAGCTGGCTGCTAACTTCGTTTACCTTAAATGGGATGATGTTGGCATGGATTTCTATTATGTGGTTGAATTGGCCCGTAGCCGTGATATGGACGGAACTATTATTCCAGACGAAGAGTTAATCTGGACGCAGTTGGGTTATAGCTACGAAAACGAATGGTTTAGCGATCAGGTTGCCCCAAATACACGTTATAAATTCCGTATTCAAACAACTCATGAAGGGTTTGAACCTTCTGATTGGGTGATCAGCGATGAATTATGGACGTTTGATGAGAACGCCTACGCATATACAACCATGCGTGAATTCACCCCTGCTGATTCGTTTATCAATGAAAAATTCGCCAAAAACAATCGTGATTACGTCGATTTTAACGATGATGTTATTATGGCTTCTCTGATGGTTGAGGATTTTGTATACTCTCCCCTGTATTCTGATGTAAGCCAGATCAGCGATAAGATCCTGAAACAAGAAAGCTACCATGAAATTCAAGATCACATCGAACACGTTTGTAATGATATAGATCGCACGTTCCTGGTATACTCAAACGGATTGCTTTACCTGTTTGAACGTTTTCAGAATATGGCTAAAGTGTCAAATGACAAAGGCCAAACGTGGTATTACTACAAAGCATTAAACGATCGTGTAGGCAATCCGGTTTCCCGTACCGTTGCTTATCAGATCGCTAACACTACGTATGTGTTAGGATACGATCGCATATTTTACGGGCGCACGTCAACAGATATTCGTTGGTCTTCTGATGAAGTTCGTTTTTCTTCTGATGATGTAACGTTTGCGAAGCTGGGGAACCAGTCAGGGTTAGATTTTGATGTTGACTCATACAACACGTATGCGCGTCTACCGGGCGGAGTGTCGAAGTATGCCGAAGCTATGGCTTGTTCTAGTGATTGGCTCTATGTGGCTGCTAAGAACGTTATGCGCCGTATTGCGTTACGTAACACACCAATTGATACTGATCCTGGTTCGCCGACCTTTGGTGAACGTATTTTTGATGAAGTTTCATATACTATCGTACCAGGAAATGATAAAATTGTTGTTAAAAAAATGGATGTGCTGAATGATCGTCTGTACGTTCTGGTAACTGGTGAAGTTAAAACGGCGATGATGGATCCAACTGTCAAAGCTAACGTGATCCCATCAAACGATGCTGGCGTTTATCTGTGGGATGAGAATGCAAAGACGTTTACCCGTGTTTATGGTAAAACCGAAGATGAACGTTTTTATATCACTCATGAATATACAAATATGTCAACCAATGGCGATGAAGTTTACATTTCTGTTGGTAACTACAAATATCCAGGCACTTTGCCAGATCCAGATCTGGTTGAAAAGTATCCGGAAGATGTGCATTCAGCGGTGAAATACGATCTTGTTCCTGGTTATACTGCGAGCATTTCGATTAACTTTGCTACAGTTCGAGCAAATCAGAACGATCCTACTGTTTGGAACTTTGGGCCGCAAGAGTACTACAATGAAGCAAACTTTAGCTGGCATTTCCGCGATAAGGTTAGCACATGGATCACCAATGATAACCGTCCTCTGGTGGTTTATCCGGAAACCCTGTATACTCTGGTTACTGATAGCGCGTCTCCTGCGTCAACGATTCGTGTAAACCATGAAGTTTGGGACAAAGGAACAGTTACTATCTACTTGAATAATATCAAATTTACTGGTTTTACGAAGTACACAAACGGTGTTCTGTTGTATCGCTCAGGTGGTAGGATAATTGGATTCTATGAACTGTCATACCGCGCAAGGGATGAACTTACTATTTTCTGGAAACCTGATAACACTTTAATGGTGGCAAGTCTGGTTAATCAGGAACGTGAAAACCCATACACGCCGGATATTGAACCTGGACTAATAGATCCTGATCTGAGTCACATGATTACTCGTTTTGCTCCGCAAAGCTATCTGGACAACCAACAGTTCGAAAAATTTGGTGAATACTATCTGCAATATATTTCGTTGGGTAGCAACAGTTACTATAACAAATTGCTGAACCTCATCCGGAACAAATATCCGAGAGAGAAAAACAACGTTGAATATTTGTGGTCTGAAATTAACCGCCGTAACATTTACCTGGATAAAACCAAACGTGAGGCAGTGGTTAGATTTTTTGAATCACGTGCAAGCGATTTCTATTCAACAAAAGGGATTGAGGCAAGTTATACGTTCCTGTTTAAATTACTGTATAACGAAGATGTTTCCGTTGAGATCGAAAGCTCCAACAGTCTCGAATATGATATTTTGGTTAGTTCAACAAATATCAGTCAGGATATCGTAGGCCGGACGATCTATACACCAACTGGACGCGCTAACGTTACATACATCGAACGTGAATATGAAAATGGTCAATTGCGTTGGTCAATGACTCTGCATAATGCTCAAGGTAACTTTATCGAAGGGCAGGTTGTCAAGTCAGAAAAAACCAATTTCACCGGAATGGTAATTCGTGGTGTTCGTGGTAAACAAATGGCTAACAACTCGATCGACTATATAAACCGTGGACGCTCTTACTACGTGATGAAAATTCGTTCAAATCTACCGACTTCCCGTTATAAGGATGACGTATTGAGGTTTGTTCATCCGGTAGGATTCGGCTTCATGGGTATTACGATGTTAACAGTATTCATCAACTCTGGTTTGTCAATGACTCATAACGAGACAATCATTGATATTCTGAGAAACTACCGTTTCGATAGTGGTTATCCTAAGTTCTGGCCTGATCGCATTGCGAGCATGGACGGTAACGGAAACCAACAATTCGACCTGGTTACTGGTGAACCTCTGTACACCGCACACCCGCGAGCGGGGGAACCTTTTGATGTACCTCCGGAATATGACGTTGAAGAAAAACCGCTTAACGGTGTTCTTCCTTCTGCGCGACGGTTCGATCAAAGTCCGTTGTTCGATTGCTCAGGCGTTAAATATTCACAGTTCCGTAATTTGGTGGATAGACGACTGAAAGATGATGCAGGAAACCCACGTGATCCAAATCCTCCATCACAGATTAAGGTAGGAAATTAAATGGCACAACAAAACTTGTATCGGTCGGTAATTACTGCAAAATTCCGAACCGAAAACTTGATGAACTTCAAAGATATGATCGGCGATGCCGCCGATCTAAACACGATTTATATGTCTATTGGGCGAACTGAATCATGGGCGGATAACGAATCCGACCCTAACTTCGCCCCGCCATATCCAAATGATAGCACCGATGGTGTTAGTGATATGTGGACGCATATGATCGGGGCTACTAAAGTTCCTGGTGATATGATAGATGCAATTTTACCACGTAAAGACTGGGGTGATACTCGTTATCCAAACCCGAAAATCTTTTACTTTAACGATATTGTTGTTGTAAACACCGCACCTTATAACCGTACTGATCCGGGTAAAGGTTGGATGGTTTATCGTGTGGTTGATGTTCCTGATATCGGTTCTTGCTCCATTTCGAGCATTACCGGAAAACTTGAATGTATCAGTATCGGCGGTATCTGGAGTCCGTCTCATGAATCTAGTGAACCTCCACGCGGAGAAGCTAACGGGATCGACATGGGAGACGGTTATAAATGGGAATACCTCTACACAATCCCGCCAGATGTCGTGATCAACCGCTGTACAAATGAACATATCGTAGTTCCTTTCCCTGGCGAACTGGAAGAGGATCCGGTACGTTGGGGTTATGATAACGTGATTCAATGGTATCCAGGACAATACGATCTAGTGTATCGGTTGAAGGTGAATTCAATGCGTTTTCGTGCATACATGGATTCTCTTTTCTTCCCGCAATCTACGCTTCCTGGTAACAAAGGGTTCCGTCAGATAAGTATTATTGTAAACCCGTTGATTAAAAAGGCAAGCCCGACCGAGCCTGAAAAGAAAGCAACTGGTGATTACTATAATGCTAACGCGCTTGAACCTGATTCCGGACGTATGATTTACATGGAAAACAGACAACCTATTATTCGCTCCCTTGATCAGACTGAGGAAGTGAGTATTGTATTCGAATTCTAAGGAAAAACAATGGCTTACCAAACAGCAAAAAAACTAATTGATGTCGGTGAAATCGGCAACCCATCAACAGGCGACCCGCTTTATGATGGTGGTGTTAAACTGAACGAAATGATCACCAACGTTTATAATGCGTTTGGTGATGTGCGTATGCTGTCTGCAAACGAAGGTGTCGGTAACATGGTGATCCATGCTACCGGATACTATCAGAAACTACCACGCACTTACTATTCAAGCACACCGATCGAACTGGGTTCCCTGCATGACATAGATACTTCAACAGGTTCGATTACCGTTGTTCTTCCTTCTGGTAAGGTTGGCGAAGGTTGCTACTTCATAAATAGTACGGGTAGTGTCTCTGTTGATCGTCCTATCGCGTTTCGTCCTCAAGTTGGGGATACTATCGCGGGGGTTGCAGACCAGTTGTATATCACGTCACCTTACACCTTTGTAAAAATCTGGTGTACCAAAAAAGAAGGTGCGGTAACAAAATGGGATTATTCTGTAGAATCTATGTTCGGTTCTAAAACGATGCCTGTTGACACTACGGCGCTTGTACTGAAAGCAAACCCGACTGCTATTCCTATGTTCGGATATAGCGAATTTAGCGGGGCTAAGGTGCTTGTATACGCAGAAAACTTAGCTGGTACAGTTACCAAAATGGCAGAAGTTTTAATGACCGTGGATCGTGTACACAAAACGATTTATTCAACGGAATACGCTATTTTGAAAAACAGTGAAGATGAAATGTTTACATTAAACTTTACTGTCGGTGCTGGTGATGTTGTATACGCTAACGTGCAAGCGATCAAAGAAGATCGAATTAAATTCACGATTAAAGCAATAGATACGATTAAATCAGGGATCGCGTCATGAAACAAGAAATTTTAATAGGTCAGATTGTAGACGATGGTACAGGCGATTACCTGCGTCGAGGTGGTCAAAAGACTAACAACAACTTTACAGAATTGTATAACATGCTGGGGGATGGTGAGATCCCCCATCCAGCAGGTGCCTGGAAAACTTTTGCGGGTACGACGCTATCACCAAAATTTGGTGAATCATGGGCGTTGAATACCAGTGCAAACAAAATCACCGTAAACCTCCCGAAAGGCGGCGTAGGCGATTATAACAAGGTTATTCGTCTGCGTGATGTGTGGTCGCGTTGGGCTACCAACAACGTTAGACTGATCCCCGCAACTGGTGATACTATCAAAGGTTCCCCAACTCCTAAAGATCTGTTTAAAGATTTTATGGATGTGGAATTGGTGTATTGTTCTCCGGGCCGTTGGGAATACGTCGAAAACAAACAGATTGACAAAATCACAACTTCGGATCTGGCAACAGTAGCAAAAGAAACGTATATTGCTACTCAGGGACAAACTGACTTCCCTAACGTATTCGGTGTTGGTAATGAATACAACCTGCAATCGTTCGAAGTTTACTATCGCGGTAACTTGCTGTTCATCGATGAGAAAGACGGATTCAATGCTGATAACTCAGACTATGGATCGATTGGCTCTGCTCCTGGTGAACTGGTTGCACTTGATGGTAATTCAGTACGTCTTAAAAACCCGTGTAACTCTGGTGACACGCTTCAATTTGTTACCTATCTAGATGGGTTAGCAACATGGCGTTCGAGCTATGAAGCGTATGTGATGCGCATGTATCAGACTGGTGATACTTCTCTGGAAACCGTTCCAGGTGAACAGTGGGTAGGTGATCTGGCAACCAAAAAAGAGTTTACACCTGCTGAATTTGGTGTTAACCCTCGCGTGTTGATTAACCCTAACTCGTTTGAACTGCTTCTCAACGGTAAACAACTGGTTAAAGGCGGTGACGCTGACTATCCGGCGTTTTCCTGTGAAGGTGCGGAAGGTGTTGATGAAAGTACGTGTGTTGGTAACTCTGGTGTATGGGTTCCGTCAGGACAGGATTATAGTTTAATATTCACTGATTCTGTAGTGACTTCAATCAAGTTTGCCCAGGAACTGGAATCCGGCGACGTTGTAACGATCCGTTGGTTTAACAATGATATTGGTACTCTGATGGATTGGGAAGGAACTGGCGGTATTAAAGAAAAAGCTGATAAGGTTTATCTCAATAACGAAGAAGAAGTTATATTGACGAACCGTATCGAATATACCGATTATAATAACCCTTCTCAGAAAACAATGCGTAATACAGGGGAAACCTATCAGGGACGTATTCTGGATATTCAGGCTATGTTTGATATTATCCACCCGATCGGAACCATCTATGAAAACGCACACAACCCGGCAAACCCTGCTGATTATATGGGATTTGGTGGTTGGAAACGTTACGCAGAAGGTTATTTCCTGGCTGGCTGGACATCAAATGCAGCGGATCCTGATTTCGCATTAAACAATAATGATTTAGATAGTGGTGGTCAACCGAGTCATACGGCAGGTGGTACAGGCGGTGATCGTGGTACAGAAATCAAAATCATCAACGTTCCTGAACTTGTATCAAAAGATAAAGTTCTGATTGCTGATGAAAATGGTGCTGTGATCATTGGTGGTTGTCAGTTAGATCCTGATGCTTCTGGCCCTGGATACACTAAATACCGTGAGGATACATTGAAAGTGAATCATGGTAACACATTACCTGATAAAATCAAAACTATTCCACCGTATATGACTGCACATCGCTGGATAAGGGTTGCATAATGGCTTACAACAATATTTCAAAAACAAGGGAGGGCGCTCGCGTCCTCTCTAAAGAAGCAGATTACTTACAGTATGATACTTATGGTAAGTTGCCTCTGATCGGCGGTAAACGTTCGATCGGCGAACCAAACATTGACCAAACAAAACGCGGTGTTCTGTATGGAAACGTACAATCCGCAATTGATGACCTGTATACGCTTATCGAGCAAATCCCGATTAACGGCGTTGTTACCATGACTGAGGATGCACCTCCAATCGCCGTACAGCAGGTTGAGAGCGTTTCTTTTGATGGTATTGTACAGAACATCGATTCAGACCAAGAACAGGCTGTAGTTCACGTATACGGCTTCCCTTTCATCTTTGATAATGGGACTAACGCCGCAACCGTTTGTGAAACTGCATACAACAAATTTACTGAATTCGTTGCAGCGGAAAAATATTTCGCAGAAGTTAACCGCAAAGGTGTTGATGGTACGATCCTTGAATGTCGATTTATTGATAGTGTTCCGCACCCGGCAACAAATATCTCAGAAAACGGTATTCGTCAAATCGGAACTATCGACGTAGCCGCAAAAAATGGCTATGGTTCATGGGTTAAGTTGGGTTCTGGTTTCTTACCTGATGTTACTCCGCAAGTAACCGTGTATTACTTCAAACGAATTGCATAAGGATAACACATGAGTAACAATACAATCAACCACGTAAGTGATAAATCCATTTACGTGACATTTGACCCAACAGGTACTGATTGGCCTGATACCATAACCAACGTACAAGATGCGTTGGAAAAAATAGGTAGTTGGGCGCGTACTGATACTGGGCTTCCTATCGCAACAACTTCTGTTCGTGGTATTGCTCAGATCGCAACCGAAGCTGATATTAACGCTGGCACGGATAACACTAAGATTGTTACTCCGAAACTGTTAGCATACCGTATGCAGAACCCTAAAGCATCACAAACCGTATGGGGTTATACGAAGTATTCGACTGATGCGGAATCTACAACCGTAACTAACGATGCATCGTCTATTACTCCGCGATCGCTGAACTATGTGTTCAATAACCGCAAAGGTACAGAATCGGTTTGGGGTTCTTCTAAAATCGCTACCACTGCACAGGCGGTTGCTGGTACAGATAACACTGTAACTATGACTCCGCTTAAAGTCAAGCAAGCGATCGCGTCTCTGGTTCCGGTTCAGTCAAGTGCAACCGAAAGCTCGCAAGGTCTGGTACAACTGGCAACAGTTGCACAGGTTCAGGCTGGTACGATCCGTGAAGGATATGCAATTTCACCTTATACGTTTATTCGTTTAACTGCAACTGAAAGCAACCTGGGCGTTATTCGCATCGCATCACAGGCAGAAGCAAACGCAGGTACTGATGACACCAAAGCGATTACTGCGAAAAAATTAATCAATACCCGTGCAACTGGATCCCAGTTCGGTGTTGTCAAATTAGCAACAACTGTTGGTTATGTGGCAAACACTGCACTTTCTTCTAATGCTAATGTATTGCCTAGCGATCGTAGTGCGGTAATTAATGGTTCTCTTTATGAGAATAGCGCAATACATAACAACAAATATCAGACGTGGACAGATCTTGATTGGCATTTCCCAGTAGGTGCTATTGTCATGACTGGTTTCCAGACTGACCACGGTAGTTTGTATATTTGTGATGGACGTTCACTGAATAAAAATAATTACCCGTTACTGTTTGAGCGTATAGGTTATACATTTGGTGGTGGCGGTGATTGGTTTAACATTCCAGACTGTCGAGGCGTTGCAGTACGTGGTCATGACCGTGGGCGTGGACTAAACCCTAATCGTGGGTATGGTACATATGAAGGAGATATGTTGGGATGGCACGAACACCCATTACAACTTATCTACCAGAACGGCGGTAACATTCCGAAATGGCAAGCAGTTTACGAACTGAAAAGCGCCGAGAAGAATGACCAAAGCGCTCGCGTATTTGATGCTTCTATAACTAAAGCTACTGGTGTGGGCGGTGAAGAAACCCGCATGAAAAACATCGCATTAAACTACGTAATTCGCGTATTATAACAGAGGTTATTAAATGATCATCGACAAATTAAACCCGTTGCCGAAGATCCCGTTTGTTGATGGCGTCCCAGATGACGCCACGACTCAAACGAAGATTATTTGGATCAAAAACGGTGAAACTCTGGACGGTTCGCCAGATAAAGTGTCAAACACTGGCAGTCTTAACCGAACTGGTGTAAACATCCAGCAGAACGCGGTTCAGTTAGAACAAAATACCATCACCCATAATGATAAAATCAACGAAGTAATCGATCAGGTTAACTTGATTACTGAAAACATTGATGCTATTGGTGATGAGAGCGTAATCAAAAAAGTTAACCAGTTGGATCAGGATGTTCGGGCATTAACTTTATCTAACACCCAAACACAGAACAAGGTAGCACAGTTAACCCTTTCTGTAAATGCTCAAAACGATGAAATCGGTGAATACGATCCAGAAAAAGATCCTAAACACCGCACAATTCGTAATGATATCATTTACATTAAGAAAGAAGTTGGTTCATATCCTGGATTTAACGTTGATGGTGATGTTGACCCCTCTTCTACTGGTACTGGCCTTAAATACCGCGTACTGAGTAACCAACGTGCTATTTCTATGCAGGAAACTCGCATAACCAAACTGGAAGATGATTGGGCGCTTTCCGAAGTAGGACAACTGACAGAAGAGGTAAAAGAACTTCGTGCTGAAATGGGTGATTCTGGTCTTGCCACAACCCGATCAATCTATGCGCGAATCAAGATCCTTGAGGATGGTTCTATTGTAATGCAAAATGAACTTGATGCGATTAATAGTTATATCGGTCGCACGTCAGGTTCAACCAGTTCCATTAACGATCGTGTGAACAGTCTGGAAAACTCCGTTAGTTCTCTGGCTACACAAATCAATGATCCGGTAACTGGTATCACTGCACAAATTGCAACCATTAACGGTCAAATCGGTACGGCTTCTGCTCAGGGTAGTATCCGTTATGATATTGCGGAAACTAAACGCAGATTGATGGATATGGAAATGATTCTGGGTGAATCCGGCGATGATGGATTGCAGGGACAAGTTGCGATCTTAACTGGTGACGTTGGTGAAGATTCAGATCCTACCAGTATCAAAGGCCGTTTGAGTGTTGTTGAGGGTGAATTACGCACCAACACTAGCGCACTCTGGGAACTGCAAGGCGTTGTAGGTAACTCTTCTAGTGGCCTCGTTGCAACTAGCCAGCAGATTAACAAAGAAATCTATGGTGATGGTGTTAGTTCCGATCCTGTTACTCGCGCTGGTTTGAAAAAGACAACCCGCAACCTGTTCACTCAGGTAGGCGATAACGCAGAAGGTAACGAAACGGGCATTTATGCACTGATTGCCGACCTTAATAAACGTGTTGAGGATTTAGAAGCGTTGAACATTGCACAGGCACTTGCAGATCGCGTAACTATCGAAGATCTGAATGCTAAACTGGCTCTGTACATCAAAGAAGCTGACGCTGATCTCCGTTATGAGAGCAAAAACCCGCCTCTGTCATTCGGTACTAACCTAACTGGTGATACTGAATACACTACAGGCGATCCATTGTCTCTAAGCGTAACTATGACTGGTGGTGTTTCTCCGCTGTCTTATCAGTGGACGAAGAATGGCGTAAATGTTGGTACTAATGCTAACACATTTACCATTGATTCGCTACAGCCTTCTGATTCCGGAACCTACAAAGTAACGGTAACTGATGCAAGCCATAAAGTCATCGTTTCTGATGAACTGGCGATCACTGTCGCTTAACGATTAACAAGGGGCTTCGGCCCCTTTTGAGGATCTTTATGATTACGAACAACCCAGCACAATTAAAAGATGAAATTCTGCGCCGCTTAGGTGCTCCGATCGTCAAAATCGAAGTGACAACAGATCAGGTTTATGACTGCATTCAACGAGCATTAGACCTATATGCAGAATATCATTACAATGGATCTAACAAAGGGTATATCATTCTTACCCTGGGGCCGGATAACCCGAAAAATATTTTCGATCTGAGTAAAGAACACATTTTCGCAATTACTAAAGTATTGCGTACTAACATGGGTTCCCTTGTATCGATGGATGGTACTGCGGTTTATCCGTGGTTTACTGATTTCCTGATGGGCCTTACTGGTGGTTCTCTGGGCGGTGGTGGTTGTGCATCACGTACCTACGGAATGAACGCATACGGCGCGGATATGGGCTATTTTACCCAGATGATGAGCTATCAGCGGTCAATGCAAGATCTCCTGTCTCCGCTTCCGGATTACTGGTATAACGACGACACAGGACAGTTTGCAGTATACGGAACCGTTAAAGATGGTGATATTGTTGTTATCGAAGCAATGATCAGATCCTTTGTTGATGTACCCAGTATGGTCGGTAACGTCTCTGGATACGCTACAGCGGGTTCTGATGGCGAAGATAAGCCAACTATAGCAGATATATACAATAACCCCTACAAAGCTGTCTCAGGCGGTGTGAAGGCTGGTCAAGGTACAAGCGTTCAGGGTTCATCCTCTGCGTATAACAACCGTTGGGTGAAAGATTACGCAACTGCTCTTGTTAAAGAGGTAAACGGTCAGGTGCTGGCTAAGTTTCAGGGTATGCAATTACCTGGTGGTGTTGCTCCGGATGGAACCCGACTGATTCAGGAAGCTATGCAAGAAAAAGAAAACCTCCGTCAAGAACTTCTGTTACTGTCTGATGCACTTCCAGTGTTGATGATGTAAGGAGGAAAAATGCAAAATTGGGATGAAAGTCTGTTTGCACAGTTAGAAGATGGTTCCGGCGTCGATCGGAACCTAAGACAAGAAGTAACAAACCCGTATGTTAACTGGTACAAGTATAACCCTACTCAACAGTTGCATGATTCACTAACAGCCGAAGCAATTCAAATGAAATCTCCGGATATGTATTACGTCCGTCGAGAATTTGTTAATATTGATAAAATTTTGGGCGAAGACCGTGAATCGAAGTTTACAAAATCGTGGAAAATTGCAGCATACATCGATTCGTATGCAAACTACGAAGGACAGAGAGACTTTTACAGCAAATTTGGTATGATGTCAAACGATGAAATGACACTTGTGATCAATCCTCGTTTATTTGCACATCAAACCGATGGCGGGATCCCTGTTCTGGGAGATTTGATTTATTTCCCTATGGATAACAGCCTGTTTGAAATTACATGGATTGAGTTTGACCCGTTCTTCCAGTTCGGCGATCGTCCTCAACGTAAAATCAACCTCGTTAAATTTATCTATACTGGTGAAGAATTGGATCCTAAACTGCAACGAAATGAAGGGATTAACCTTGCTCCCGATGCTGATCTGGATCTCGAACCTATTCGAAATCTTGATGGATTGGCTGATACCAATATTGAACAATACGAAGAAGATCAAGCCTTTGAAGATGAAGGCGATGAATTCATTGAATCGTTTGATGTTGTCAACGGGCGCGGATCGCCGTTCGCACAGTTCCCATAAATATAACCAGGGGAAACCCTATACATGTAAGGGTATAGGAGAAATCTTATACCCGCTTTAACCCATACAGGAAAAATAAAATGTTTGGATTTTGGTATAATAGTTCGTTGCGAAATTATATTGTCTTGATGGGTTGTCTTTTCAATCACGTGCAAGTTAAACGCATTCGCGGCGAACAAGAAAAATTTATCAAGGTTCCGATTACCTACGCATCAAAAGAAAAATTCCTGGCATCCATGAACAAGCTGAACTATGCATACAGTCAGGAAAATGTTGCTAAAACGGAAACAATTTTACCACGTATGAATCTATCCCTCGTTGATTTGCAGTATAACGCAATTCGTAAAACTGGGATCGCGGTAAACCAAAAAATGACGCAGTTACGCGCACCTGGAAAAACAGTAACGCAGTTTAACCCTGCTCCGTATCGTCTCATGTTCGAACTGGGAGTGTATACCCGTTACGAAGATGATGTGTTTCAGATCATAGAACAGATACTGCCATACTTCCAGCCGCATTTCAACTGTCGTATTACAGAATTACATAAAAACGACATTAAAATAGACCGAGATATTAAAATATCTCTGCAATCTGTTTCCCCTGATACCACGTTTGAAGGTGATACAACGACACGGCGACACATTGAATGGTCTTTAATGTTTGAATTACAGGGCTACCTGTATCCGCCTGTTAACGAGATTAAAGGCGAGATCAGAACAGTATACACGGATTTCTTTTCCAATATGAACCCGTTGGACAAAGACAATTTTGAATCCGTTGATGCTCAGGTGGATCCGGTTGATATGCCTATACAGGATTACACGGGAGAAGAATACGTTCAAACGTATGCTAATGATATCCCAATTCCTAGCGGTGATCAACCTCCTAAACCGAGGGGCCAATAATGGAAGAATTTAGCGTAAAACAACTACTTGATCTTGAAAATCTCCCTGGTGCTGAAACTGGGGAAGAAATGGTTGTATATGAAAAACTCGAACTCGTTGATGTCGAGTCACACCCAGCAGATCGAAAACCTGATTTAGAGGAAGACTATGCACTTGCGCGTAAAACCGCGCATTACATGAATCAGATGATCATGGATATGGCACAAATTGCCTTGCATAACGCTAAAAACTCCGAATCTCCGAGACACGTTGAAGTTTTTACAACCCTGATGAATCAGTTAAACAATTCTAACCAGGGATTGATGAAAATTCATAAAGAAATGCGAGAAATTACCGAAGAAACAACAAAACCAGGATCTGAAAAAGGTAATGGCGGCGGTAATGAAATGAACATAGAGAATGCAACTGTATTTGTTGGTTCCCCTACGGAATTAATGCAGAAATATGGTAGTGCATACGAACCAAAAGAAGGCTTCATTAATGGTGAAGCGGTAGAGGTAAACCCTGATGGAAATGGAACCGACGATCGATCCGAGTAAGGAATCAGATCACCCAATCGGATTAATGCATCCCGATTATCTGAAAAAGAAAATTGATGAATTTGGGATGGAGTGGACGCAAAGCGAACATGATAAAAAATGGTATCCGACAAAGTTTAGCGATTACCTAAAAATTAACGGTATCCATAAAGTTGATATTCAAGCAAAAGACAGTTCAAACTTTGCGACGTATAAAAACAAAGGAAACAAGAAAACTCGATATAACGGAAACCCAAACCTGAAACGCGCGTACATCCAAACGAAATGGACGCAACAGATGTTGATGGAGTGGGTTAAATGTCGTGATGATATTGTTTATTTTGCTGAAACATATTGCGCGATCACCCACATTGACTATGGTACAATTAAGGTTCAGTTGCGTGACTATCAGCGCGAAATGCTGATCGAAATGCATAAAAACCGTATGGTTGCCTGTAACCTGTCTCGCCAGTTGGGTAAAACAACCGTTGTTGCTATCTTCCTTGCACACTTTGTGTGTTTCAACGAGGATAAATATGTTGGCGTTTTGGCTCATAAAGCCTCTATGTCTGCGGAAGTTCTGGATCGTACAAAACAGGCGATTGAACTTCTCCCCGATTTCTTGCAACCTGGTATCGTTGAATGGAACAAAGGTTCTATTGAACTTGATAACAAATGTAAAATTGGTGCGTTTGCATCTTCTCCCGATGCGGTGCGTGGTAACTCCTTCGCAATGATCTACATTGACGAATGTGCGTTTATTCCAAACTTTATTGATGCGTGGTTAGCGATTCAGCCAGTAATTTCTTCTGGTCGTAAATCGAAAATCCTTATCACAACGACACCTAACGGGCTTAACCACTTCTATGATATCTGGAACGCTGCTATAGAAGGAAAATCCGGCTTCGTACCATACACGGCGATCTGGACATCGGTTAAAGAGCGTTTGTATACAGACGGTGATGATGGCGTATTTGATGACGGCTATTCATGGTCTTCGAAGATGATCGCCAGTTCAAGTAAAGAAGCATTTTTACAGGAACATTGTGCTGAATTCATGGGAACCAACGGAACCCTGATCGCTGGCTGGAAATTGTCAAAACTCTCATGGGTTGATACTGATGAAACGGAAACTAATTTTTATCAGTATAAAGCTCCTGTAGAGGGACATAAATATATTGCGGTACTCGACCCAGCCGAAGGGCGCGGTCAGGACTATCACGCGATGCATATTATAGATATTACATCTATGCCGTTTGAACAGGTTGCTGTATATCATTCAAACAAAACATCGCACCTTATTTTGCCTGATGTCCTGTTACGTTATCTTATGATGTACAACGAAGCATGGGTTTATATCGAGCTAAATAGCACAGGCCACTCAGTGGCTAAATCTTTGTTTTCTGAGTTGGATTACGATAACGTTATTTGTGATAGCTATAATGATTTGGGGATGAAACAAAGTAAACGATCGAAAGCGATTGGATGCTCAACCCTAAAAGACTTGATAGAGAAAGATAAACTCATCATAAATAACAAAAAGACAATACTTGAATTTCGTACTTTCTCAGAAAAAGGTGTTTCGTGGGCTGCGGAAGAAGGTTTCCATGACGATCTCGTTATGGCGCTGGTTTGCTTTGCATGGCTAACAACACAAATGAAATTCGCAGAATTTTGCGAGAAAGACGATTTGCGGTTGGCAAATGAGGTATTCGCACGTGAGCGCGAACTGCTTTATGAAGATATGTTATGTCCTGTTATCGTAACGAGTGGCGACGAAACAATATCTGTCGGCCAACACGGTATTTCGTTTATATAAATTTAGAGGAAACTTAATAATGGCTTTAATCTCTCCAGGCATTGAAACTAAAGAAACATCGGTACAATCTACCGTTGTTCGAAATTCAACTGGTCGTGCTGCTATTGTTGGTAAATTTTCATGGGGGCCAGCTTACCAGATCCGTCAGATTTCTAACGAAGTCGAACTGGTAAACTATTTTGGCTCCCCAGACAATGACACCGCTGATTATTTCATGAACGCTGTAAACTTTTTACAGTTCGGTCAGGATCTGCGTGTTGTTCGTGTCGTCGATAAAGAAGCCGCAAAAAACGCAACCGCGATCTATAATCAGATCAAAACCACGATCACCGCTGCTGGTTCTAACTATGCAGTAGACGATCAGATCAAAGTTAAACACAATAACGTTGTTATTGAAGAAGATGGTGTTGTTACCAGCGTTGATGATCAGGGTAAAGTCCTGTCTGTGTTCATTCCGAGCACTAAGATCATCGCACACGCTAAACAGGTTGGTGTATATCCGGATCTGTCTAGTGGCTGGACTACAGAAATCGTTTCCAGTTCTTCTGGTGTTTCTGCTACGATTACAATCGACGGCGTAGAAGTTGATCCGGGTATTACTCTGCTCAACCTTGACACCGCAAAAGAAACTATTCAGGCAACTGCTTTCCAGAAACTTTGCACCAAATACAAGCTACCGTCTGTTATTGCAATTTATCCTGGCGAAATGGGTAGCACCGTAACGGTTGAAATTCTGTCTAAAGCTGCATACGATTCTTCGGCTGTCATTAAGTCTTATCCTTCTGGTAAGTCTGGTAAAAACAGCGGTCGCAGTTCGATGAACTTTGGCCCTCAGAATGATAACCAATACGCGTTTATCGTTCGCCGTGGTGGTATTATCCAAGAAACGTTTATCGTGTCAACCGCTAAAGGTGATAAAGATATCTACGGTTCAACGATCTACATGGATGATTTCTTTGCAAACGGTGGTTCGCAGTATCTGTATGGTACGTCCCTAAACTGGCCTGTCGGATTCTCCGGCGTTCTGGAACTGGGCGGCGGTACTTCTGCAAACTCCACTGTAGGCGCTGATGAACTCATGGCTGGTTGGGATATGTTCGCAGATCGTGAATCTCTGCATGTTCCTCTGCTGATTGCTGGTGCTTGTGCTGGCGAAACTGCCGAAATTTCGTCTACTGTACAGAAACACGCTGTGTCTATCGGTGAAACCCGTTCAGATTGCGTTGTATTCGTTTCTCCGCCGCGTTCTGCTCTGGTTAATATCCCACTGGCTCAGGCCGTTGATAACCTCGTAGAATGGCGTACAGGCTACAAAATCGGTAATACTACCCCAGTTGATAACAACATGAACGTAAGTTCAAGTTATGCGTTCATCGACGGTAACTATAAGTTCCAGTATGATAAATACAACGATGTTAACCGTTGGATCCCGCTCGCGGGTGATATGGCTGGCCTCTGTGTTTATACCGATCAGGTATCGCAACCGTGGATGTCTCCGGCTGGCTACAACCGTGGTCAACTGCGTAACTGCATCAAACTGGCTATCGAACCGACTAACGCGCATCGCGATTCTATGTACCAGGTACAGATTAACGCGGTTACTGGTTTCTCTGGTGGTGCTGGATACATTCTGTACGGTGATAAAACCGCAACGACTGTTCCAAGCCCGTTTGACCGTATCAACGTTCGTCGCTTGTTCAACATGATCAAGAAAGACATTGGCGATAACGCAAAATATAAACTGTTTGAGAATAACGATGATTTCACTCGTTCTTCCTTCCGTATGGATGCAGGACAGTATATGTCTAACGTTCGCGCTCTGGGCGGTGTATACGATTACCGTGTGGTTTGTGACACTACGAACAACACGCCGGATGTTATTGATCGCAATGAGTTTATTGCATCAATCTACGTCAAACCAGCACGTTCTATCAACTACATCACACTGAACTTCGTAGCAACCTCAACTGGTGCGGATTTCGATGAGTTGATTGGTTCAACGTCAGTATAACATGTAAGGGGCTGAAAAGCCCCTATAAATACACATAGAGGTTAGAAAATGCTTACTGATATTGTACGCGCCTTTGAATCCGGTGATTTCGCACGTCCGAACCTGTTCGAAGTAGAGATCCCGTACCTGGGCAAAAACTTTAAATTAAAATGTAAAGCCGCTACTATGCCAGCGTCTACCGTTGAAAAAGTTCCGGTAGGTTACATGAACCGCAAAATTAACGTTGCTGGTGACCGTACCTATGATGACTGGACAATCACGGTATATAACGACGATGCACACACAACCCGTGATGCAATCGTAGCATGGTCAAACATGCTGCATGGTATGGGTGAAGACATTACAGGGGATATCCCTGCAAACTACAAAAAAACCGCTACGGTTAAACAGAAAAACCGTAACGACGAAGTAACCGCCGAACATACCATTTATGGCCTGTTCCCGACCAACGTGGGAGAGGTTACTTTAGACTGGGATAGCAACAACGAAGTGAGCACTTTTGAGTGTACTTTCGCGCTAGACTGGTGGGTTTAAACGCTATAAATACAGGGGTAGCAATACCCCTTATCATTATTTTTCGGAGTTGTAAATGAACTTTTTTGGATTAGACAATGTGTTAGGGTTTTTCAAAAATTTCGCCAAACAGGATGAAATGGAATTTGAAGCCCAATTAAAAGATGATACAGGTTCGATTGCGCCTCCGAAAAATAACGATGGGGCGCACGAAATCGAAACGGACTTATCAAACCAGCGTTATTCTTCTGTGTTCCAACAGTTCTATTCCGGACAGGATCCGCGAATTCAGAACAAAACACAGCTAATAAATACATACCGTGGTATCATGACATACCCGGAAGTGGAAAACGCTGTTTCTGAAATCATTAACGAAGCGATTGTTAATGAACAAGGGAAAGATATTGTTACGATGGATCTTACTAAAACGAATTTTAGTAAAAATATCCAAGATAAGATCATGGAAGAACTCGATACCGTAATGAATATTCACGATTTCGATAACCGAGGCTCTCGTTTATTCCGTGATTGGTATGTTGATTCGCGTATCTATTTCCATAAAATCATGCACAAAAATGAAGCTGACGGCATCAAAGAATTGCGCCAGTTAGATCCCCGTTGCATGGAACTGATCCGAGAATCGGTTACAGAAACCCTACCCGGTGGGGTTAAAATTTTCCGTGGCTATCGTGAATACTTCGTATACACCGCACCGAAAAACGGTTATAGCTACAACGGACAGATTTATAGTCACAATGACAAGGTAAAAATTCCTCGCTCTGCGATTGTTTACGCTCATAGCGGCCTTGAAGATTGCGACAACAACATTATAGGCTACCTGCACCGCGCGGTCAAGCCAGCTAACCAGTTGCGTTTGCTGGAAGATGCTATGGTGATTTACCGTATTACCCGTGCGCCTGAACGTCGTGTGTTCTATATCGACGTAGGTCAGATGGGTGGCCCTAAAGCTACACAGTACGTAAATAACATTGCACAGGGCTTAAAAAACCGTGTTGTATATGACGCGAGCACTGGTAAAGTTAAGAATCAGCAAAATAATCTGTCAATGACAGAGGACTATTGGCTGATGCGTCGTGATGGTAAAGCAGTTACCGAAGTTTCAACGCTTCCTGGTGGCACTGCCTTCTCTGATATCGACGATGTTAAATGGTTTAACCGTAAGCTGTACGAAGCATTGCGTATTCCGTTAAGCCGTATGCCTCGCGATGATGGCGGTATCCAGTTGGGTAACGATGGCGGTATTACCCGCGACGAATTGAACTTTAGCAAATTTATTCGCGAATTGCAAATTCAATTCAACCCTGTTCTTGCGGATCCGTTAAAAACTAACTTGATCGCGAAGAAAATCATTACAGAAGATGAATGGGATGAAAACGTAAGTAAGATTGCTTTTGTATATCAGCAAGATTCTTACTATTCCGAAATCAAAGATATTGAGATTTTGGAACGCCGTTTAAACCTGATGGGCCAACTTGAAGGAGTGGTCGGCAAATATATCTCCCATAAATACGTAATGAAAGAAGTTCTCCGGATGTCTGATGAGGAAATTCAAAGCGAAGCCAAACAGATAGAAGAAGAATCAAAAGAAGAACGTTTTAAAAATCCAGAAGCGGAAGAGGAAAACTTTTGATGAAAGAATTTATCGAAGCAATCAAAAGCGGTAATCTGGTGGAAGCTAAAAAAACTTTTTACTCCATCATGGAAGACCGCACAGAAGCGCTTCGTCACGAATTGCGCGTTGAACTTGCCGAAGCTGTACGCATCGAAGGCGAAGAAGACAAAGAAAAAGACGACGAAGGCGCTGATAAAGATGACGAAAAGGGCGATAAAAAGCCAGCCGAGGATGATAAATCCGATAAAGATGATGAGTGAGGTGTGTAATGCAACTTGACATCGAAATCACCGCCGAAGATCTCCAGGAACATTTAGACGAAGCGAAAGCCCGTGTAGATATTCTGGGTATCGATGAAGGCACGGTTAAAATCATCGAAAATTTGGCGGTCACCGAACCAAATTTAGCCCTTGCTATGATGGCGGTTGTTGAAGGTTTAACACTTGATGAGGTAATTGTCAAGCATGTTGATTCCCGTGGCAACGTAGAACGCCTCAAAGACAGGAAAACCCGTGAGCGTAATGCGTATCAGACGACCGGATTAACTAAATCCCAACGTCGCCAGATCGCGCGGCGTGCTCTCAAAACAAAACGTGCTAACCCGTCAATTGCTACTCGCGCACAACGTAAGCGCAAGAAAGCATTGCGTAAACGTGCTGCACTGGGGCTATAAATATGAATGAATCCCAAATCAACGAAAACGGCGATATGCTTTTAATCGAAGAATGGGGTTTACCTTGCGGTGACGTTTCAGAATCTATTTTAGAATCTGTTGGGGAATCAAAAGACGGTAAATTGCGGATCGAAGGTATTTTCCTTCAAGCCGAAAAGGTTAACCGTAACCGTCGTTTGTATCCTAAAAACGTACTTGAAGAAGCAGTTAACGATTATATTATAACTCAAGTTAACACCCGTCAAGCATTAGGTGAAATGAATCACCCTCCGCGCCCGAATGTGGATCCGCGAAATGCTTGCATCCTGATTGAAAAATTGTGGTGGAAGGGTAACGATGTTTGGGGCCGCGCTGTTGTTGTTGAAGGCGACGGTGGTGATGGTGACAAACTGGCGGCGTTGATTCGTGCTGGTTGGGTTCCTGGTGTTTCTTCCCGTGGATTAGGTAAGCTCTCCGATTCCGGCAAAGGCTACGGCGTTGTACAAAAGGGCTTTAAATTAGCTGTAGGCGTTGATGTCGTCTGGGGGCCAAGCGCACCTGATGCATATGTTAAGCCTATAGTGGAAAATCAGCAAAGCAAACCGCTTGTTGAGAATAATAGTGCTGATGACGCTTTTCGGGAATTGTCCGAGCGTTTGAAAGGTCTATAAATACATTAAACAAAACAACAGGAAAATCAAAAATGCTTAAAGAACAACTGCTGGCGGAAGCCCAGAACCTGGATACTCCGGTCGAGTTAGACAGCATTTTCGAATCAGTTGAACTTTCTGATGACGTGAAAGCGACATTCACCACTGTATTCGAACAAGCTGTAAAAGCTGGCGCTGCAAAACTCGCTGAATCCCACATTACCCAGATCGCGGAACGTTCCGACGAACTGGTCGAAGCTCAGGTAACTGAACGTGCCGCTGAAATCGAAACTAAGCTGTACGAAGATGCTGATAAATATTTTGCGCACATTTCCGAAGAATGGCTGAAAGAAAACAAAGAAGCCGTTTCCCGTGACATCAAAGCCGACCTGTTTGAATCCCTGATCATGGGCCTCAAAGAAGTTCTGGTTGAACATAACGTTGTCATTCCGGAAGAACAGGTTGATGTAGTCGCCGAACTGGAAGACGAACTGACTGAGAATCAGCAGGAAGTTAAAACCCTGTTTGAAGCGAATCAGGAACTGACCAAAGAAATTTCAGAAATGAAACGCAATGCAGTAGTTTCAGAGAAAACTAAAGGTTTGACCGAATCTCAGGTCGAAAAAGTAGAATCTCTGATTGAAGGGCTGGAATATTCCGCAACCTTCGAAAATAAACTCAGCGCAATTGTTGAAATGGTAGCAACCAAAGCTGAAAAACCCGTTGACGAGTCTGTAAATACTCCTCAAACGAAAGATGACTTTGTTCCGGTAGTTGAAAGTGTTCCGGCAGAGAAATCCAAGATCAATAAATATGTACAAGCGGCAAAAGCCCTTTCTTAATTTCAAAAGGTAAGAAACAATGTCTAAGAAAAACGAATTGATGGAAAAATGGAACGATCTTCTGGAGTCTCAGGAAGGCTTACCGGATATCGCTACCAAATCCAAAAAACAACTGATTGCTGCCATTATGGAAGCACAGGAAAAAGACGCAGAAGTTGATCCGGTTTACCGCGACGAGAAAATCGTTGAATCCTTCGGTGGTTTCCTGGCGGAAGCTGAAATTGCTGGTGACCACGGTTACGACGCAACCAAAATCGCTTCTGGTAACTCAAGCGGTGCTATCACCAACATCGGCCCTGCTGTAATCGGTATGGTTCGCCGTGCGATTCCTAACCTGATTGCGTTCGATATCTGCGGTGTTCAGCCTATGACTGGCCCTACTGGTCAGGTGTTCGCTCTCCGCGCAGTGTACGGTAAAGATCCGCTGGCTTCCGGTGCTAAAGAAGCATTCCATCCGATGTTCTCCCCGGATAGCATGTACTCCGGTCAGGGCGCGGCTCCGAGCAACGGCTTTACCAAACTGACTTCTGCTCAGGCTATTGCTGACGGCGCTATTGTGTTCCACGATTTCGTTGAAACTGGTCGTGTGTTCCTCCAGAACGTTTCTGGCGCTCCGGTTACTGTAACTGGTTCTACCGACGATGCTCTGGATGCTGCTGTTATCGCCGAACAGGAAAAAGGTACTCTGGCTGAAATTTCTTACGGTATGGCTACCAGTGTAGCAGAACTGCAAGAACAGTTCAACGGTTCTACTGGCAACCCGTGGAACGAAATGGGCTTCCGTATCGATAAGCAGGTTATCGAAGCACGTAGCCGCCAACTGAAAGCACAGTACTCTGTAGAACTGGCTCAGGATCTCCGCGCTGTTCACGGTATGGACGCTGACGCCGAACTGTCTGCTATTCTGGCAACCGAAATCATGCTGGAAATCAACCGCGAAATCGTTGATATGATCAACTATACCGCACAGGTTGGTAAAACTGGTTTCACTCAGACCGTTGGCTCTAAAGCTGGTGCGTTTGACTTCCAGGATCCGATTGATGTTCGTGGCGCTCGTTGGGCTGGTGAAAGCTACAAAGCTCTGCTGATTCAGATCGACAAAGAAGCAAACGAAATCGCACGTCAAACTGGTCGTGGTGCTGGTAACTTCATCATCGCTTCCCGTAACGTGGTTTCCGCTCTGGCTCGTATCGATAGCGGTATCACTCCGGCAGGTCAAGGTCTCCAGAAGACTCTGAACGTTGACACCACTAAAGCAGTATTCGCTGGTGTTCTGGGTGGCGTGTATAAAGTATACATCGACCAGTATGCACGTGGTGATTACTTCACCGTGGGTTACAAAGGCGATAACGAAATGGATGCTGGTATCTACTACGCTCCGTATGTTGCGCTGACCCCGCTGCGTGGTTCTGATCCGAAGAACTTCCAGCCAGTAATGGGCTTCAAAACTCGTTACGGTGTAGGTATCAACCCGTTTGCGAACTCTCGCTCTCAGGCTCCGTCCGACCGTATCACTTCTGGTATGATTACCAAAGAAATGTTCGGTAAAAACGCATACTTCCGCAAGGTTTATGTGAAAGGCTTATAAGTTATTGAAAAATAACGATATTAAAGGGAACCTTCGGGTTCCCTTTTTCATTTCTATAAATAGTGAAAACAATTGAGGCTATATTATGAAACATATTATCTACAAAATAACAAATTTGGTTAATAATAAAATTTATGTTGGTGCTCATTCAACAGAAGACATCAATGATTCATACATGGGTTCAGGGGTGGCTATAAAGGCGGCTCAGAGGAAGTATGGTATCGATAAATTTATAAAAGAAATATTACATATTTTCGATACCCGTGAAGAAATGTATGAAAAAGAAAGAGAGATTGTTAATCTAGAATTTGTTAATAATCCACATACATATAATATGGGTATCGGTGGTGATGGTGGCCCTATGTTGGGTATGTTTCATTCAGAAGAGAAGAAACAAGAAATTTCCAAGATTACTAAAGAGAGAATGACAGATGAAGTAAAATCTCGTCTCTCTAAACTTAAAAAGGGTAAACCACAGTCCGAAGAATCCAACAGGAAGCGCTCAGAGACGTTAAAAGCTAAATATATGAATGGACGTATAGACAGAGAGTATAAACCTCTCACAGAAGCACACAAGGCGAAATTAGGCCGTTCTGTATCGATAGATGGAGTTGTATACTCATCCGGATCGGAGGCGGCAAAATCCCTTAGTATGTCCCACTCTGGTTTAAAATATCGGATTAATAGCGACAAATACCCTACCTGGAAATTTGTTGCATAAATACCATTATACACTTTACGCAGGAACATAAAATGAGTGAAAAATTTTACACAATTAACAAGCTGGTGCGTCAGTCACAGCTACCGCCTGGCCTGTCTAAAAAGGTTCTTGATGAGGCAACCGGAACAGAAACAATTAACGTAGCTAATACCCGTCCGGATCTGGTATCTCTTACCCGTGCGGTAAACAACCTGATCTACGGTGAACTTGTAGCGATTCAGGAAACTAATTTACCTACCGCAACTCTGTTCGGTGTGCGTTATCGTAACCCTAAAGGCGATATGACGTTTTCCAGCGCTGCTACATATTCCGGTAAGTATGCAAGCCGCGATAATATTTCAAATGGTGCGGTTGGTACTGCCTACACCAAAGGCCAAGTTTTCAAACACCCGACAAGTGATGTTGTATACGAAGTAACTGATAGCGTAACTCTCGCAGGTGCTGATATTAATGAAGCGATTATGGTCGCATTATTCAGCAATAAATTACGCCTGGCAAGCGAAGCCGCGCCAACAAGTCAGTATGAAACCAGCGAAGATATTAGTACAACTTCTTTCGAAATGGATCGTTGGAATATCAACGTTCGTTCCCGTAAATTCAAAACTGAAATGACCGTGGAACTTATGCAGGATCTGGAAGCAAACCAATTCAACGCAGAAAATGTGATTGAAGATGTTTTGGGTACTGTTGCCAGTGAAGAAGTAAACAAAGATATCATTCAGACTCTGATCAACGTATCAAATCGTTACAACGTTGATGGTGTGGTCACAAATGGCATTTTCGATGCTACAACCGCATACACTGCAAAGGATGCTCCAGCTTTAGGTCGTTTCCTGTATCAATTAGTGTGTGAAATGGGGCAGGAAATGAATAGAACGACTTCATTTGAAGCTACCTATGTACTGGCCTCTTCTCGCGTTGTAAGCGTTCTGTCTGCGTCTGGTTGGATGCATGAAACTGATGAAACCCACCCGTTAGCAACAGGTCGACTTAAAAACGGTTACTATGTCTATACTGACACCAATACACCGTTTGATTACCTGCTGACTGGTTGCAAGTACGATCTGGGTGAAATGGATCATGTTGGCTCTCTGTTCTATACGCCATACACAGAAGCTGATCAGGCAGGTTCGATCAAGATTTCTGTTGATCCTCAATCCTTACAGCCTAAAGTTGCTATTCTGATGCGCTACGGTTTATCGGTTAACCCGTATACCACTGCTGCTAATGAAAGACTTGTGAAAGGTGATGACTGGGTAAACCTCTCAGGTAAATCTAAGATGAGTCAGATTGTGGGTATCAAACTTCCTAAACTGGGTTGATAGTATTATAACCCAACGGGGATGATATTCAATAGGTGGAGTAGGGAAACTTACTCCATCTTTTAATAATTATAATTAATATTAAATTAGATCTTGAATTTATAAATGATTTATGATAAAATTTATTAATTATAATTATTATAGATCAAATAATTTTTGAAATCAAGTAAAAATAAATTTGATTTTATAAATTAGATCATGTATAATTATTCTTTTAATAATATATTATATTAGATCAATTTAAATTTGACTACAAATTAATATAGTATATTATAGATCAACTGGGTAAATTGGTGAGTATGTTATGAGTTTGAAATTAGAAGATCTGCAAAATGAACTTGAAAAGGATATGCTGATAGATCCCCTCAAGTTGCAATCAGAATCAGCGGATATCCCTAAGATTTGGGCTAAATGGCTTCGTTACCATTCAAACGCGAAGAAAAAACTGATCCAACTTCATGCTAAAAAAGAAGCTGATGTGAAGGATCGTATGTTGTACTACACCGGAAGACATGACAAAGAAATGTGCGAAGTGGTGTATACTGGGACTACTGAAATCAAAATCGCGATCGCTGGGGATCCGAAGATTGTAGAAACCAACAAGCTGATCCAGTATTATGACATGGTGGTAGATTTCACCAGCAAAGCACTGGATATCGTCAAAAACAAAGGATACTCTATCAAAAACATGTTAGAGATCCGTAAATTAGAAAGTGGTGCATAATGTCTACTGAAAATGAAAAATGTGTAGTGTGCAAGTGTCCGGTTCCTTCTACTGGTTTTGTGACTGAATCCGGGCGCGTGTGTAGTACTATCTGTGCTGACTACATCGCAGAAAAAACAAAAAACGGCGAGATCAACGAATCCGATGATCTGAATGAAGTTCAAATGTTGCTGTAGGAGAATCTTATGATTGGTTACGGTGAAGGAATTACAGATCGTGATGAACGTCCAGATCTCTTAGAATCTGACGAACACCCTGATTTTTAGGGTATAAATACTAGCGTACCCGAAAGGGGCTTGATAAAAGAATGCTGGATGATAGGCGTACTCTTTTGCGCCGTCCGATGGAGTTTACCTTCGGCGGGGTGATTGATAACATACCTTCGATCAAGGGCATGAGTAAAAAAGCCAGAATAGTACCTCACTGGCTATAATCAAATGTACGTGTTGGGCTGATTGCGTCCCAAAATTAAAAAGCCCCTTCCTTTCGGTTGGGGCTTTTTTTAGAACTTTTCTTCTTCTCCGCTTTCGAGTTCGGCCTTTAATTCTTCGGCTCGACCTTTCAGCGCATCGCGCATAGAAATATCGTCTGACGGCGCAACATCAACTTCTTTTACACGATTTTTGTAATATTTTTCAAGCTCTTTAAGGCCGTCCATAGTACGGCAAGAGGCGACCTTGCTCATGAAATCATCAATAGCCGCCTCATAAAGTCGAAAATCGTTGAAACTCTTCATTTTGACCTCTAAATTTCGATTTGTTTGATCACGTAGTCAAACTTTTCTTCATTGTAAATGCGTACTCGTTCGATTGCGTGTTTCATACCATAGTTTTTGTATGAATATTTATTTTTAGCATTTTTGGACTTTGCCAGCGTTGCTAAGTTATCAACCAAATCCCAAACAGTAGCAAGAGATTTAGAATCATGTTTACGCAGTACGCGCCCAATTGACTGTTTGACTATAACAGCAGATTTGCAAGGATGTCCGAAGATGATGTGATGCAGGTTCTTGACAGAAATACCTGTACTCAGTACACCAATAGAACCGATTACGATCAGCCCCTTCGTTGATTCCGCGATCCGTTTCATTTCGTTTCGCTCATCAATCCCCGTTTCCCCAGAAATGTATACAACGTTGTCATATACCTTTTTGAGTTGCTCATACAGCCATTTACCATGTTTGATCTGATTGAACATCACAAACACGTTTTCATCTTTTTCCCTTGCCAGTTTCAACGCCAGCTTACAGATCCATGCGTTACGCCTGGTATGCGATGTTATATACTTGATTTCGCTTTGGTAATCAGCCCCCTTCATTTTCTTAATCTCATCCTCTTTATATCTCATGAAGATGGTATTAATTCGAAGGTTGGTAACTTGACCTTCCTGCATCAACCGATTTGTATCAACTGGCTTGAAGATTTGACCAAAAGCGCCAATGTATTGCATCATGTTTGCTTTGCCTTCTTTCAGAGAACCAGAAAGGCCAAACTTGAAAATACACTGATCCATTGTGTTGATGATCTTCTGTATGCTTTGTCCGGTTGATTTGTGGCATTCATCCACCATCAAACACATGAACTGCTGAAACCACTCAGGAGGCATTTTAACAGCCGATTGCCACGTAGACACGTAGATCAATGCATTACTGTTTTTAGCAGTTCCTGAACGTATTCCAAGCATTGCCTCGCGAGGTAAAAGGCGATAGTTGACAATATCACCGATCATCTGATCAACAAGGGCGGTTGTTGGGACAATGATTAGTACTTTGCCTGTGTAATTTTCCAGACACCAACGAGATATCAACCCCTGAATAAGAGATTTACCCGCTGACGTTGGGAGGTTAAGCACAGCACGGCGGTTTTTAATCGCATGGAACACCGATTGTTTTTGATACCAATACGGATCAATTTGCTTGTTTCCGTCGTATACTGGGTGTTCTTCTAACCACTTGTCAAAATCTGGCTGGGTAATTTCTTCTGTTTCGTGGATCTTAGGATCCATCCAGATAGAATACCCGCGAGACTCCGCGAATTTTGTTACAAGATAGGCTAAACCGTAGGGCAGTTTCCCGTTATAGTCCATCAAGTATATGTAGCCGTTCCATCCACCATATTTGTATTTTGCCTGGTACTGATAACCTGGCGGCTGGAAGCTGAAATAGTCGCGCAATTCATAGACTATGTTAGCCTCTGCCTGAATCTGCACATGACTAGTGTTAAGGAATTTGACTTCGATATCCACTATGTGTATCCTATATACGGTTTATATGAATATTTATAGGCTAAATAATGATAAACATTGGAGAACTACAATGAGTATTGATTACGAAAAGGTTGAAGGTTTCAAAGCCTTAGAACAAAAAGAAGCCAAATTACAGCTTGCTACCTACGCGCAAGAAACGTTTGATGTCAAACTGAACCGTCAGAAGTCATTCGAAAATATGCTTGCTGATCTGGAAGCTGCCGTACCGGAAGAAAAACCGGAACTGTTGATCGACTCCCCTGATCCGGAAATTGTTACATACGAAGGTGAACCATCTGTTCCTGATGTTGCTCCGGAAATTGCCGACCAGATTGAAATTGTTCCCGACGCTCTACAAGCTCCTACAAGCGATTCTGAGACGGTTTCTGATGAACTGGCATGGATGGAAGGGTTTACCCCGTCTATCATCATGATGGGCCGCTCTGTTTCGAATACTGGCTTTTATACGTGTCCGTATTGGATCTATGATTGGATGAAACAAAATCCGGATTGGTATAAGCACCCTGATAGTTGTCCTCATTATTCAGCGCGTCAAACCCTCAAGTCACTGGCATGGTACATGCACCGTGATGGGATGGTTACTGTACGCGAAACCAGAAATAGCCAGTTCGACACGTTCAAAAAATAATTTTAAAAAGTAGTTGACCTTACCCTGCTGTTCGAGTATATTTGTATTCGAAGGCGGGGGAATGGCTCTCGCAGTGAAGAAGGAAATACAAAATGAACATGATGAAAAATGCTTACTACCCAGTTCTGTTTGTTTGGACTAATGGTGAAGTTAAGAAAATCGTCAATTCTAAAGCTCCTTATTACACTGTAGGTGAAGCACTTCGCCACGCTGCGGAAGCAAATTATCCTGTTCATGCCGAACCTGGTTATGCTCGTTGGAACGGTTCTAAATGGGTTGCTGATACCTGGGACAACTACGAAGAAGAAAGAATGGAGTGTGATCCTGATTACGTATCTCGTCAAATGGAAGCTCATATGATTGCAGATCGTAGACTGGATAATGAAGCTCGCGGATTCTATTGATTAACAAGGGGCTACGGCCCCTTTTCTTTTAGGTGAAATATGAACTTAAATCACGAATGTTTAAAAGATTTGAGCGATGGTAACGAGATTGGTAACGTTATTTTTCTTGATATCGATGGCGTTCTAAATAATATGCGGTGCATGAAATTTGGTGAACATATGGACATCGAATGCGCACGACACTTACGCCGGATAGTGAATCACGCTAATTGTGATATCGTCATTTCCTCTACGTGGAGAATCGGCAACAGTACCCATAATCTACGTGAAATATTTTATCCGTGGGGATTGTATCGGATCATTGGTAAAACTTGCACTAACTTCCCTCATAGTACTGGAATGCGTGGTGATGAAATCAAGGCATGGATCGATACTTTCGGATGTAAAAACTATCTCATTCTTGATGATGATACCGATATGCTTTCTTCACAAAAAGAACATTTTATTAAAACTGATGGGTTTGTTGGGTTGACCGAAGAACAATCCACTTATGCGATCCGTAACATTTTCGGGGTTACTACTCCGTTTTGTCCTGAATGCAATGGGTATGGACGTGTTAACGGCTACGACAAATGCGGAACGTGTAACGGTAAAATACTCCGGCTATAAATACCAATAAACATAAGAGGCTAAATTTATGGCAATTCCTTCTGTAACAATTAGCGCCAACAAAAACGAACTTTTGATTGGCGAAACTTTGACCTTAGAGGTTGAAACTACTGAACTAGATCCGGGTGATGTGTTTCTGGCCTATCGTTGGCAAAAAGACGGTGTAGATATTCCAGGCGCAACCGCCGATACTTACACAACTACGGTTGACGGTACAACTGCTGGCGATTATACCCTGATCTTAAAACACGGTGCTGATGAAGAATCAGCAACAGAAACCACGTCTGATACAATCACCGTGACCACTTATTCTGATGATCTTGTTTCTAAATGGACGGTTCACCCGATTCCGTGGCGTGATACCAGCTTTACCCCGATCGGTTATTGGGTACTTGATGAAATTCTGTATCAAAAAGCACAGGGTAAAGATTGGAAAACTGATTATGCTGATTACAAGTATAGTGAGGAAGTACAAACGATCCTGAAAGCGTTCATGGAAAACGGTGAATGTGAGATCCAGGATTCACGAAACGGCTATATTCATAAAATGAGTGAAATCTAAGAGGCTTTAAATGGCAACTGAAAAATGGACTACGGTTCATCCTATTCCGTGGAGAAATACCAGTTTTACATATCTTCCATACTGGCTATACGATATTATCGTTGATGCTTTTGAGAAAGGCGACGACTGGCGCGATTATGCGGAAGAAAAATATAAATTAGAGTTTGATACTCTGAAAGAGGCGTTTGAAGATTATGGTGATATTCATGTAATCGAATCTCGTAATGGTAAACTGGTTAGTCTGTTGTCATTGACTCCTGCTCCTGAACCAGATCCTGACCAATAAAATAAGGCAAACAATGAATACACTTCTTTTTGATTTCGACGACACTTTAGCAGAATTTTCTCAGGCTTTTTATGATAAGTTCGGTGTACGTCCGGAAGGAACGCCAAAAGAACGATATGATGAAATGGCGGCTTCTTTGGTGCGTACTGATTTTTATAAAAACCTTCCCCGTATTCAGGCTGGGATTGACCTCCTTCAATGGAGTTTCCAACGCCGAATCGGTGATCCTGCTACTTTGCTGCTTCGCGCGGAAGCGGTCAGCCCTCTTTGGGTTATGAAAGAAAAACTGAACTATACAGATAAGATTTGCGCTGAACTGGGGATCCATCGTCTCGATTTTAGTCGCATTGACTATCCGGAACAGTTCGCAGAACATGCCTATCGTGGTGTTCTGATTTCCCGCAACCAGAAACATCTTGAAATCTGGAACAATTCTCATCTAGCTAATAAAGTTCCTGGTATTTTCCTTGCGGAAACCCTGGAAGAAAATATTCAGCTAGTCACGGAAGCGCTTGCAAAGGCTAATCAATAACAAAAAGGGAACCGCAATGGTTCCCTTTCTTTTACAATCTTTTTAATTCATCAAGCGCTGTTTTCTTATCACCAACAAAGAGGATTGCTTTACCTCCTGCTTTTCTGAAAGGCAACACCGCTTTTGCCCGATCGTCAAACAGAATTCCTTTACCAGCGAATGCTGCTTTTTCATGGCTACTTTTAACGTAGTGGAATTCTGGAACGTAACCCAATACTTTTTGCAATGCTTTACGTTTTTGTTCGGCAACACCGTCAGAATTGAATTTACCAACACTGGTTAGTATTGCTACATCACCAAGTGTTCTTAAATGATGGAATAATTCAAATCCTTCTTTGATTGGTTCCAGATTTTCGTAGAAATCAGTTTTGGCAATTTTTGCTTTGCACTTTTTCAACTCATCTTCTGTCATCATAGAGGGTTCGCCATACATTGGCACAAATGAACCTTCCCAGTCGAACAATACACCATCCATATCAAAGAAAAACTTATTCATATCAATTCCTCAGTTTGTGTATGCATACTATAATGTTTAATCATTAATGTCAACCCCAAGTGTCAGTTTTCGGTGCGTATGCTGCAACTTTAGCCACAATTTCCTTATCCAGTTCAGCTACAGATTTCTGAGGCTTACCACGGGCTTTAACTTTGATGTAGTTTGACTTAACAACAAACATCCCTTTGTTACTTGATTTCTTGATCTCGCTATCAACACCAACTTTGTTAAAGCTGATCCAAATGTCGCCGTCCATATACTGTTTAAGAGAATCACCCATGTTCAGGATCTTCGCCATAGTAAGGGCCGCGCCTTCGTGGGTATCCATGAGAATTTCTTTAGGAACTACACGATCGCGTTTCTGGTTCTGCTGCATAGCAATATGCACATCGTTCATAACCCATACGATATGTACGTTTTCTTTTTTGTATCCCAGCGTTTCGACATCACGCGCGATGCTTGCCAGCTTGCTCATGCCTTTTAACGTTACGTCAAAGATGAGGTTAGGTTTACGATCTTCTGGTGCTGCCATAATACCGGAATAAACACGGTTTTGGTTTTTGTTGGAAATGTTGAAAACGTCGGCGATCACATGATGGAGGGTAGATACGTTTTCTGGGTTTTTGAGGTTCATTGTTTTGACATCATGACCCGTTTGTTTCTTGATCTCTGCTGCGAGTTTATCGCTACCCATTACAAGTTTTTTCAGGGCGTCAACGTCCAGGGTAATACCTTCGATGCCTAGCAGTTTTTCCAGTGTGAATCCTTTACCGGAACCAGCACCGCCAGCAAGAATAACAACCTGACCGAACTTAGGATAAGCACGGCCTCCGAAGGTGATCAGCGCTTCGGTTAAGGTGCTTTCTGTGAATTGTTTAAATGACTTCATGTAAAATTCTCCAGTTTATTTTCTATTATTTATTGACATGCTTTCTGACAGTGGTGTATGGTTAGGGTGTTCGACGGATAGGCCGGAAGAACTTTAAACCATAAGGTATATGATATGAAAATCAATTTACATCGCTTCATTGTAGAATTTTCCCGCAACCGTGACATGGACTCTTACAACTATTACTCCCGTGAGATTGAAGATCTTTTTGCGGCTCACGTTGGATTCCTTCGCCACCATACCCCTAAAATGCGTCCTGACCACGATCCGATATATAGCCCTATTACATGGCAAGCCCCTATCGATGGTTACGTTGAAGGGATCCGGATCATGACGTTTAACGCGATGTATGGAAACGCGTTGATCCATATCGCACGTGAGAAAAGGGCCGAATTCCCTAACGGATGGCGTATTGATGAAGTGATTCAAAATCTTATGCAGTTACGACGTGAATACAAAGCGGGTATGTGTCTGCGTAATGAACAGTATCAGATGTATAAAACGTATGCATATATCTCTAAGCACCTAATTAATTCCATGTTTTACATCGTTGGTAATCATGGTTCCGCTATAGATATCGGTTCTTATGAAATCGTGGCTTATGCTCGCGAACAAGGAAAGGCCGCTGCACTGAAAATCATTGAATCTGGTGCTATCATTCTTAACCATCGCGTTGATACTATTGCTTACTATGGTGATCAGGTTGAGGTTGAAGGCGTACACCATGAACGATTCAACAAAGCCGTATTTGCTAAAAATGGTTATGCATATGGTAATGACATTATAACTTCTGCGGTTCCTTTCGTTCGTCTAACTGTTGAAGGATTTGGAGAAAGGTTGTCTTATAGACTGTCAGAAGCTCAAATGTGCGCGGCTGCTGAAAGAATAGCCAGAAAGCGGAAAATGTATACCGATGAATACCTGGCGTATGTCAACAAAACAAAAGAAGATGTAGATCGAGAAATTTCTTGCATGGATTTATCCATTTGATATAATGTAAGCATCTTTTTAAGGGAGGATACATGAAAACGATACATTGCAGAAATGAAAACGTTGTTTATTATCACGGTTCGTGTACTGCTGCTGGTATTGAAAGCATGTTATTGCCTCCCTGTGATTCTGATACTCTGTCTGAAAAAGGCAGAAAGAAAAATTTAGACCGTGTTTTCTTTACCGCTGATATCGGGTTAGCTCGTATATATGCTGGAAGGGCCGCACGTTCTATAGGTGGGGATCCTGTTCTGTACAGGGTTGTGTGTCCGGTTGATGTTGTATGCATGAACGAAGACAAAGGCGCGAGCGTTTACCATGCAGCATGGGCGTTTTGTGAGGAATTATGAATGATAAAGTGTTGGCGTATCTCGTTTTCTTGCTGGGATATCGCTTAGAAGTGATGGGCGCGTATTCATCAATGTATGGTGATTTAACGGCTATCTGGATGGTCGGGTTAGGGGTTGCTTTTACATTCCTTTCCTTTGCAATTGTTAATGAATCGGAAAAGGATATTGTATGAAACTATATCATGTGATCTACTCTGGTGTTTTAGGCATTGATAAACAAATGTTAGTTGATGTAATGTGTAAAAAACTCGATGAACGAATTGGAACCAGATACAAAAATCATGTATCGGAAAGTGTTTTCATCAACGTTGACCATCCAAATGACATGGAAGAAATGGTCAATACTCTTGATGATCAGCAGATCCCGTTTGTTGATAATTTCAACATGAGCGCTGGAGTGTATACGGTAGTAACTTTTGTTCTAAAAAATGTTGACAGCCGAAACGATAGCGTGTTGAATGTAGTTGCAAAAATCGATTCTACCAAAGGAAAATAATATGAAAATTGTACACCGTAGCATTTCCGAACTGTCTCAAGCCGAAAAAGTGCAAATCCATTTCAAATTCAATGATTTGCGTAAAGGTTATGCCGAAATTGCCCGTGAACATGGGTTAGATAACGGCGATATTTACCAGGTAGTACAGGAAATTGAACGTATCCGCGCGTTCCGTTCTGCAAATCTACCTGTTAAAAATGCAATGCGCCGCGAAGCGATCGAAATCCATCGTAAGCGTGTGTACAATTTAGAACGTGCTAAACGTCCGATGAAGAAAGAAAAGAAACCTCGCCCGTTTAAACGCGAACATCTTAACACCTCTATGGCGCTGGCGTTTCAAGATGCGGGGATTATCTGATGCGTAAATCTGCGATGGATCGTTGGGCTAGTATTGCTACTTCAAACGTAAAACCAAATCAAGCCGCTCCTGATGTAGAAGCGGTTCGTAAAGCAAAAGAACCTGAGATTGTGGCCCTTAGCCCCGAACTCATTGAGCATCGCCGCCGTGCGTCTGCTATTGAACTGGATCTGCGTATTGCGCGTTCATACAATCTCAAGCATGAACACGCCGCAAAGAACAACCATTCTTTTGACCTTACTCTGGAAGATTGGAAAGTATTGATGACAACTGAACGTTGTCAGTATTCAGGCAAGATGTTTAGCAATAAACCCGGTAGCCCGTATGCCCGTACAATGGAACGTATTAATCCACGTCTGGGATATACACAAGAAAATACAATAGCGGTTATCAATGCTGCTAATGCTGAAAAATCAAATCTAGATGCATTCGTTAAGGGTGATGTCATTCTGGATGAAGTAAAAGTGAAGTTGCTGCGTAAAGCACTTTATCAAGTCGAAAAACGTGTGAAAATGAAAGGTTAAATTATGTTTAAGAAATATTCTTCTCTTACTAACCATTATGAAGGTAAGTTCATCAATGGTGTAATTATGAACGGGCTTACTGGCGGTGTGTGGGTTGCGCGTGAAAAGATCCACGGTGCTAACTTTAGTTTTATCACCGATGACGGAATTACCGTTACCCCCGCAAAGCGTACTGATGTTGTGAAGCCAGCCGAAGATTTTTATGGCTGTTCAGCAGTAGTTGCAAAGTATTCACCAGGGATCCGTAAGATGTGGGAAACCCTCAAAAAGACCGGAACGTATGATGATTTGGTTATTCAAGTCTACGGTGAATTTGCGGGGCGCGGTGTACAGAAAGATGTTGATTACGGCGAAAAAGATTTCTACGTATTCGATATCCGTGTAAATGGTGAATTCCTTCCGGATAACCTGTGCTCGCTGATCTCTCGATCTCATGGCCTGAAAATGGCCCCGCTGTTGGGATACGGTACTTTTGAAGAGATCAAAGAACTGCCGATCACGTTTGAATCTGTTGTGAATAAAGCAAATAGCGGCATTGGTAGCGATAATACAGTATATGGTGAATTCGTATATCCTATCATGGACGTTGAAGAGGGCAACATTGCAGAAGGTTTTGTAATGAAACCTGTTTCACCTGCTTTTATGCCAAACGGTGAACGCGTTGCAATCAAATGCAAAACAACCAAATTCACTGAGAAGAAAGCGAAGAAAGCAACCCGCTTTAATGCTCCGGTTTCACTGTCAGAAAAAGACAAAAACCAACTCGATGAGTTTGTTTGTTACCTTACAGAGAACCGTGTGAAAAACGTTCTTTCGAAACTGGATCTGGCTTCGATCACTGCTAAAGATTTCGGTCGCATTATGGGCTTAACTGTTCAGGATGCTATCGAAGAAATCAGCCGTAATCACGGGCCTTTCATCGAACAGTTCGAAGACCCAGCAATGGCTAAGAAGCTGTTTGTAACCGAAGCCCAAAACATGATTCGCCCTGTATGGGGCAAAATCCTGAACCATGAATTTTAATCAGATTCTGGTTGATGCAAAAGCGGCTACCCTGATCGGTAGCCGTAAACCTCCTGAACGTATCGCAAACATTGCTGTTAAAATCGGACGTGCTTTGAACGAACGCGGGATCAGGGCTTATTCTGGCGGCGCTCCTGGTATGGATAGTCATTTTCTGTTTGACTATAATCCGGATAACAGATGTATAATCCTTCCTGAGAACGGTTTTAACGGCCTTTTCGCAAACGGAAAGGATATCATCGACTTTCAAGATTTAAACACACAGAAAGCCGCTGACGAAGCCAGAAAGGTAGCAGGTAACTTCGATACACAGAATGAATACGTTCAAAGAAGGTATGCGCGAAACACGATTCAAGTTCTTCGTGAAAATCTTGACAATCCAACTGATTTTGTTTTATTTTGGGCGGAAGAACGTGAAGGATGTGTTAAAGGTGGAACCGCGATCGCTGTAAGATTGGCTAGGTTGTACAGGGTTCCATGTTTCAATCTCTTCAAAGAAAGTGTATTGAACGATGTGTGTGATACGTTAGGGATCAATATCAAACCCCCAACGTTGGATTTTTTATGGTAATTGAACATGCGCCCTTACTTCGTGAAACATACGAAAGATGGGCTGTTAATAACGCAATAGGTGAAAATATGATTCATGTACGTAGTATCGGTGCTGACGGCGAAACTCCAGTAGAAGGCCGATCCCCCACTCTCGCAGAACGAGCAAGAGAAATTATCAACGATCAGAATGCTAAGATGATCGAACATGCGCGGGATACAATCACAAAAGGTGTTCTGAAACACGCGACTCAACAAAACCTTATCTATGATATGAAGCACGATATCGGCTCTTGTCTGGGTATTGAATGTACTCGCTATGCATTCCAACGCGTTTCTGAATGGTTGGAAGAAGAAGGGCTAAAATTCGATACAGAAGAAAAACGCAACGCCGCTAAGATCACAAATTCTCTGGCTAGTAAGTACAATCAAACGTATCGAAACCAGGAAGAACGCGAAGTGTTCGGTTTCAAAATTCCTGAAAGGAAAACAGATCGCCGTGTAAGTGAATTCACTTTTTACATTAGTTGGTAAAAAGGTGTTGACGGGGGTTGGTTATAGTAGTATTCTAACTCCCGTAGACAAGACACTAACTCAGAAGGATAAACATCATGGAAATCGTAATGAAAGCAACTTATGCTGGATATTGCCTGGAAGCAAAAGGTGTTGCTAACAATGGCAAAGGCTTACGGGCCAATGTTGAAGCAATGCTGGATGCATTACATGCAGTGTACGAATACGACAACGTAGCGGGTAGCGTTCTTATCCAGGCGTTGGAAGTTGATGGTGTTGATTGTGCTGGTTGGTGGGATGCTTACATTGACTACAACGATAACCGGGTTTACCTGTTGAGCAACAAAGATTATTTCTAAGGAACCACTATGAGCGATGAAGCTGAGGCTTTAGAAGATTGGGCTGATTTTGATGACGAAGAAGACAGGGAATATTTCTGCGTTAACAGTGGTGCTTACAAAGACCGTTTAGAACTTCGTGAACTTTTATCCGGTTCCTCTCAAATATCAGGATCCAAACGAAAAAGTAGTAAACAAAAAGTTCAGTATAGTGATGGTTCTGTACGTGATGAAACCGTTGTTGCTGAATTCCGTGGTCGGGTTATCACAAAAGAACGACAAATTGATGTAAAGAACTTGTATGAAGTGGCTAAGGCTGCTAAAACAGGTTCTGTGATTGTTTGCCCTGTGTGCAAAGAAAAACACACAAAGACAACTTATCACAAAGTTTTCTGTTCGAATGGCAGAAAAACCAGTAAGGATTGTAAGTCTAAATATCACAATACAATCCATCCCGAACGACTGGATCGGGTATTTTAAAATAAACTTAAAACGTGGAGTACGTTTATGAACAACAAAACTTTCGAAGAACTGAACAGCATCATCACTTCCGTAGATTCCTATAAGGTTTCTCACTGGTCGCAATATCCAACTGGCTCCGAAGAGGCGCTGTTTTATATTGAATCTCGTGGTGGTAAATTTGATCAAGTAGTTACGGCTGGCTGTAACCGCCTTGCGCAAATCCTATCACGTCCGGTGACTATGGAAAACGTAGATTTTGCTAATCGGTTGTACAAAATGCACTTTGGGCGCGAAATCTTCAACTACAAAGGTTGGAAAGAAATTGCAGAACTGGGTTACATCCCTCTTGAATTCAGAGCGATTCCGGAAGGAACCCCAGTAGCGGTTAAAAATCCGGTTGCAACTTTCCATGCTGGGAAAAATGCGCTGTGGTTAGCAGGACACGTAGAAACCCTGGCGATCAGGGGAGTATGGTTCCCTTCAACCGTAGCAACTCTATCCCGCGAATGTAAAAAAGTGTTGAAGAAATATCTCAAGAAAACCTCCGATCTCGAAGGTGAAGCATTTGATATGGTATTACGTACCCGTTTGCATGACTTCGGCGCACGTGGAACCTCTTCTGCTGAATCTGCTGGTATTGGTGGCCTCGCGCACCTGTATAACTTCCTCGGTACTGATACCGTAGAAGCGCTGATTATGGCTATCTCTCTGTTTGAAGATTGTCAGAAAGCGTTTGATGATGGTGAAATGGCGGCTGGTATTTCAATTCCTGCTCGCGAACATTCCACTACCGTTTCTTACGGCAAAGAAAACGAAGACCTTGCGTACAAAAACAGTATTGAGATCTTCGGAGAAGGGATGTATGCATGTGTGTATGATTCCTGGGATTTTAAAGCGGCGGTTCGCCGTATCGCAGAATATAAAGATTCGATTCTTTCTAAGGGCGGTACTCTGGTAGTTCGTCCGGATTCTGGTGATATGGTAGACAATATCATGTACGCTCTTGAAGAACTGGGCCGTATCTTTGGCTATACAGTGAACTCAAAAGGGTATAAAGTACTACATCCAGCAGTAAGGATCATTCAAGGTGATGAAATTCATGGCCCTGAAACAATCAATCGGGTGTTGAACTGGATGGAGTCTAACCGTTGGGCGTCTGAAAACATCGCGTTTGGTATGGGCGGCGGATTGCTTCAAGAAGTTACCCGCGACACTCAAAAATATGCGATGAAAATGTGCGCAATCAAAATTAACGGTGTGTGGACTGGTGTGTATAAATGTCCAAAAGGCGCTGAATGGAAAAAGAGTAAAAAAGGGTTGTTGATGACTATCACTGATGGTGTTAACTTTAAAACCATTGATACTCTGGAACAGAAAGTGCCGGAAGGCTGGAAAGATGCTATGATCACATACTATGTCAACGGAAAGATTACTGCCCGTGACACTTTAGAGGAAATTAGGAACCGTGCCGGGATTTAGTATCCGCAAAAACGACAAAGGAACCGTGATTTTCTATGACAACATGCCCCTTGTAGCTCGCAAGGGGCTTTTTGCTAAAATCGCTGGGTATTCCTTTAAACTGGAAGAAGTCAACGACGAAACACTAAAAGAGATCGTAAGAATTGCCTTACAGTTAAGAGGTAAGAAAGACGAACAAAGAGCTATTGACATGATCAATAAATTGGGCGAAACTCAATGCTTCATAGTGAATCGTGGTTACAAGTACGATACCATTGCAAAATTTGAAAAAGGGCTTTGTGAATTATGAGTTATTATGGTGTGATCCCATACACAGGAAACAAGCAAAAGCTACTTCCTGAATTGTTCAAATTATTTCCGGACAGAAACAGCTATATGCGATTCATTGACTGTTTTTGTGGTGGTTTGAGTGTGTCCCTAAACGTCCCTAAACCCGTTCTAAGCAACGATTACGATCGGACGTTGATTGATATGTATAAGCGCCTTCAAATGCTTCCTGACCTCTCTCCGGTGCGAGAATTGATTAAACAACATGGGCTGGGTAAGAACGAGAAAGAAGCGTATCTCGCATTTCGTGATGCATATAATAAGAACAAGGATCCGCTATGGCTCTATGTTCTGATCCTGCATTCGTTTAGTAATGTTAATCGAACCAACGATAAAGGCAATTTTAACGCCAATTTTGGTTGTAGAACGTTGAATGATTCTACCGTTAAACGGTTTGAACACTTCAAAAACAATGTTCGGGGAATTGAATTCTCTAGCGCATCGTTTAAGGATCTTGATATCTGTTTGAATGATTTTGTGTACTGCGATCCGCCGTACCTGATCACTGATGCAGTTTATAACAAGTTCTGGAACGAAGAACGCGAGCATGAATTATATGATTTTCTCGATAATTTAAACTCTGATGGTATCAAGTTTGGTTTATCAAACGTGACACATCATGCAGGAAAGCAAAATGATATCCTGATCGAGTGGATGCAAAAATATAATGTGCATAACCTCGATAAAAAGTATCTGTTAGGCCAGCATACTGATTCTTACGAACAAAATAAAACGCAAGAAGTCTACGTGTGCAACTACCAGAAACGCGACGTAAATACATACCCTGAAACACTGGATGACTTAATGTAAGGTAACATATGTTTAAGATTTTTGGTTATATCCCTTCTGTTTACAATTGCGCTCCATGCCTGAATTCTAAACGTCTCCTGGACGCAAAACGAAAAGAATATGAGTTTGTTTCTGTAGCCGATGAAAAAGACGCAGACGGCAAACCGATCCTGAATGAAACGGTCATTTCTGAACTCGAAAGCCTGTTAGGTACTCGTAGACTGACCATGCCTCAAATTTTCCACGATGGTAAGCACATCGGCGGCTTTGACCAACTGCGTGAGTACGTTCGCACGTTGGGATAAATATTAACACCTTTATTTGATTGGTGTTATTATGCTCACTAAACGTATTACTAAGAAAGATTATCCATCCATTAAACAAGCTCTTTTTGAACAGCAAAACGGCTTGTGCGCGTTATGTGGTCGCCCTTTAGAGGGTGACCTTGAAAAACATCACCTTGACCATGACCATGCTCTATCTGGCTCTAATGCCGGACGTGTGCGCGGCCTCCTATGTAACCTATGCAACGGTACAGAAGGTATTGTAAAGCACAAATTTAATCGTTCTGGTCTGGTTTCCCGTGATGTTGATTACATCGAATGGCTAGAAAGCCTGGTAGCATACCTCAAACGCGACTATTCACAAAACCGTATGCACGACAAATTTATACCCGATAAGGTTAAATGGTTTACACGCCTGACTAAATCGGATATGATAGCCGAAATGATTTCTATGGGCTTTGAGTACTCAGAAACTGAGGATCGCAAGGCTTTAGCAAAGAGCTATAGAAGACAATTAATGAAGGCAACCAAATGAAAGTAGAAAAACGCGACGGAACAATCGTCGATTTCGATCAAGAAAAAATTCGTAACGCAGTTTATAAAGCTGGCGGTACAATGACGGATGAAGACAGTGCGATTATGCTTGTGTTGCGTAGTCAGATCCGCGACGGTAAAGCAATGAAGATTTCGCAAATTCAAGAACTTGTTGAAGAATCTTTGATGAAGACAAATCCGACTGTTGCCCGTGCATATATCGAATATCGTCATGATCGTGATATCGCCCGTGAACAAAACGGAAAATTATTCCGTGATATCAAGGGTTTGATGACTCTTAGTAACAAAGAATTAACCAACGAAAACGCAAACAAAGATTCTCGCGTATTCCCGACTAAACGCGATCTTCTGGCTGGTATCGTTTCTAAACATATGGCGCGTAACCATATTCTACCGAAACATATTGTTGCGGCGCATGATTCCGGTGATATTCATTATCACGATCTGGATTACAGCCCTTTCACCCCATACACTAACTGCTGTCTTGTTGACCTGAAAGGCATGTTAGAAAACGGGTTCCGTATGGGTAACGCTGATATCGAACCGCCTAAATCAATCGGTGTTGCTACTGCTCTTATGGCTCAGATCACCGCACAGATTGCTTCTCACCAGTACGGCGGGACAACCTTTGCAAATGTCGATCAGGTGCTGGCCCCTTACGTTGAAATGACGTACAACAAACACTTTAAAGATGCTGTTTGGTACGGGGTTCCTAAATCAAAACAGTATGCGATGGAAAAAACAGAAAAGGATGTATTCGATGCGTTCCAGTCATACGAATATGAAGTAAACACCTTACATACTGCAAATGGACAGACGCCTTTTGTCACGATCACTTTCGGTATGGGTACTGGTTGGCGCGAACGCATGATCCAGAAAGCAATTCTGAAAAACCGTATTCGTGGACTGGGTAAAAAAGGCATTACTCCTGTATTCCCAAAACTGGTTATGTTTATGGAAAAAGGGATTAACCTTAATCCGGAAGACAGAAACTATGATATTAAGAAATTGGCCCTGGAATGTTCTTCAAAGCGTATGTATCCGGATATTATTAGCGCGGCTAATAACCGTCGTATTACTGGCTCTAGCATTCCTGTATCTCCTATGGGTTGTCGTAGTTTCCTTAGCGTGTGGAATGATGAGCACGGTAATGAAATTCTTGATGGACGTAATAACCTGGGCGTTGTGACAATCAACCTTCCTCGTATTGCGATTGAAGCCGAAGCACAGGAAGATGAAGACGCGCATGATGCATTTTGGCGTATCCTTGATGAACGTCTGGAACTGTGCTTTGAAGCCCTGATGACTCGTATCGATAGCCTACGCGGTGTTAAAGCCAGTGTAGCCCCGATCCTTTATACAGAAGGTGCGTTTGGTGTAAGGTTGAAACCCGATGATGAAATTCTGGAACTGTTCAAAAATGGACGCAGTTCTATCAGTCTGGGATACATCGGATTGCATGAAACTCTGATGCTTTTCGGATCTGGACAACACCCATTCGACCGGATCGGTTCTAAGAACATGGGTAGACTGATTCTGGAATATCTACGCGCTGCGACCGAAGCATGGAAAAAGAAAACCGGATTTGGGTTTAGTCTGTACTCAACCCCTGCTGAATCTCTATGTCATCGTTTCTGCAAACTGGACTATGAGAAATTCGGAAGTATCAAAGGGATCACAGATAAAGGCTGGTACACTAACAGTTTTCATCTGGACGTTGACCGCAAGGTAACACCGTTCGAGAAAATCGACTATGAAGCCGATTATCATTACATTGCAACTGCTGGACATATCAGCTATGTAGAATTCCCTGATATGAAAAACAACCTGGAAGCCCTTGAAAAAGTCTGGGATTATGCAATGGATAAACTGGACTACTTCGGAACTAACCTTCCGGTCGATAAATGCTTTGAATGTGGCTCTGATGATGAATTTAAGCCAACAGAAGACGGGTTTCATTGTACCCATTGTGGGAACCATGATCCGGAAAAAATGAGCGTCACGCGCCGTACATGCGGCTATTTGGGTGCTCCCGCTGTCCGTGGGTTCAACGAAGGTAAGAACAAAGAAATGATGCATCGCACTAAGCATCAAAATTAATCAAAAAGCCCTTGACTTCGGTTGAGGGCTTTTGTTATATTGGGCCTATCGAAAAGGAGACATACTATGAAACTGACTAAGAAAATGACCGATGTAGTGGCATGTGCGTTTGCATTAGGCTACAAAGTTGAAAATCACCCAACTCGCGTTGAAGTCATCAACCCTATCAAGGGCCGTCCTGGTTTGGTTCTGTGTGAAGACGGTACAGCATATCGTAATGATGTCTCTTTAGAACTGGCAACTACTATCCGCACCGCAAAACAAATGAAAGATGTTCTCATTAGCGGCGCAAAATGAGGAATTTATAATGTATTGGACAAAAGATAAATTTGTTTTTCGTGATGAAACGTGCTTTGGGACTGCATACCGAAACTTAGCTATTCGTGGTGGTTCGTTTTCAGCTAATGATTTGTCTAAGGTAGTATTCCCTATTAAAGTTACTGAGTATGACGTATTCGGTGTTAAAGGGTTTACTGATTACTTTGATACAAAGTTTGAATCAGAATCTTACATTTTCACTAATAGCGATCGTGAATTATTCAAAAAACACGTTGTTGTTAAAGAGAAACCGTTATTACCAAAAGAAGATGAAGCAAAGGAAATCTATGATCTCCTGAACATGCTTGATAATCTCGGTACTTGTCATCTGTTCGGTAAACGCGCCCGTAAAGCGAAAGATGTTCTCAATCTGTTACGCTCTCGCCGGAATTACCTGATCCGGGAAGCAGAACGTAATCTGAAAAATTCAGAAAAACAGGTCGATGTTCATAAATCCACTCTTGCGAAATTAAAGGCTTTGTGATGTTTCCGTTATACGCTAAAGTGCGTCGAAATGTCGGTGATTCGTATCAGGAATGGAGTGAATGGCTACGCGAAACAAAGTCATTCTACATTTCAAAAGCAACTGATATGAAAGGCCGTAACATTCGCTATCGTAAACCCAGTGGTAAGAGAGTGAATGGGATAGATTACATTGTTCTTGATTCGATTCGGGATGATATAAAATGATTAGCAAGATCCTTGATAAGTTATTTCCTTCCCGTATTGTTGAACGCGAGAAGAGACAAAATCGTTTTCAGAACGCTATTGACTATCTTGAAGAAATTCGATTTCAGAAATTCCTCGAAGATAAAAAGATGCGTGAAGATGAGAAGCACCCAAATTCTAAAATGGCTGACGGTGTAACAAAATGTGCTGTTGGTCGGACGTGGAAACGAAAAGACTACAAGGATCTTGTTTCTGCTATACCACGCGGAAGCCTGGAAGATTACTCAAAAGCAACGGGCCGATCTTATACCGGATGTCTTAACAGACTCTGTATGATTGGTGTTGTCAAGAGAATGACTCCTACGTATAATCATGTTTATATGGCTATCGTAAAGAAAAGAATGCTGCAATTCTATGCAGCATCTGGGGAATCTATCAATCTGATTGATGATTTAATTGAAGTTGGGTATGTAGACGACGGGAAAATTTTAAAAGCTCCTGATTATCTACGCGGTAAACTATTGAAATAGGTATAAATTATGATTTTCAACAAAACAAATTCACGTAATTTGAACTATCTACGCTGTGAACTGGAAGCTAACGAAATCGAACTGTTTTTCTGTGGGGCTACAGATCCGGAACACAAATTGCATTGGGTATCAGGTGAGATTGTAAGCCTAACCGATCAGATTGTCGAAGAGGCTACCCGCCGCAATGCAATCGTTAAAATTGGTGCTATTGATGTGAACTACGAAGGACATCCTTCATTTTTCATTCAATATTATCCATAAAAGTATTGACCTGTATATATGAATGTAGTAACATCCTTCTTGTCAACTAAGGAGGATGTTATGAAAATCAAAAACACTGCTACTGAAACTCTTTGCAACGAAATTGCAGAAATGTACTGGAGTAAAGGTCACTTAGAGGCTATGAAAGAGTTTCAAAAGTGGTGTGATACCCAAAAGTTAGCTAAATGGGAATACATCGTTATTGTTGAACGGATCAAAGAACTGATCCTCGTGAAGAAAGGTAACATGAAATGATTCAACTGAAATTAGACACAAATGCGGTGTTAAGCCTGTTTCCGGAAGGTTCAACCGCCCGCGTAGATCTCCAATCTGCTATCATCAAAAACGTGGTGAATAACGTAGTTGGTAAGCGTGTTAGCGAAGAAATCAACAAACGGATCCAGGAACAGTTAGCTGTTCTAATGCCGAACTCATCCGAAATTACACAGATCATCAAATCTGAATTCTCGGATTACGTCGAAAAACGTTATGGGTATTCCAATGTTTTTGATGTCAACTATGGCAATGTTCGCGAACTGTCTGGTAAAATCAAAGAATCGGTAAAACAGCAATGCCAAACCATTCTTAAAGATATCGAGAAAGAGGCGATTGCTCATGCAACAGAAAACATTATTGCAGACGAAGCCGCGTTTATCGCTCGCGTCTCGAATAACCTGGAAGTTACTGTACGCAAAGCAGTAATGCAACGGGTTAACACTCAGTTCCCAGACATTATTGACGAAGCGATCAGAGAACGTCTGTTTGGTGAAAAAGCATGAATTACGACCGCATCTATAATATGGATGTGGTCAACGGAAAAGGGATCCGTGTTGTTTTGTTTGTGACTGGTTGCAATCATAAATGCGAAGGTTGCTATAACAAATCGACGTGGAACCCTTGCAACGGAACACCGTACACGGAAGAGACAGAAAATCATCTGATTTCTCTGTTGAGTAATCCGCATGTTGATGGACTTACATTAACTGGCGGCGATCCGCTTTACCGTGACAACTATCCTACTATCCTAAAACTGCTTGAGCGCGTTTCTAAGGAACTTCCAACGAAAAACGTATGGTTGTGGACAGGATATACCCTGGAGGCTTTACAGGCCGACCCAGAACGTTCTAAGCTACTTCCTTACATTGATGTTCTGATTGATGGTAAGTATGAAAAAGATTTACCAACTAAAAAGCCTTTTCGCGGCTCAGATAATCAACGTATGATCGAATTCGCTAAAAATTCGATAGAAATTAAAAATATTGCTTGACCTAATGTGTAACTATGGTAATCTTACCACATCGTAAATGACGATTAACTTTAATTGAGAGATAATATCATGATCCTGAATTTCAAAACCCGTAAAGAAGCGCGTAACTACTGCTGGAAGTGGAACATTCCCCTGAAAACCATCCGTAATACAGGCCGCGGTTCTTGTCCGTGGACAGTTCAAGCAAATGAACTGAAAACGTTCGTGGTTGGTAAAACTTACAAACTGGTTGACCGTGAAGGGTTTACTACCAATTCACACGGTGGATCTAACACCGCAAACACTATCCAGGCGACACAGATCGAAAAATTCCTGAATAACGAGGTAAAAATTATCTCGAAAACCAATTCAGATACTTTCAAAATTGAGCATACTCCGGAAATGACTTTTAGCTCTCTGCGTTCGTGGGAAGCTCGTTATTTCGTCGAAGTTGGCGCGGCTCCAGCTAAGAAAAAGAAAGCCAACCCGAAAAAAGCCAACGTTACGGCTCCGGTTGCGCCTGTTGCACCAGCAACCGCAGATCTTGATCAAATGCTTGATGGTGGTTCGGCAATGTCGGTTGAACTGGATCCTACTAAATTTGTTGAAGGCCGTTCGTATGTTCTGGTTAAACCGCAGCAATTTAAAAATCGTTGTGGCGCTAACCACGGGATCAAATCATATACCGATGAACACAGTAATGGTGTATACACCGTTTACCATACGACTTCACTCGGCCACCATCAATTGAGCAAAACGGTAGAAACCATTGATTCCCAGACCGGAAAAGTTGGTTACTATCTGCTTGATTCTGAACGTTCATTCTTCCGTGAACTGGCGACCGGAACTGTTGATGAACCTGTTAGCGTTTCCTGTAATAGCGCTATCGCTATCAACGTAGACGAAGCGGCTAAGAAAGAAGAAATCGCAAAAGCAATGACACAGCTTGAAGAAGCGGTTAAAGCCCATGACGACGCGCTTCAAAATCTGCGTACTGCTTCCGACCTGGTTCGCAAAGCTGCTCGAAAAGTAGCAGAAGTAAGCAAGTAAATTAAACTGGGTGCTCCGGCACCCTTTTTTATGAGGTGACACATGGAATTATTAGAAGGTAAATCTTATACCCTGAACATCGACGCTAAAGAATTTGCAGAAAAAACCTGGCGAAATGCTTTAGCTGAATTGATCAAAAACAACGGTTATATTACAATCGATCGTATTGCGATTGGGGATACTGAGGACATTGCTTATGTTCTGCAAGATGATTTCGAATATGAGATCCCTAGCCATATCTGGAAATACTTCAAACCATATGATTTACCGGAAGAAGAACCGAAGATTGCTACTAAAGAAGAAATCGCCGCGCCTGATTTAAATTTCGTATCTTCCGATCCTAAAATGTGGATGACTGTAAAACCTGTTCAACAAGATATCAATGATCTGCGATTTGATTATCCTTTTGTCAAGCGGATCACTTCGATTTCTGTACTACCAGCGCCGACTGATTCACAGGCACTTGAATTTGCATTACAGCATGTTTTCGGTGATAATAAGCTGTACGCGATTGACAAGGAAGCTGCTATTGATGAACAGAAAAAGGAAATCATCAACCTTCTTTCTCTGCATCAACAACTTGAAGCGGTGGAATTGATTGAGCGTATGCTTTCTGATACAAAGAAAGATATCATTAGCAAAATCACTCCGGCACGAAGGAAAGCAATTGATGAAAATCGAGATTTACGGTATTCCCGAATCGCTTCATAAATGTTATGGTTGTATTGAAGCTCGGAAATTACTTGATGAGCATGGATTAGAATACGAATTTTATTCTGTTCTAAAGCCAGCAAATAACAGTGTGGGGTTTGATTACGATCGGCCCCGCATTGAAGAGTTAGCGAAACGTGTTCGTAGTCGAAGCATGGCATTTACTTACCCTCGGATCTTTGTAGATAGTAATTTTATTGGTGGTTATATGCAATTGAAAGAGTATTTGGGTGAAGCATGAATAAAGAATACATTCGCAAAGTAGCAAACGCTATTCACGCAACAACGATTGATTTTCTGGAAGGGTTTGATCATATTATCCACCCTGAAACGCTGGATAGTTGGGAAGCCAAACTGTTTAAAAGTATCAATGAACAGTTTCCGGAAAAGGTTAAGCGCTGGTTTATCAGACAGGAAATCGTAGCAACGATCCTTAATGAACGTGGTGTTGAGGCGTTCGGTGTAACCCCTCTATATAAACGAAACCAGATTACAGACGAAACAATCAAGAAATATAAAAAGATGGTTCGGAAGTAATAAATAATCAGTTAAATGGCCTTCGGGCCATTTTTTGTATATAAATATTGGTATTGAATACAATATAGGAAAAAAGATAATGGTAGCTAAATCATTCCGCGCACGAAGTGGCCTTGATGCTGCTGGTGAAAAAGTTATCAACGTTGGGAAGGCTGATCGTAATACGCTGAGTGACGGCGTTAACGTTGACTTTTTCAATGAATTTAACGGAATCCAGCAGTATGACCCGACCCGTGGCTATTCTCAAGACATGGCGATCATTTATGCGCGTCGTATCTGGTACGCAAAACAGAATATTGCTTCCCCTGCTGGGGCTTTCGACGAATCCAAATGGATCGCAACTCGTAATGACCCGAAATGGGTTTATAGTAACGTAACCACTCCAGACGGTAGCATTATTGAATCTGGTAGTTACATTATGGCTGATGGACGCTTTACTGAACTTCTGTACCTGCTGCCGGATAACCCGACAGAGGGCGACGTAATCACGTTTAAAGATTGCGGTGGTTTAGTAGGTGTGAACAGTATCCTTGTTAAGTCTAACACCCGTCAGATCCGTTTACGTACTGTACAATCAGCACAGTATAGACTGACTCACCCGTACATGATCGCAACGTTTATCTATAACGGTAACGTATGGCGTGTTGCTGAAACTCTGGATAACCGCGATTCTGAGATCGTGAACGCAACCGGAACAGGTTCATTCCAGTTACAATCTGGCATGACAGTTTTCCGTAACAGTGCTACAGGTAAAATCACTCTCCAGTTGCCGAAATATGCAAATGATGGTGATGTGATCACAACCTATGACGCTGATAAAATGAACTCTATCAACGTAGCCGTTTTGCAGATTTATCCAGGTAGTGGACACACTATTTCTGACGGTGCAATTACTGGTGTTACTTCGGTAACTAGCCAGAAATCTGGCTTTGGTATGTTCATCTTTGATGCACAGAATAGCCAATGGAAAGTATATGATGCTGATAATCGTGTTCGTCTGCGTCGTATCTATAGTGATTTAAACACAGTTCCTAACGATTACGTTTTTGTTACTGCAAACCCTTCTGGGACTATACCAAACGTTACTGTTACCCTTCCAACTGATGTTGCTGATGGTGATCGCGTTTACGTATCCCTTTATATGATGGGTAAAAACCAGAACTGTACAATCAAAGTTAAAGATGGTACAACGGACAAGATCCGCACCAACAAAAATATGATGCAGTTCCCGCAGCGCAAAGACTATCCGCCTGATGATTGGTTTAGTGTAACTTCATTAGCATTTAATGCTGCTAGTGATTACCTCCCGTATATCGAGTTTTCTTACATGAAAGCTACGAAAGAATGGGTTGTTGCTAATTATCGTCCGATCGTTGAACGTGTTGACGCAACTAACAGATCGCGTACTGGTGTTATTGCTCTGGCTGCACAGGCAGAAGTAAACAAAAACTTGGAAGACAACCCGAACGACGAAACTGCTATTACTCCGATGACGTTAGCAAATAAAACTGCTACAGAAACCCGTCGTGGTATTGCGCGTTTAGCAACAACTGCTGAGGTTAACAAAATTTCAACCGATACCTATCTGGATGATGTGATTGTTACTCCTAAGAAGCTGAACGAAAGAACAGCAACTGAAACCCGTCGTGGGCTGGCAGAAATCGCAACTCAGGCAGAAACCAACGGAAGCACCGATGATATTACTATTGTAACCCCTAAAAAGTTGCATAACCGTATTGCATCGCCGACCTTGACTGGTATCCTTGCCCTTGTTGCTACTGGTGGTGCTCCTAACACCAACACGGATCGTTCTCAGGCTGGTACTGGGGTTTATGACCATTCAGATTATCAGAAAGCGGTAACGCCTAAAACTCTTCGTGAGTATAAAGCGACTCAGTTACAATCTGGTGTTGTATGGCTGGCTTCTGAAACCGAAGTTATTAACGGTACTGTTGCAAGTTCAAACGTTCCGACCGTTGTTACTCCGGAAATGCTGCACAAGAAAACCTCTACTGATGGTCGTATTGGTTTGATCGAGATTGCTACCCAGACAGAAACCAACGCAGGGACTGATTACACGCGAGCGGTAACGCCTAAAACGCTTAACGATCGTGCTGCAACGGAAACGCTGACAGGTATCATTGCAATTGCAACCACTGCCGAAGTATCAGCAGGTACTGTAACGAATAAAGCGATCGTACCGTCTAAACTGAAAGGTTATCTGGACGATACAAGCCATATTACTGTTGCTACTGCTGACGGGTTAACTCAATCTGGGACTATCTGGACTACGGTTAACATCGGTATTCAATCAGCAACTGAAACTCAACGTGGTACTTTACGCGTCGCTACACAGTCTGAGACGAACGCAGGGACATTAGATACAGTATTTGTCACCCCTAAGAAGTTACACGCTAAGAAAGCGACTGAGAGCGCAGAAGGTATCATTCAGGTGGCTACGGCTGCTGAAACTACCGCTGGCACCGTTGCAAACAAGGCTGTTTCTCCTAAGAACTTGAAAAATACAATTCAGGTTGATACTTCATGGCAAGCTACCGATCTGGTACGTGGTACTGTGAAGCTGTCTAAGGGGCTTGGTACTTGGTCGGGTAATGATGTGGCTGGTTCTACTCTTCCGGATGATGGTTACGCCTCTGTAGGTGTTGCTGTTTCTCCTTATGAATTGAACCTGACGCTGAAACATTATCTGCCGATCGGTGCTAAAGCGGTTGATGCTGATAAACTGGATAACCTGGATTCTTCCCAGTTCATTCGTCGTGATGTTAATCAGACGGTTAACGGGGCATTGACTCTAACGAAAGCAACCACTGTACAGGCTGACATTAACTCAACAGCCGACGCAAGTTTCCGGGTAATGAATGTTAGTGGAGATCTGAACGTTGGTGATGGTTCATCGATGGGTAAACTTCGTTTGAATGGTGGTTCATCTAACGACTGGTCAATTCAAGCAAGTTCAGCCTCTGGGCGTATTGCAATGATCTCAACGGGTAATACTGGCACAGTTCATCTTTCTGTGTATAATGATACTCGCGGCGTTGTCGCTAACGTTAAATTCCAGGCTCCTGAAATTCAGGCGATTGGCAAAGTGACTCTGGGTAATGATACAGTGATCACGGCTGCTGGTTCTGTTCTCTCTATGGGTACGAACAACAAGACAACTAAGATCCTAACTTCGGACGCTGGTAACATTTTGGCAGAAGAATCAGGGAACTCTTATAAAGTCTTTACTGAGAAGAACGCGCAAACCTTGCTGAATCCTACGTATGTACGTAAAGCAGGTGATACGATGTCTGGGCGCTTGACGGTAAGCAACAGTTCAATTATCATTGCAGGTCAAGCGGCTTGGTCAACGCTGGATGCAGTAACAGAAGCATCCAGGGGCAACTGGACGGCTGAGATCACAGCATCGGCACAATACAACTTGCTTCCTGGTTATGCGGTTCCGGTTCTTGAACCAGATCCGATTAATCCAGAAATCATGATTGTAACCCGTTATACCTATGTTAAAGCACCGGGTACTTTAACGCAGTTTGGTAACGGAACTGCATTCACTTATCAGATTTGGGCACCTCGTCCGACCTCTGGTACTGGTGTTAATGCGCTGGCGCAATCCTTCTGGATCCGTCAAATGAACCCGATCACGGGTAAATTTGATGAGTGGGGCCGCATGTATACCAGCAACAACCCGCCTACTGCTGGTGAGATTGGTGCAACGTCTGCTGTTGGTACTACGGTTAAAAACATGACTGTTACCGATTGGATCAAAGTTGGTAATGTTAAGATTTACCCAGATCCGGTTACTCAGACAGTTAAATTTGAGTGGGTGGCATAATGTCAAACTTAATGGCGGGGTTCGGCCCCGATTTTGTAGAAACGCAAATTCTATCGGAAACAAACAGCGTAACTTACAGAATAACCGCAAAGGCAACACATCCCAATGCGGTTCCTAATCAGTATGAGTTTACACTAAATCAAAAGGCGGTAGGGACACCGCCTAGTGTTGGGATCAACGTATGGAGAATTAACAATGCTGTAGTTGATCCAATTAAAACCTTCACATTATCGAATGATAATTCAGCAACTGCAAACAAAGCGTTTGTTGAATATATGGATGCTCAACCTTCTGGGCTGTATTTGATAATGACTAACGGTGAATACAAAACAAGCCAAATCGTTGATGATTGGTTTGCTAAAAACAGATCCGTTATGTGGCAAGGCGCTGATTTCGCTCAGAGATTCCCAAATTCTGCATATGTTGCATTGTATGGGGCTTCAAAATCTCGTATACTGATTGAATCGTTTTACGCGAACGATGGAGTTTTAAAAGAAGATTCACGCGCATCAATCGATCTTGTCTATGATAACGTTGGTGATGTTGGGCGAACTGGTGTACCTTTCCGATCTGTTGAAGATACGGAAGAATACAATTCAACCAATGGGTCTGAATATAAAGTGTATCCTGTTGCAAACCCAGTGATCTCTAAACTGGCTGATTACGGTATGGCTCCTGGATTAGCTATGATGATTACTGGTGATTTTTACGCCAGTAAAGCATTATTGGATGCTGGATCAACAACAAGGGTTACTGTTCGATGGTTTACGGGTACTGCTCAAACTTCATCATCGGTGATTGAAGTTCCTGCAAACAAACCGGATGAGTGGTTACGATTTGAACAGTTCTATACGATCCCTAGTGGTTGTGATGGATTTAACGTTGCTGTATCTCGTTATCCTAAACCCGCTACGGATAGTTTATCTGCGATTCGTAACTTCGTGATGGTTCAGGTATCTGCTGCCGAAGCTGATCAAACCGTTGCTGCACAGTTTGGGGTTAACGGTATCAGAATGAACAACATGATCGATGGTGGAACACCGTATATATTTGAATTGCCGAATACTAAGGTTTATCCAGGTGGTGATTATTCTGCTTCCGAATTCCGTGAAGTTGATGCATAAACAAAGGCCCGGAACATCGGGCCTTATAAATATGTAAAAAGGGGTTATTATGGCAGATTTAAAAGCTGGTTCTACAGTCGGGGGTTTACCTATTTGGCACTCCGGCACATTTCCGCTGGTTCCGGTTGGTAATACTCTAACCTATCGCGGATATAAGGTTTATACTGAAAACGATAAACCACAAGCATCAAATAACGACTTCGTTTCTAAAGCAAGCGGCGGTCAATATTTGGGTGTAGTTGCCTTCAAACAGGGGCTACAAATTAACGCTACTTTCACTGGCGGAAGTGACCAGAACGGTTTATATTCTGGTGATGGTGATGGTGCGACATTTGATAAGGCCAACATTGATCTTGTATCATGGTATGGTATTGGTATTCGTTCATCTTCCGGAACAAGTGGTCGCGTATTAGTTATCAATGCTAGAAATGGTGATGTAAACACGAAGGGTAATATCACGGTTGAAAAACAAATCAGTATTACTTCTGCGAATCCTACAGATGGAACTCACGCAACGAGAAAAAGTTACGTTGATGGTCAGATAAGTATAGTTACATCAAATGCTAATAGCAGGGTATTACGCGCTGGAGATACAATGACAGGGCTATTAACTGCCCCGCAATTCGCGAGCACAGGCGCGGCTTCCAGTCCCGAACACGTACCACGGCTCGACCAGGTAATTACTAAAGGGACTATCATAGATTTTGGATCTTATTAAGGTGAAACATGGCTGATTTAGCAAAAATTCAATTCCTACGTAGCACAGTTGCGGGGAAAACACCTACTACAAGTCAGCTTGCAGATGGTGAACTGGCGATCAACATGGCTGATTATGCCATTTACACGAAAAATGGTTCTTCGATCGTTCAGTTAGCGGGTAAAGGTATCCCAGAAACAAATACCAAAAAATTAACAGTAAATGGGCCTAGTGCTCTTAATGATACCGTTACCGTAGCGGAAGGTAAAACTATTACTTTCACCAACGCGGATTTGAGCGGGGGTATGGTTCGTCATATCACTGGTAAAAACGCTCTTAATGATGGTTGGTACATCGGTTCTGGTGGTGAGAGCAATAAAGGGTTTTTAGAAATCGGTACAATTGATGACGGTGATGAAGAGATCCGTTTCGTTTCCCGTGGTTCTGGTGATACTGTTCGTCGTACTCTGAAACTTATTGATTCCGGTGGTAACACTCGCGTACCAGGTAACATCTATATTGATGAAGCTATGGGCGGTGGTGGTTCTGCTTTTATTTCAAAAAACAAAGCATATTTCGGTGCTGGCGGTGCTGATATCTATATGCGTAACACTGCTGGCGGTGCGACAAATCAATTAACGATCACTGATGGCGGTGAATTGCTGTTTCAAGCAAAACCTGTATACTGGGACGGTCGTAAACCGACTTTAACCGAATTGGGGATCGGTCTGGTTGAAAACGCACGTCAGCTTGAACAAGATAATTTCCCTGTAATCACGGGGAATGATAATCGTTGGATTAAAGTTGCTCTGTTAAAAGATCCGGGTTCCGGTCAGAGTCGCTTGCAACTGATGGTGACTAACGGCGGTAACTATGGTTCTACGCGTAGTTCTATCGACTTTATCGATTGTAGTGCTCGAAGCATTCCATCGACATTAACAAGCAGTAACATACGTTCTTATCTGCAAATTCGTCGTTTAGGGGATCCAGCATTTGATAATACTAACCAGATGCGTTATAGCCTTGTTCGTACCTCCGAAGGTTTAGAACTGTGGTTTACTCAACGCGCGTTTATTGGTGGTGTTAAAGTTGCGCTGTTGTCTATCGCTGGCGGTGCTGCTACTGAATATTATCTGCCTACTGGTTACACGACTTCTGCAACTGCTCCGGAAGGGTTAGTTGAGAGCGTGGCTATTCGTATCTATGACGAAATGAACAAGCCTAACCTTGACGATGGTACTGATGGTATTCTGTCTGTTGCTAAAGGTGGTACAGGCGCAAGTACAGCCTCTGCTGCTCGCACAAACTTAGGTTTGGGTACGGCTGCAACCCGTGATGTTGGTACAGGTTCAGGACAAGTAATGCTTGTTGGTGCTTATGGTTTAGGCGGTAAGGGTACATCATATAGCATCGCAAATGCTCGCGACTATCTGAAACAACTGCGTACTGATGGTTCTCAGTTCATGCGAAATACGCTTAGTACTGACATTAACTATGGTATGGGTGCGAGTTTTTATAGCTCTGTATCAGATGTTCATGCGGTGATCTCGGTTGACTGGGCTACTGGTCGCGTTAAAGTTGGTGCAACTAACGATACTAACCTTAACTCAGATACAGGAAGAATCAACTCTCAGGAACTGTACGGTACTGCATTTAAACCAACTCCGGATGACGTAGGGGCTGTTGCTCGTACTGGTGATGGTATGACAGGTGATCTGTCTATTACCAAAGTGTCTCCCGGATTCCATTTAAATGCTGAGAGCGGAAACTCAGTAATTTGGTTTAAGTATAAAGGGAATGAAACTGGTGCTGTGTGGGCGTTGCCTAATACTGCCTCTTCTGGTGAAGTTCGCATTCGTGCCAGAACGTCGGGTGGAACGACAGGTGGAGAATTCTCGTTTAAATCTGACGGTACGTTTACATCACCAGGTGATGTAAATATCACTAGCGGCGCTTTCAACGGTAAAAGTGTCAATACTCAGTATGCGAACTTTAATAACACAAGTTCATCCACAACTGAACAAACCGTTTCTATTAGTGGTTCACAGCACACTCCGTTGTTACTGAATAGACAGACTAACTCGAACTTGTCTATCGGGTTTAAACTTTCCGGAATGAACATGAAACGTTTGGGTATTGATGTAAACGGTGATATTCGTTACGGTGAAGCAGAAAACCAGACACAAAACTCATGGTTGTTGACTTCGGATACAGTTAACAGATGGACTGTTAACTTCGGTCGTGATATTAACGTTGCTGGTGTGGTTAATTCAACTGGTGTGATTAATTCAACTGGTGGATTTACTGGCCCTGTTACTGCATATGATTTGACTGGGGTAACTCAGGATCTTGATGCTTTAACATTGAACAATACCGAACCAGGTCATATTAAAGTTTATACGTGCCGTAGTATGGGTGGCGGTGATAACATCACCAACAAACCTTCTGGCGTAGGTGGTAACTTTATTGTTATCGTTGAATGTCTCCGTAAAGTAAGCGATACCGATTACACTAACCGTCAAGTATTACGCGCGTCGGACAATAAACGCAGTTGGGAACGTTGGTTAACTGTTAGCGGTACTGCTAAAACCTGGTCACCGTGGAGAATGAACGTTGTTAGCGGAAACGATGACGATGTATCATTTAAATCTGTTACCACGACTACAGGAAACCTGAACAGTGGAAATGATCTGATTGTTGCTAACAACACTCGCGTAGGTGGTAACTTAGGGTTAGGTGGTGCTTCTTCCACGAAGTACACTGATAAAGGTGTTGTGATCGGTAGTGGTAGTGCTCTGTTAGAAAGTACTGATGGTCGCGTGATTATTGGTAGTTCTGGTGGTGGTCGTGCTGTTGAATTGCGTCCTGGTGGCCCAACTCAAACCAACAACAGGATCAAAGTAACTGCTACCTCTGGAAGTGGTGGTGATACTGCGATCGAGTATGAACAAGGGGCGAAAATTCGTTCTAATAACGGCGGGGCGTTGATTATTTCTGCTAAAGCAGGTCAATCAATCTATCTACGACCGCAAGGTGATACATCCAGCACAAACGAAACCCGTATTGATGCAAACGGTAGTATCACGATTAACGGCAATATTAACGCCAACGGTACATTAACTTGTACTGGTGGTGCTGTTAACGGCGACTTGACTGTATCAGGAAACGTAGATATCACTGGAACTCGACTCAAAACCTGGGGACTTGAGGTTGATGGCGGCGGAACTGTGCTCGGTGGAACTATTGATGTTGTTGGTAAAGCTAACTTCTCTAATGAGCTTACAGCCAAAACTTCTATTAATGTCATGAATGATGGAAATAGTCATCTGTTCTTCCGTAAAGCAGATGGTACAGAAAAAGGTCTTTTATACGTAGATGACCCAGGTAACGTGACTATTCGTGCTAAGGGTGGAAGTGGCCCTACTTGGAACTTTTGGGAATCAGGATCTTGTCAATTCCCAGGTGCTATTAGTAACTTTAATGGTGTTAATAGTACTACTAATTACCCTGGCGGCGGTATTGGCGCGTATTTAAATACAGCGGGCCTAACAAGTAGATTTAGTAATGGTGCTTATGTTTCCTTATACTTCCAAGAATATGTAGGAAGCTATCACCAAGCTATTCTTAATGTTAACGGCTATGGGCAAGATAACAGCTTTTATTTCCGGGCTGGTGGTGATTTCATATGTACCCGTAATGGTTCATTCGATAACGTCGAGATTCGTTCTGACCGTAGAGCCAAATCGGATATCAAAGTTATTGAAAATGCTTTGGAAAAAGTAGAAAAACTAACCGGTAATACTTATGAGCTTCACAACACATCCGGTGGTACTACTCGTTCTGCGGGTTTAATCGCGCAGGAAGTTCAAGAAGTTCTTCCGGAAGCAGTTACTCAGGATATTGAAGCAGACGGGGGTTTATTGCGTCTGAATTACAACTCAGTAATTGCACTTCTCGTTGAATCTGTTAAAGAGCTTTCTGCTGAGGTTAAAGAGCTTAAATCTCAACTGAAATAATGTAAGGGGCTTCGGCCCCTTTTAGGAGAAATAACTATGGCAGTAACAGGGCCGTGGGTCGGAAGTTCGGCAAAGGCTGAAACTGGCGAAGCATGGATGGTGCAAGCTGGGGCCAAATTAAGAATAGGGACACCGTTTTGGATGTCTAATATGATTGGACAAAGCGTATTCCATTTAATTTTCAGAATTAACTATGCACAAGGTTCTTCTGGCGATCCATCTAGATATAGAGGATTCTTTAAAAGAGGGTTATCAGTAAATATAGGAGACTCAGCAAACCAGCCAACATTAAATGCATTTCCTGGTGGTGAAGTAGGGTCTTTAGTAGCCATTACAAATATTAAAGGGGATCCTTATTGTTTGTCTATTTTAAATGGGGCTGATCGACGAGTTAAAGTGTCTATATTTAATGCATCTGGCGGAGACCAGTATGATGTTTATTTCAGTGGAACTACTATGAGTGACGGTTGGAGAAGATATAGATGCGAAAACGCTGGTGGCCTCAATGGGTATTTTGAAGCTAGAATGGATAATCAGTTCGGTGCTTTATTAGAATATGTTTGATAGATAAACCAACAAACTCACCTCATACTATTAAATATATTAAAAGGCTACCATATAGGTAGCCTTTTTGTTGCATCCTAAATATACCTATAGTAACCTAAGAAGAGTCTTATAAAATGGCTGAGAGAAATCCCGTAGATAAACTAGCCTTATTTGATCGGGTAATATCGTTTGTGATGGGTGTGAAAACATGGAAACAATTGCTGATAAAAATAATTCTAATAATGGTTATGTTTCTTATGGTAGTAACTTGGTACAAATGGACTGATATATTCCCGATGATAAAAGGTGCCCTTGTAGTCGATACAAGGGCTATCGAAATGGAAAGAACAGAAAAGTTTAATCAATCCGCGTTGGAACAGTTGAGCATAGTTCATCTTACTTCCAACGCGGATTTTTCGGCGGTACTGGCATTCAGACCAAAGAACATAAACTATTTTGTTGACATTGTAGAATATCAGGGAAAATTACCATCCCAAATCGATCCTAAAAACCTCGGTGGTTATCCGATCGATAAAACATCCGAAGAATACACGAATCATATAAATGGCTTGTACTATTCATCAACTACAGCAAGTTCCTACCTACCGACACGTGATTTTGTGCCAGTAGCTTATACTTTTAGTTGCCCTTATTTCAATCTTGATAACTACTATTCTGGATCGGTTTTGATGGAATGGTATGCAAAGCGGCCTGATATACCAGATATGAAGATAAACATCATATGTGGACAGGCCGCGCGCATTTTAGGTCGAGCGAGGTGATTAACGTAATGCTGGTGTTAAATTGTGTGATCTTCCAATAGCCCGTTTGATTGCTTTAAAGAAGTTCATCACCGGGCTATTTTTCTCGTAAATATCCCAAACTTTCAATTTGTCCCACGGATCCGGAACATAATCTTCATTCCTTGCCGAAACCCCCAATGTAACCCGCCTGTATCCAGCGCTGTCGTGATAATACACGAAGAATGGCCTACCTATTGGCGCAACCTTACAACCTCTCTTAGCGGCTCTCATAGCCTCATCGAACGTCATGGATTCCCCCAAAAATTTCTATGCATGAATGGTCGAATTCCGATAGTTTCACTCAAAATGAATATCGGATGATCTAGCTCATCGTGGTTTTCTTCGTCAATGACGATATCCCAATCAGTAGCCTTTTGTTCTTCTACCGTGGCAATGAATACCTGGTTTACTTCACACTTGCGGTGTGTACGTCTGATGATTGTATCCCCTTCACGAAACACAATCATATCAGGATTGGTAGTACGGTACGCGGTTTTACCCGCGCACACTTCATTAAGCATATCTTCGTATGTCATTATAAAACCTTTACACGTTGAACGATGGTTTGTTTAACGTCTTTGTATTCTCCGTGCTCTTTAACGGTTGCTTTGAAAGTGATTTCATCACCTTCGTTTGCAATGTTATTACCGAAGTAAACAACAACATTACCATCAACATTAATTTTGGTCATGAATCTTTCTACAGAAGTGTAGTAAGAAACTTGAGTATATCCCAGTGAAATCACTTTCTCAACGGTTCCGGTCATTTCCAGACGTTGTTTGATTTCACCGATGTGGTTAGCTTTAGAAATGCGTTCCTGGCGCTCTTGTTCCCACTGTTCGCGGATTTCTTCGCGTTTGGCGATATAATCCTTTTCCAGTGCAACACCCATGCAGTAAGCGCACACAGCATCGAATACAGGGCTGTTTTTGTTGTCTTCTTTAGACTGGTCAGCCCACCAAAGAACAGTAAACATTGGCATTTCTGCAATTACTTCGCCTTTACGTTTGCCAATCGGCATGATCCCTTGTTCCAGTAGTTCCAGTTTTTCAGTATCGAAGACTGACAGTTTACCGCGACGTTCGAACAGATCGAAATCTGCAAAGCCCTGGAATATCATTTTGAAAGTATCAGTTTCAGTTAAACGGGCTGAAACACGGTCGAAATACTCACGCGCTTTCGCTTCCGCTTTCTCCGGATCGGTAGATAAGTTGCAGATATAGTTATCAGAAGTATAACCGCCGCCTCTACGCTCAACACGCAAGGTATACATTGCATTTTTACGACCAGAAGAAATGAAGTAAGTTGTAGTAACTACGGTTGCGTTAGTCATGGTATTTCTCCTTAAAAGGTATCTCGTTTCGATATGGCTAATATAGCAAAAGCCCCCGACCGAAGTCAAGGGCTTTTTAATCATTCATTCGAATCTTTCATTGCTTTATGAAGATGAATATCAAAAATTTTCCAGTACGCCTTTCCGCGAGGATAAATTTTTGCTTTGTCAATATCGTTGTTGCTTCCCCATGTATTGTTTGGGCCACGACAGCGATTTTTTATATAATCCGTATGCCAGAATAAGCGTTGAACCGATGATTCCGTACCTAATGGATCTTCTTTACTGAACAGAATTTGTGTACTCATAAGAAGAACCCAGTGCGAACAATCAGATCGATTTTCTTTTCTGGTTCAAACGGTGATTTGCTATCGATGTTACACTGATAGAACATACCAACATACTTTTCAGGAATGTTAGATTCAAGCGCCCATTTCAGGTTGTCATCGGTATTCGGCCCCAACATAAGGTTAACAACATCAACAGCATAATCCTGCTCTTTGGTGTTACCGGAACCGTTTACATAATGCCCGTGGGCGGTTTTGAGGATCTCAATTACTTCGCTATCGTCGGTTTCGACTTTGTAAAGCGTTGTATTTTCAGGAATTTCTTCAAGAATGATCAAAGCGGTTTTCATCACACTTACCTTTGTGTTTCTGTTTACGTTTTGCTTCTTTAAATGCTCGCTTGCGATCGCGGTGAGTAGAAGCGCGGTTAATCCATGCATGTTTCGCTACCAAATTATTCATATAAGCCCCTTAAAGAAAAATATTTAGGGGCTTTCGCCCCTGTATCAATCCAGCAGTTTGCGGATCTTGTCTGCGATACGTCCGGCACGGGTTGCGCTTGCAGTATGATCGCTTTCTTTTGAAGCCAGTTCCGCCAGCTTACGCTGATGTTCTTCTTCTGCTGCTTGGCGATCTGCTGCAACCTGTGCAACCTGCTCATTATCGTGAGCAATACGCGCTTCCAGTTCAGACAGGGTTTTGTCGAAAGTTGCTACGATTTCATCTACAGAACGAATTTTATTAAACAGTTTCATAATTTATCTCAATTGGTTAGTTTTAATCAGTATACATCAATACGGCTGGAATTCAAAATCATAAATGTCATTCAGTGCGCGGTTCCACTCGGTGTAGTTTTCACCAGCACCATAACGCATTTGAATAGCACTTTCGAACGTTGATCCGTTGAGGTTCGGGAAACCGAACAGGTTTTTGATTTTGTCATGTGCTACATAATACAGAGAAGCACTTTCCAGCATCGCAACCATCGCAGACGGTTCGTGTTCGCGGCGCTTGATACGTAACAGAGTACGACTAGCGCCAGTTTTACGGCGTTGATTTGGTGCTACGTAGAAACGGAATACTACGCGCCCTGTTTTATCATCAACTACCAGGTAAAACCCGTTTTCTTTCAGATCCACGCCTTCGAATTTCTTGAAGGTTCCGCGTTTCATGTCACCAATTTTAATTGCATATTTGTGAATGTCAAGTCTTGTCAGAATTCTTTTCATATTTTTTAGATACCAGTTTGCCTAATTTTGTAATTTCGCCTGTTTTTACGTTAACAAACAAGGCGATGCTCAGAAATGGGATGCTAATCACTACGCTGATCAATGTAAACAGAAAACGTATCACAAAAAGAACAGCACGTTCAAGATATCGTTGCATCCACGCGATTCCTAAACAACTATACCCTACTATAAAGGTGGTTGCAACATAAAATGCACCAAATCCTTTACGAAATACGTAACCTTTCCCGGATTCTATCCGGTCGTCGGCCCACATTTCACGGGCAGTTTTCAGAATAGATTCACCACTAGCGCGAGTTTCGTTAGCCGAAGGCATGTTTTTAAATTTCATGATAGTCTCCTATGCGCCCAGAACTCTCCAGGCGCGGTTGTTTAG